GCCCGCGACAGTGGAGTCCGCGCCCGTAGGCCCCGTCGATCCGGTGGGCCCCGTCGGTCCCGTCACCGTCGATGCGGCACCGGTCGCGCCCGTCGATCCGGTGGCGCCGGTCGGCCCAGTGACTGTCGAATCGGCGCCAGCCACGCCGGTCGCGCCCGTCGGCCCGGTGACGGTGGAAGCCGCACCGGTCGCGCCCGTCGATCCGGTGGGTCCTGTCGGCCCCGTCACCGTGGAGTCCGCACCCGTAGGCCCCGTCGATCCGGTGGGCCCCGTGGGGCCCGTCACCGTCGATGCGGCACCGGTCGGGCCAGTCGATCCGGTGGCGCCCGTCGGCCCAGTGACTGTTGAATCGGCTCCCGCCGCACCGGTCGCGCCCGTCGGCCCGGTGACGGTGGAAGCCGCGCCGGTCGCGCCCGTCGATCCAGTGGGTCCTGTCGGCCCCGTCACCGTGGAGTCCGCACCCATTGCTCCCGTCGGGCCCGTCGCGCCCGTTGGGCCCGCGACAGTGGAGTCCGCGCCCGTAGGCCCCGTCGATCCGGTGGGCCCCGTCGGTCCCGTCACCGTCGATGCGGCACCCGTAGGCCCCGTCGATCCGGTGGCGCCGGTCGGCCCCGTGACCGTCGAATCGGCCCCCGTCGGGCCAGTCGATCCAGTGGGCCCCGTGACCGTCGATGCGGCACCCGCCTCGCCCGTTGCTCCTGTCGCGCCCGTCGCACCAGCGCTCCCCGCCGATCCCGCGGCTCCGGTCGGACCTGTGTCACCTGTCGATCCAGGCGCGCCGGCTCCACCACTCGGGCCCATCGCCCCCGTTGGTCCAGTCGGCCCCGTGTCACCCGTAGCGCCCGTCACGCCCGCTACGCCGGTCGCTCCAAAGGTTCCGGTTGGTCCGGTGTTTCCCGTCGGCCCCGCTGGGCCACCTGGTCCCGTAGGGCCGGACGCGCCGGTGTCGCCCGTCCCGAACGGCCCCGTGGGGCCCGTCGCGCCCGTGCCGCTCGCCGTGCCGGCGGGACCCGTCGGTCCCGTCGAGCCGTCTCCACCCGCCCCGCCCGTCGGCCCCACTGGGCCACCTGGTCCCGTAGGACCGGACGCGCCCGTCTCGCCCGTCGCGCCCGCCACCCCGAATGGCCCCGTGGGGCCCGTCGCGCCCGTGCCGCTCGCGCTGCCCGCGGGACCCGTCGGTCCCGTCGCGCCCGTGCCGCTCGCGCTGCCCGCGGGACCCGTCGGTCCCGTCGCGCCATCTCCACCCGTCCCGCCGGTCGCGCCCGTCGGCCCCGTCCCGGAACCCGCGAGCTCGCCCATGACGAGCATCCCCATGAACCTCTGCCCCTTGCTCGATCCGGCGACCTGCACGTCCGCAATCGTGCCGGACGGCGGACGGACCGAGCGCTCGGCAATGGCGAGCTCCTCGGCGCTCGTGGCGAGGTAACACCGGACGTAGGGCGGCGACAGAAAGCCTCCGGTAACGTCCTCGGGGCGGCCCGCCTCGACCGTGACCGTAAACGCGTTACCGTCACCGGCGCCGGCGAGCGAGACGGAAGTGACGACGTAGCCCCCGACAGAGGCAATCGCCTCGTTGACGCGCGCTTCTAGCTCGGCCGGATCGGAGTTTTCGAGGACATGCGTGATGAGCGAGTACGGGCTCGTGAGGACGACCGTGCCGTAGCTCGACATATCACGACTTCAGCTTCCGAAAAAACGTCGAGTGTTTTTCGATCTGGTGCACGGTAATGCCCGCCACGAGCGACACGACCACTGCCGTTGCCACCGACACGAAGAGCGGGCGACGGTACCAGACCGTCCTACCGTCCGAGCATCCCTCGCACGCCGGGTGCTCGTCGCCGTCGACGCAGACGACGCAGTCGCCGCTCTTCAGAAAGGAGCACTCCGGACACGTGACGATAGCGACGCGGCTCTCGACCTGTCCCGTCGCCGTCGGATACGACACGTATCCGTACACGCTACGCCTTGGCTTTCCTCATCCCCCACCATGCGTAGCCGAACAGGATCCCGAGTACGATCCCACCGGAGCCCGCAAGCGCCACGACCCCGTAGCTCGTCTCGCGATACGCCTCACCGGGATCTGCCCCGATCGGGGCGTACGCGGGAAGGAACGCGTCCTCTTCCCAGATCCCGCCCCCGATGCCGACCCGCGGGGGGCCGGCGCGGAGCGGATTTTTACCCCACCCCGGCACCGGCGCGTCCTGCCAGAACGGCGTCGCTACGGGGATCTCGTGGTAGTCCGAATCGGGAGTGTTCACGTAGGACATGGCGGTTTCTCCTTCAAGGATCGCTCACCTCTTGTCCGGCAGCAAGTCATCCCTTTTTGATCCACAGGGCCGCCATGAAAACGGCGACCGCGACCGAGCCCGCTATGATGACCGCGCCCTTCGAAATGGAGGCGGTGAGGTTTGGCTCCATGGCGACCCAGGCGTCGTCGACGAGTGCTTGGATGGGGAGCGTCACCTCGGTGTCCCTGCCCCACGGCAAGGGGAGATCGACCCGGTAGGTCACGACCTCTCCTGGGCCTGCGCCCATCGGGTAGTACATCGGTTTAGCTGCCCCTTCTGCTTTTTACACCAACGCGCCCGCCGACCGTGAGCTCCCAGTCCTCTACGGCAGCCGCCGTCGCTTCTCCTCCGCCCACATCGATTTTCCGCTCCAGGAAATCCCACGCCATCGCCTCTGCCTCGTCCCGCAGCTCTTTCGCCTCGGCCGGAGAAAGGCCATACGGCCGAGCCACGTGGCGACCAGACTCCGGCAACGCAGGCAGCTGCACCATCACCGTGAACGTGAGCTCTACGGGGATCTGAAACAAAACGTTTCGCTTCGCCATCAGCGTCCCTTCTTCAGCCACCAGGCGCCGACGCCGACGGCAAGGACGAGCATCCCGCCGACCGCGATCAAGGTCTTCGAGACGTCGTCCTTCATCATGTCGATCTCCGCGAACGCCACCTCGAGCTCGCTCCGCATGCGGGGCATGACGACGTTGTCCATCACGTCCTTGGCGAGCTTCGGCCCGTAGAGAGTGAGTTCGTTCTCCATGTCATCGATGAGCTTACTCTCGAGCTCGTTGATTCTCGGCACGGCCGCCGCCCACGCGTCGTTGATCATCTCCTGGACCGGTAGGGCGATCTCCGTGTCGTCGCCCCAGGGCCACGGCGCGTCGACCTTGTACTTCTCGACGGGCCCGGGGCCGGCACCTACGGGGTGGTAGCTCACGAAAACTCCGTCACGCACACGGCGTCGTCTGCCGTGACTTCGCCCACGACGCCGCGCCGGTGCTCTTCGGACAGGAGCGCCTTTTCGACCGTGTCCGCACAGTCCTGCGCCGCCTGGCACTTGGCCGCGAACGCCCCGTCCGCATCGACGAGCAAGTCGACCGTGTACTCGGCGCGCACCTTGACCTTGTAGAGCGCCATCACGCCGCCTCCTTCGAACCCTCGAAGTGCTTACGCAAGACCTGGTAGGCCAGGTTGATCTTCTTCAGTCGCGCTTCATTCCGGGCGCGCTCGCGCGTCGATTGCGGCCTGTCGGCGTTGTGCTCGAAGGCGAGCTTCTTGTACGCCGCCCGGATCTCCTCCCAGCTCGCCGAGCGCTTGAGGCCGAGCGTTTTGAGGGCCGCTCGGATCTCCGCGTCCGTCTCTTTCGGTGGCGTGTACTGGCGCTTGTCCTGCCGCGCCCGCGCCTTGGCCTCCCCGATGCACGGCTCGCAGATGGCGCCGGCGAAGTAGTCGACGCGGCAATGCGCGAGGCAGCAGGGCCTGCCGCAGACGTCGCATTCGGTGACGGCGAAGTTTCGGCAGGGACGAGGCGCGCTCTTCGACACATCCGGAGACGCGCACGTCTCGCCCTTGGCCACGATCGGCGTCCAGGCGATGAGGGCGTTCTGGGTGAGAAGGCGCGCCCACTCTCCGAGGACGCCGAACGCGTCGCCGACGGCTCCGGTCCGGACGTGCACTTCTTCCGACAGGACGGACGCAACCGCGCCCCAGGGGATCTTCCCTACTTCGCGCCGGAACTTCTCGAAGAGATCCACGTCCTCACTTGTGGAACAAGTAGCCGAGGATGAAGCCGGCAGCGACGCCGCCCCCGATGCCGATGAGCATGGAGCTTCGTGCGTTCATGGTCGCGACTTCGGGAGCGACGGCGGCTTCCGCCCCGATGCCGGAGAAGTACTCGCCGACTCCGGAGAAGTACTCACCCATGCCGGCGGCCGGCGCGAAGTACTCGCCCATACCGCGCATCGCGCCCTGCTTCTCGGCGCCCCACTTCCAGGAGGCCCCGAGCAGAAGCTGGCGATTCGGGCCGTTGTTCGGCTTGAGAGCCCACTGCTGGACGGCATTGATGAGCCCTTTCTCAGCCGCGGTCGGGCGCACCCTGTTCTTCACGAACCATCCGCCCCAGCTCCAGGACGTTCCCAGGACCGTTTGCTGCGCAGTTCGATCGCTCGGCGCCTGGGACCACATCGTGAGCGCCCGGCCCATCGCCGCATCGAAGGGGTTCACGGCGGGTCCGCCGCGGCCGACTGCTCCTACTCCGGTGAACATCACTTCCTCCAAAACACGAGGGCGAGACCGAAGAGCGCTGCAGCACCGAGGCCGTACATCGCGACGGTGCTCATGCTCATTGTTCCTTCCGGCGCGCGGACGCCCTTCGTCTTGTCGGCGAGCGACAGGTACGGCGGCAGGACCGCGCCGCCGCCTGCCGAAAACCACGCGTAGAGCGCGGGGAGGTTCTTTTTCACGTAGTCGGGGCCGTAGGTGCCCGACTGCGGCGCCGCGAGCGCGGCCACGATGAAGCCGATGCCAGTCGCGTTCGGGTAGGACTGTGCGCCGAGATCTACCGAGACCGGCTTACCCGAAAACGACGGCGTCTTCTGCACGATGTACTGCCAGAGAAGCGACGCTTGCGGATCCCAGATCCCGCTCGTGTACCAGTCGGGCGTGTACACCTTCTGCCCCTCGACCGTGAGCGTCTGCTCGGGAGCGACGAGGCTCATCGCCGTCTTGAGCTCCTGAAGGACGTGAGCGTCGCCGAGGTCGAGCACGTTCTCGGCGGCGGCTCCGATCGCGCGCGCGTACGCGCCGAGGCTTCCGTCGTGGTAGGCCATGAGCGGCCCCGGCGCGCGCGGCCGCTCGTGGACGCCGAAGATGCCGTCGTCGAACGACCCGGGCTCGGCGTCGCCGATGCCGGCCGCGGCCTGGTCGTACCAGCCGAGGCTCCCGTCGTGGTAGGAGGCGAGCTCTCCCGGACTCGAGCCGTCCGGGGGATTACCGCCGACGACGCCGTCGGCCCACGCCATCAGAAGCCCCGCGTCGCCGCCGCCGTACTGGCGCGCCATGCGGCCGAGACTGCCGTCGTGATAGGCCGTGAGCGGGCCCGGCATCTCGGGGTTTGGCTCCTTGCCACCGACGACGCCGTCGGCGTACGCCGTGAGGACGCCATCGTCGCCCAAGCCGCCAGCTCCCTGCACGATCCGCGTGCTACCGAAATACGCACCGAGTGAGTTCATGTGGACCTCGAATCCAGGCAGGAATCCTAGCGTGATTCAGTCTCCGGCGAAAGCCGCTACGCGGTCCGCCAAAAAGTACATGCCGATGCCGCCCGCCACGAGCCCTATCCCGAACCACGCCCAGCCCGGAATGCCCGCGTCGAGCTCATCGGCGCCGAGCCCCACGGCGCGCCCGACGAGCCCGAGCGGCCCGCCGGCTCCGTCCATCGCGGGACCGAGCACGTTGGCCGCCTGGGCAGCGGTGCGGAGCGGATCGCTCACACGAGCCTCTTACCGAGGAAGTAGCCCACGACGGCCGCGACCCCGAACGCCGCGAGGCTCGTCCACATGAGCGCGCGCTGTTCATCGTCGGTGAGCGGCGGCTCGGCCGGCGCCTCGCCGACCGGTAGCCCCGCGATGCCGACGAGGTTCATGGTCATCGCTTGTACCTCCGGTAGAGGTAGTAGCCGCCGCCTCCCACCGCGACGAGCGCGAGAATTCCCCAGAGACCCATCATCGAGCTCTCGCGATGCTCAGGCTCTGGAGGTGCCTCCTCTTCCGGAGGCTCGTACATCGGAGGCTCCGGGGGAGTCAGGACAGGCGGACGCATGGGAGGAGGCGCCGTGCGCACCGGCGGCGGCTGGGTCACCACAGGCGGACGCACGGGAGGAGGAGGCGGCGGAGCGACCGGCGGCCTCAGGACGACCGGCGGCAGTTCCTGGATCACCGGCGGCCTGACGACGACCGGAGGCGGCGGCGCGGGCGGCCGCGGCGGCGCTTCCCGGATCGCCGGAGGGCGGCACACCGGCCGGGCGAGGATCGATGTCCAGTACGGGATGTCGTGCTTGACCGACCAGCAGTACGCGTTACCGACCTTGTCGGGGCCGTTCGACTGCGGATACTGCCCGCAGTAGAGGTTTTTGGCGTTCTGCTCGGGCGAGAGACACGTCGGCACCGGCGGGAGGAAGCTCGGCCGCGAGCAGTACGGGAGCTTGCCGAGCGCCATCAGATAGAACGCCGTCGAGGGGTCGCGGCAGTTCAGGCCGTCGACCGTGGCGCCGCTCATGCAGCGCATGATGATGGTCGCCGTCCCCTCGTCGATGCACTTCGGCGCCGGGCAGAGGGGCAGGTTTCTGACGTCGCAGGCAGAGAATTGGGCGAGCCGGCCCGTCATCGGCTCGACGGCGCGTATTGTCATCTGTCCCATCCCGCGAAGCGTCGAGCTCACGCACTTTTGGTTGGCTTCGTCGCGCTCCTGGGGGCTCACGCACGTCGGGGTCGGGCGGATCACGATGCCCGTCGGAGTCGGATCGAATACGCCGAGACCGCTAACGCCCGGCTGGATGAGTCCTCGTCCGTGGAACATCGTCTACCTTCCTACTTTCTGAAAAGGAGAAACCCGATCCCGATCGCTGCAATGCCCCCGATCGCGATGTAGAGCGGGAGGTTACTCTTCTCTTCCATTGGCGCCTCCGTGAGAGGCACGACCGTCGGAAGCGTTTTCGGCGTCGCCTCCGGCGCGACTTCCTTGATTACCGGAGGCGGCCGCGTCGGCGGCTCCTTGATCACGGGAGGCGGCCGAGTCGGGCCCGATCCGGGCAAAAAGATGAGCGGGTCTGCGCCTACGCCAGCGTACATGCTGTCACCTGTTTCTCCAGAGGAAGAAGCCAAGCGCCGCCGCACCGAGCCCGAGCGCAATCGGCACGCCGAGCCGGAGCGGCTCGTCAGGCGCGGGCGCGAGCGGGATCGGCTGAGGCCCGGGCGCGGGCGGTTTCGCCGCGGCGTAGCCCGTCGTCGCGAGCTGAATGTCGTAGGCCTGACGAAATGTGCCAGGCGGCGGATTGTGATCGGAGCGCGACACCGGCACTTGCGCCGCGAAGACGAGGTCGCCGCCGACCGCCTTGGCGCGGGGCTCGATCGCGAGCGTTTTCTGCGGGAGCTTACTGATATCGATGCGCTCGCCCCAGTGTGCGAAGTACATCGTCGGGACGGGCTTCGCGTCGTCCTGCCGATAGACCGCTTGCGTCTCGTAGGGCGCGTACGCCGTCCCTTCCCACATCTTGGCAACGTCGCTCGTCGTCAGCGGAAGCCGCGTCACCACCACCACGAACGGAAGTGGCGACCCGAACGTCACCTGGGTTGCGGCGTTGATCTGCCCGTCGGTGAGACCCCAGAGCTGGATGTTCGTGTCGGGGTTTATGATCTCTTCCCACTCGAGATCGCCCTTGCGCGTCGCCCATGGCGTGACGAGCCCGAGCGGACGAAGCTGCAAGGCCGAGACGATCTCCGAAAAGAGACTCGCCGCATCCATCTGGCCGAGGGAGGTACCCGGCGGGGCGATCTCCATCTGGCGCTCGTCCCACGGCGCGGGGATCGCGTCGCCCGGGCCCTCGCTGTAGGCGCGCATCACCATCCCGGCCCCCTGACTTCAGCCCAAGAGGCCAGCCGGACGCCGGTTCCCGAGCAAGACTCGGCATCCCCCATGTCCGACAGGGGTGCGGTCGTCCGTGCCCGCTGAAAGAGCGACAGCGCACGGCTGGCCTCTTGGGTTGAAATCACCTGGGTCCTCCCCCGAGAGATCCTGGGCCGCCGCTCGCATTCGAGAGGGGCTTCATGCACTCCATCATCGTGTTGAGCCAGAGCTCCGGCATCAGCATGCCCGCGATGTCGTACTCGATGAAGGCGATCGGGCTCGGCACCGGACGAAAGACCACGCAGCGCACCTGAAACGTCGCCCCGGGCCGCACGATCAGCGTGAACGGCACGCCGAGCGGTCCGTAGCGCCGAGGCCTTTGGGGCTGGAGCTGGTCGCCGGCGCCCGCGGCGGCGGCAAAGCTCGTTGCCGCCGCGAGATTGAAGCGGGAGTTATTCTGCAGGCCGAAGGCGCTCGCGAGGGCGGGCGGAAGCTCGGAGATACCGCCGATGGGCGGCGTGAAGGCTTCCTGAAACGTCTGAATCGGCACCGGATCGAGCTGGTAGGTGAGATTTGCGAGCTGCCGCTGATCGACCGTGGGAAGGAACCCCATGATCGAGCTGAAGCGCTGCGACTCGACCGGTACCGTGTCTCCCGGATCGATCCCGCTGAAACGAAAGACGTTCGCGCGAAGATCGATGAGCAAAAGACAGAACGTGTCCGGCACCCGGAAGGCCCCGAGCTCGAACGTGAACGGATTCGATGGGCTCACCGACGGAAGGAACATCCCCTCCTCCGGCAGCCGCCTGTACAAGAACTCGAACGGCGTCACTTCCGGATGGACGAGGAGCGTGTTCAGGGCGCCGCCCGCGAGCTGGACGCGCTGCGCGCCGCAGCCCGGACTCATGTGCGCCCCGGGATCCATCGGCCCTGGAGGCAAGCCCGGCTCCTGCCACGGGTCGAGGACAGGCGCGGGCGAGCTCCTCGGCGGCAACACCTCGGGGAGCCCCAGGCTTCTGACCTGCCGAGTACTGAGAACGGGTTTGATCGCCAACCGCGCTCCTACGTCATCCGCACCGGCCCCGGCGGCTGCACGATCTTGATGCCGTGCATGCCCACGATGAGGATCGCGTCGGGCAGGCGCGTAATAGGATCGGTCGTCGCATCGGGATCGAGCTCGTCGTTGATGCCCTCGTGCACGTCGTACTGACTCGACAGGAACGGAAAGAGGCCGCCCGCAGCGTAACCCGAGAGGTTTCCCGCGGGGGGGTTACTCACGTGGGTCGGCGTCACCTTCCACTGAATCGTCTCACCGCGCTCGAAGAAGTCCAAGGCTCCGAGCTGGAAGGCGCTGTTGATGCTCTCCGAGTAGAAGGCGCTCGGAATGCCGCCCTCGGTGTTGTCGCGCGGGTATCCGGCGCCTTGGTTCAGCATCTGGATGAGGAAGTCGCCTTCCATCGACCGGAAGCCGGACATGTTCGAGGGGGAGGCGACGATGGGAGCGCCCGTGCCCGGAGGGGCGATGCCCGCCGTTGGTTGGAAAACGCCCGCGCCGGCGTCGTTCAAGTCCCACGCCGAGTGCATCGGACGAAACCGACCGAAGGAGCGACCCTGAAAGACCGCCTGCTCCTGCGTCACGGGATCGACGCGCCGAAACTGAAAGGCCGACTGGAGCGTCGCGTAGCGCGCGACGCCGACGAAGGGGCCGTCCTGCGAGACGCTCTTCGTGCCCTGGGCCTGCGAAATCGAATTCGAAGCGATCGGGATCGACACGACGAAGTCGAAGGGGATCCTCCGACCTGGAATCGATTCGATATAGCGCACGCGCTCGTCGACACCGACCGATCCCGAGCCGTAGCCGCCACCGCGAGCCGACTGGATCTTCTCGAGCGCGTCGGCGAGCGCTTGCATCTCTCGCTGGTGTCGCTCGTTCTCTTGCTTGACCTGGGCGACGCCGCCCTGCGCGCCCGTAACGGCGCTCTTCATTTCCCTGAGCTCTCGGGCGAGGTAGCCGACGCCCTGCTGGAGCTCGCCGATGATCCGTCCAAAATCAGCCATCTTGAAAGTGCCTCCGTGAGGAGTACCGGACGGCGCGGGCCTTTCGAGCGCCGCGCCGTCCGTGCCTTACCGGGGAAGAGAGCCCGGGCCCCGGCGACCCGGGGAGCGACTACTGGACGTCGCGAGCGAAAAGTCCATCGAACGTGAACTGGATCACCTTGTTCACGCCGTCGGGCGTATTCAAATTCGATTGGAGCGACAGCATGTTCCGGCCGTTGCCGGTGACCGTCGTGCCAGCGATCTGACCGTTGCCGCCGTCGGGCAGCGGGTTGATCTCCGCCACGCATTTGACGTTCTGCCGGGGAGGCAGAAGGATCGCGCGCGCGAGCCGGAGAATCGCCGTGTGGTCCGGCGTCCCGTTGTCGAAGTGGATGAGGTCCGACGAGCCGCCGAGGTCGCCCCAGAGGCCGCCGCCGTCCGGGAAGTACTTCGTCGGCATGTTCGTGATGGAGAACTTTTCTCCGGTACCATAGCTCCAGTGCAGCTGCTCTTCAGCTTGCCAATAAAGCCTGTATACGTCCTCCGTCGAGCCGGGGTAGTTGAACGCGCCCGGGCCGGCGATAGCGCCGTTCGGGTCGGCTCCGCCCTGCGAGAAGAACGCCGCCGCTCCCGCCTGGGAGAAGTCGCCGTTGTTCTTGATCGCGCCGTTCGCGAAGCCCGTCGCCCGGATCTGCGGATTGCGGAACCACACGAACACGCGAAGCGCGAGCGTCACGTGGCTCTGGTCGGACGGCAGCGTCGACCCGTTCTGCAGGTTCGTCAGGGCGTTGATGTCGTCCTGGCGCGCGGCATTCGTGAAGAGCGCCGTGCGTTGATTGACCTGCTGGGTGTTGCCGCCGAGACCGGCGGTGCGGACGAGCGTGTCGTAGAAGGGCTGATGCACACGCTCTCTCACGTTCGTGAGTTTTGCCATGTTGTTGGTTTCCTTTGGAAACGGGTTAGTGACCCGGAAGATCCGTTTTTTGCAATTGGGTGTCGTCCCAGTTATTCCGCCGAGTCGGTTCTGACACCGCGGCCCCGGGGCTCGACGCGAGAGGAGAAGAGGGACCTCTCACGCCGTCCTACCGGGGCGCGGCGGGGCTAGTCGGAGACTTCGCTAGCCCGAAAGCACTCCGTTTCCGCCGGGGCCCTGGAGGATCCCAGCCGGGAGCTCGCTCTCCGTATAGGCCGCGTCGGCACTCGTCGTGCCGGCCCAGAGCGGCCCACTCGGCACCCACTGGCTCTGCGTGCCGACCGTGTACTCGCTGAAGCCGCCGTCCGACGCCTTCGCTGCGAAGTACTCGCCCATGCCCGCAGCCGCCTGACGGTACCGGCCCATGCCGGCGGCCGCCTGACGGTAGCCCTGCCCCAAACCCGCCGCGCTCTCGGCGAGCGTGAGCGCGTCGTCGAGGTTCGCGTCGGGGCGGAGGCCGTCGTCGATGGGAAGATTTCCCATGTGGCTCTGCGACGGTTGCAGGGCGAGCGGGCCAGCCTTCTCGTAGTGCCCGACGCCTTCGACGCCGGGACCCGCGAAGTACTCACCCATACCGCTCTGCGCCGCGAAGTACTCGCCCATGCCGGCTGCGGCCTGCTGGAACTGTCCGACAGGTGCGTAGTGCGGCATGATCGAGGTCGCGTGACGAGCCACGCCGAGGCCGTGCATCGGCCGGCGCCGCCGCCCGCGGGTACCGCGTAGCGCGTAGGCCGCGCTATTCTGGTAGCCCTCGAGATAGGACAGGACCTCCGGCTGATTGGCCACGGTGAGGATCGTGTGGACCAGGTTCTGGAAGAAGGAGAGCGCGATGCCGGCTCCGATGGAGTTACGGCTGTCCGGCTTCATCGGCACCTTGGACAGGAGCGCGATGCCCGCGAGACCGAGGAGGCCTCCCGCGATCGGCTTCTGCCAGGTTCCGATGATCGAGGGCTTTCCGTCCGCGGTCATCGTCGCCATGCCGGCGACGGTGATCTGGCCACTGGTTGCGTCGGTCTTCGTCAGCATCCGGAGCGCGAACCCCGTCAATGCCTTGTGACCGAAGAAACCCGTGAGCGCGAAAAACCCCGTCTTCGCGAGCGTCTGGAGGTCGCTCATGAAGGCGTTGCGCCGGTAGCTCCGGCGGCGGCGGTTATCGCGCATCCGGCGGCGTCCGTGACGGCGGCGGCGCCGATTTTCGGCGTACCGGCGGCGGCTCCGACGGCGGCGTCGGCGCGGATTCTCCTCGTAGTGGCGGCGGCGGTTTTTCGCGAGGTAGAGGCCTCGCCGCAAACGACGGACCTTCCTCCGACCGATCCTCCGCGGATGACGGGCAGTCGAGCGACGACGACGCTTGTGCGACCGGCGACGCGAATGCGACCGGCGCTTTCGCGCATGCGCCTTACGCCGACGGCTCGAGCGACGACGACGAGCAGGCGACGCCTTTCTCTTGCGACGCCGGCGCGCGACGCGCGCGTGCGAGCGGCGCCGTCCATGACGACGCACCCTACGAACCTTCCGGCGTCCCGCACGGCGGGAACGCTTGTGCCCTTTTCGCTTCCTTCGTCTTGCCACTTTTCTTGCTCCCGCGTTCGGGGTGAACGCATCACCGCTCCGCTCGACGCGAGCGGCAGCACGTTTACGACGCTGTGCGATCCGTTCCCGAGCGCGCCCGTAACGAGAGGACGTCTTGTAGTCCTTCGCACTGACGGCGCCGGCAATGGCCCACTGCGGAATCCTGCGGCGTTTGCCGCGCTTGGCCTTGTACGCGTACGTGTAGCGACGCCGGCCCGAGCGCGGATCGGTTGCCCGGATCCTCCGGTACGGCCCGTACGCCACGCGCACGCGATGAGTCTTGCCGCGACGAGCGCGCACCTTTCGGTACTGCTTCGGAAAGCTCGCTCGGCGCTTTCGCCTGCGGATCGCGGCCCGGCGCTCGGGCGTCATCTTCGCCCGGCGTGCCGCGGCGCGTGCCCGGCGCTTCTGTGCTGCGGCGGCGCGGCGGGCCCGGCGAGCGGCGCTCGCCTGTTTCCGCTTTTCGGCCATGCTCGATCGGCGAGCCTTTCGCTTAGCGGCCGCCGCGGCGCGCTTGGCCTTTCGCTTCTGAGCCGCCTCGCGGCGCCGCTGAGCCTTCTTGCCGTAGATGCGCTCGTGCCCCGAGCGGTACGACGGGCTCGCTACTTGAGCCGGGCCTTCGTTTCGGCGCATCCGGCGGCGGCTCTTCGGAAACTTCCGAGAGGCGCTTCGCATCGCCGCTGCCTTCGAGAGGCCGCGACGGCGCGCTGCCTGAAACGCCGCGAGGCGTTTGCCCGCCCGGCGGCGGGCGGCGTTCGAGGTCATGCGACCACTGTTCTTGTTCATGCGGCGCACGAACTTCGCCCGGTGCACTTTGTGTCCCATGCTTCGGTTCTCCATGAGCCGGCGAGCGCGTCGGAGTCTCTCTGCACGGGATTTCCCCGCGCTCCGCGCGCGTGCCGAATACGCCCCACGGCCGTTGACCGCCGAGAGCGTCGTCACGCCCATCGGGTTAGGCCGATAGCCGCGCGGACGCTTTGCCACGCGATATGAGCCGACGTCCGCTTCCCGTATTGGAAACGCTCGACCGTATGCTCTGTGCCTTCCTGCCACGTCCTACTCGCAAACCACTACGGGCTGCGAGGCGTCGGGAAGGCGCCCGCTAACTAAAGAGGAGCCTACCCGGGGCGGAGGGCCACGTCAACAAGGCCGCTCCTCGCCGGACTAGCGGCGGTGACGAGACAGCGCAAATCCAGCCAAAAACGCGACCGCGCCGATGGCGGCGAGCCGGACGCCGAGCCCCGGTTTGGGCTCGAGAGCCGCGCGGGCCTTCTTCCTAAAGCACTCGACCGGATCCCACGAGGGTTTCGCCCGCGGATCGCAATCGTCGACCCATCGCTCGATGTCGCGCGACGTGTAGCCCGCCTGCTCGTACGGCGTCGCGAGCGCAAAGAGCGCTTGTCCCTTCGGTACTTTCTTCGGATCGACATGTGCTTCTTGAAGGAGCACCGCCACGTAGGCGAGCTTGCGCGCGGCGCGGCCGGCGTTCCAGGCTGTCTCTTTGATGACGGGAGGTCCGGCCATCATCGCCTCCAGAACACGAATAGCCCGAGCGCCGCGACGGCGCCGAGAGCGGCGAACATCTTGGCGCGGTTATCACGAAGCGCGAGCTTCGCTTCTCCGAGCGCAATGTTCATTTGCTCGCGAAAACAATTCGGATCGAGATTGCACCCATCGAACCAATCGAGGACCTCCGACGAGCTAATCCCGATCGAGCCGAGCGCGTTCATGATCGAGAGGTCCGTGGACTTGTCGGAAAGGCCGAGCGCCATCGTGAGCGCCCGCCGTGCGCCGCCGAGCGCTTCGAGGTATGCCGCGATCTCCGTGAACTCCTGCTTCTTTTGCTGATCGGCGGCGCCCTCGCCGCTCTGGATCATCTTTCTCCGGATCTCTTTTTCGACTTCAGCCTTCGTCGGCGGCGGCGACGGCGTCCCGCCCGGCACTTGCACCGAGGCGCGCGGATCGCCCGGAGCCGGCGGCGACGCCGAAAACACCGTGCGCGCGTAGGCAGGACCCGGACCAATCGACGCCTTGCAGATCGGAGAGGCGAGACACGCCTGGACGTGTCCGTCCGGCCCCGTCGGCAGCACGAACGACTTCTGACACCATCCGGTCTTCGAGACGTTCTCGGGCACCGCAAGATCGGTGAGCGACGCCCACTGGCGAAAGGAGTCTTCGAATTGCATCTCGCACGCCGACGGATCACCGCCGTGGCGCATCGCGAGCACGATCTCGTCGACGACGCGCACGGCCGCCTGCCGGAGCGACATCCTGGACGGGTTCGGGCGCGTGCGTTCTCGGTCGACGATCGTCGCAACCACGGCGGCGGCGAGGATCCGAGCCGTTTGCTCCCGCGGCCCGAATACCGCCGCAATGTCCGGGGCGGCCGGAGTCCCGGCGATCTCCTGACCGCAGAGCTCGATCTCGGAGGCAGCGCCCGACAGGAGCCCGGTCACGACATCCTGAGCGACCTTCTCGAGCGCCGCGTAGCCGCCGCTTTTCGGCGCAAGGTAGTCGAGACCGCCGGGATCGATCTCGCAGCTCAAGCCCTCGAACATGCTGCCGCCTAGACCCGAGTAGCTCACCGGCTCCCCCTCCAGACGAGATACGCCGCGCCGAAGAAGAGCGTCGCTCCGAGGACGCCGATGACGGTCGGCTTCACCTCCGCCCGCTCGATCTTCTCGAGCTCGGCCACGATGGCCTCGATCGCCGATTTCTGTGAGCTCTGTCCGGGCGCGGCCATGGGCTTAGCGCATTCTACCAAGGGTCACGCCCAAAAGCGCTGCGCCTCCGGCCGTGAGAAGCCCGTAGTTCAAGAGGTCGGCTTTTCTCCGGCCGCGCTTTTTCGCCTCGAGCGCTGCGTGGCGGAGCCCCGCCGCACGAGCCGCCACGGCCCGAGCCGCCGCGCGCTTTTGTGCCGCGCTCGCGACCTCCCACTTCACCTCTGCCGCCTGCTCCATGTGGTATCTGATGCCGTACTCGGTCACGGCGGCGCTCACCGTGCGCGTGATGTCGCGTTCGACGAGCGCGACAGCCGCCGCCGCCTGCTCGAGCGACTTGAACATGTACGCCGCCCACGCCGGAGCCGGGCACGGGCCTACGGCCGTCCCGAAGTTCACGGTGCCCACATGCCCGACGAGCGTCGTCAGATACTCGTAGTCCGAGTGCACGATCTCTTCCCAGCGCTGGACGTTCCAGCTCTTGAGCTCCGTCGGCTTGTAGGTCGACGGCTCGACCCATTGATCGGGCCTGCCGCGCATCGCGAAGAAGACCTGGTTCGGCGAGACGTAGCGACGAGCTCCCCAGAAGGCGAGCGCGCTCGGCGCGTCGCATCCGGGAGGCCTCTTCGAAATAGCGGGCACGCGTTTCAGCGCTTCCGGGCTGAGCGCGAACGCATCTCGCGTAACGATCTGATCGGAAGAGACGGTTAGGTAGGGGCAGCCCAAGGGCTCGGCGCACGAGCGGCTCATCTGATACGGGTACGTGCGGTACTTCGGGGCTTTCCCCTTTTTTACTTCGGACGGGTTCGAGATGATGGGACTGCCAGCGCCGTCTCGGATGACGTCGAGCGTCGTCTCTCCGAAGATTCGAATGCCCTGGTCTCTGGTGCACACGCCCCGCGGCGTCAGCCAGTCCTGATTCTGGCGAATGGAAGCGCTAAGCGTATCGTTGATCGATTGCCAGTAGTGCTGGTACTCGAGCCAGAGAGCGACCGAGAGGGCCTCACACTGTTGACTTGCCGTAGCCGCCGCCGCCGCCGCCGTGTCCTGCGCCGCTTTGAGCTTGTCCGAGTCGGTCGGTCCCCAGCCGAATGCCTCCACGACGCCCGCGACGAGAAGCTGTGAGAGGAGTGCGCCGATCGGAGCCGGGAGCCCGAACGCCTGCCCGATCACTGCACCGACGAAGCCGGCGGCGCCGATGACGATGCCCTTACCCTCTTCGCTCGTCACACGCCCGTCGGCGAGCGCATCGAACGTCGTCTCGAAGAGATCGAAGGGGATGCCAGGAGCAAACTGCGCGACTCCCGCTCGCGCGCAAGCGGAGATGAAGCTACTGACGTCGCTAGCGTCCACGATCGGGACCCCGAACGACGATAGAAACGACGTCCCGAGATGCACCGCCCAGAAGACGGCCTGCTCGGGCGTGTCGGGAAAGCCCGTGACGAGCTCGCTAGCCGCAATGAACTCCGGCGGGAGCCCGATCTCGGCCGTGTTCGCGATGACGAATGCCCGCGCCATCCGGACGCCGCTCGCGCCGTCGACCGGGAAACCGTTCGTGGCGGCGTAGCGCTTCACCCACTCTTCGATCGCCCCTTCGGTCATCGGCGAAAAGAGCGACGGGACGACCTTCGTCGCTCCCGAGAGCTTGTCCTCGAACACCTTGGCGCCGCGACTGATACCGTCCTGCATCTCCTTGGACGCGAAGACCGACGCTTGCTGCTTCGCCCAGGGACCGATCTCCGAAGAAACCGTCGGCACCCAGGGCGGCGCGCCAGACGTCTGCTGGTATCGAGCCCGCGCGCTCGCTGCCTCACCTACCGGAATGAACCCCCGCGCGTGATCGTCGAGACTACCGGAGGTGCCGGCGTCCGGAGGCAGCGGCAGGCGGGACGGTAGAGCGCCTAGCGCCCGACCGGGCAGCCACAGGCCCGACGCCGTACGAGAATACGTCACCCTGCAATGCCGTCCTTTTCGATGGAGAGCTTACCACCGGTGAGGATCATCGAGACGCCGTCCTCCTTCGTGAACACGAAGAGAAACGTCTCCTTGGTCGCCGGGTGCTTGGCGGCGCCGAGAATGCCGCGGGCGACGTGGACCTCGACGAGGTTTTCGTTGCCCTCCGGGACGTAAAGCTCGCCCCGCTCGTCCTTTCCGTAGAGGCGGATCTGGACGCCGAGCAGCTTTCCGAGCTGGGCGAAGTGCTTCGGCATCGGCTCGTCGAAGGCGCACATCGGTCCGTGCGCCCGGAGCGGCTTGAACGGCCTCCTGTCCTCGACGAGAAAGCCCGGCCGGACGTAGACCGTGCGGCTTCCCTCGGCGACGTGCTTGTAGTCGTCGAACTCGTCGCGCCTCTTCATCCACTTGTTGGACGTGTACATCTCGGCGCGGCCGACCCCGACCTCTTGCATCTTCTCCGGCCACCCGAACTCGAACGGGATCTCCCGCTCGCTCGGCCGGTCATAGAACGTCCTGAAGGTATTGTTGGCGACGTCCTTGGTCTCTACGACTCGGAGAGCCATTGGGGTCACCGCTTTCTGATCCAGAATACGATCGCCACGACGCCGACGCCGGCCGCGGCAAAGAGCCAGGGGCTGACGCCCTCGGGAAGGGTGAGCGCGCCGAGACTTCTCGTCCGACGGACGATGCGATTTGCATCGACGGGCGCCATGAGCCCGAGTGCTTCATCGCCCGAGCCGACCTTCCTCGCGCCCGCAGGGATGGGCCGGCCCGCCTCAATCGACGGCACGCCGATCTTCGTCGCCGACTCGAGCTCCGGCGCGGGGAGGTCGTCGTTGATGTTCTGCGTGAGGTCGACGGCGAAGTAGTCGTAGCCGCCTTCGTCCGGACGCCATCGCGAGTAAATCATCTCGCTCATGCGGTGGCCGTTCGGGACTTCTGAAACTGCCGGAAGATCATCGGGGCCATGTAGAAGGCCGCTCCGATGGCGAGGACGACGAAGATGGGGCTCAGCGCGCTCGAGAACACGCCCATGAGATCGAGGTTACCGTTTTTGACGATGCTCGCCGCGGCATTGACGCACGCCATGGCGTCCTCTTTCGATCCCTCCTTGGCGACCTTGTCGCACCACTCGAGCGCCTTCTGCTGCGCAGGCGACGCGAGCTTGATGACGTAGAAGATGTAGGCGAAGCCGATGACGACCACAACCCCGAGCACGGCAATCGCGACGATCATCGTCGTCGTCGGCTCGAAGCCCATGCCCGCCACGGGCGTGGGCTTTTTCATGTCTTCGAGGTGACCGTTCTTGTCGAGGTCCACGAAGGTCTGAAAGACCTTGGTGACGCTCGTCGCATGCTGGACGACGTCTTCGGGCGTCAGCTTTCCCGCGCGCATCGCCGCTTCCATCACACCGTCGAAGTGAAGGTAGGCGCCGTTCGCGGCAGCGGCGGCGACGGTCGCGAAGGCGTCGGTGGTGGTCGTCCGCGGCAGCGCCACGAACGCGTCCCAGTCGCCGTTCTTGACGGCCTGCCAGATGTCGGAGGCCATCTGATCGATGATGGCCATGAGCCTGGTCGTCGAAGCGCGGCCTTCGTCGGCCCGGAGCGTCCGGTACTTCTCTCGAAAGTCGGGCGAGAGCTTGCCGACGACGTCGAAGAACGCAAACGACGCCTTCAGCATGTAGTCCATGTACGCCGGGTCGTAGCCGTTTTCGGTGATCCCGTGACCGTCGGCGACGAGGCCCGACCACGGGATCCCCGGAGGGCCCATGAGCTCGTCGTAGAGCCCCGCGAGATCGCCGAGCACTAGCGGCCGCCTTTCTCGCGCTTTCGATCGGTGCGGTAGGCGAGGACCGCAAATACCGTGAACGCTCCGGCCAGGGTCCCCCACGCCCAGCGCGGCACTTGATCGATCGCCGTGCGAAGATCGCGCGTGAATGTTCCGGGCTTCTCGCCCCCGTCGAGGTATTCCGCCCAGCGGTGGGTGAAGACTTCCTTCGGATCGAAGTAGCCGAGGTTTGCGAGCGTCGAGGGATCGGGGTGGCCCGTCGCCCGCATCGGGATCGCTCCCTTACCTCTCGTCTGATACGAGAGGAGCGCTCCGTCGGTCGCATGGTCCCAGCTCCCGCTTCGGGCGACGCCGAGCCGCGCTTGGAGAGTCTCGATGCCGCTCACTTCTTCGATGCCTTGTAGATGAGCGCGCCGCCGACGGCGAGCGCCGCTACCGCGCCTCCGATGAGGAGCCAGTTGGGGGAGCCGCCTCCGAGCATGCCGGCGCGGGAGGTCGTCGGCGTTACGGACGGCTTCTTCGCGAGGATATTTCCTCCTGGCTTCGAGGGCGGCGTGAAGCTCTGACACGTGCTCGGCGCGGCGCAGTCGCCGCCCGCGTACTCGCACATTGCCTGGATGGCGCCGCACGTCGCGGGCCCAAGCTTGCCGTCGGCCGTGAGCGGCGCGTAGCCGTGCGCGACAAGAGCTTCGTTGGTCGCTTGCTGAAGGGCCTTCGTGTCCGCGCTGTATTCGCGCCACGGGTAGCTCGGATCGGCGCCGAGACCCGCCGCGGCGATGCCGAGCGAGTTACTCGACAGGATGCCGTTCGACATGCCGACCTGCGCGGGCCAGATCGGCCGGTAGTGGGCGTTCAAGAAAGAGAGATCGACGTAGTCGTGCGGACCCGAGACGACCCCGAGGCCTGCAACGGCAGGACGATCCTCGCTCCACCGAGCGTTTAGCAGGGAGAAGTCCTCGTAGGCGATCGGCCCGAAGTTCGACATCGTCTACCTCTTCTTCATCGCGTAGAGTCCGGCGACGCCTGCCGCGACGGCGAGGCCTCCGATCACCCACGCCGTCGTCATGCCGGCCTTCTTCACCGGTTTCAGGGCGGTCGTCTCTTCTTCGTGCGGCGCGGGCGGCGCGGGAGGCGGCGCCGGAAGAGCCTTCTTTCGCGGCAGGACGAAGCTCTCGCAGTTACCGCCGTAGGCCGTGAGGTAATCCATGCCCCACTCGTTTTTGGCGACTTGCATCGCGCCGCACGTCGGAGCGTCGAGCATCCCAGAGACCTGCAAGGGCTCGTAGCCGTGCGCGACGAGATCATTGTTGATGTCGCCCTGCACCTTGCCGGCTTGCTCGCTGATGGCCATCCACGGGAGCGAGCTCTTGAACGTGCTCGGAGGAATGAAGGGCTTCGTCGAGCCGACGGGCGTCGGGTACGTCACCGATTTGCAGATGTTCTGGCCCCCCGCGACGAAGCCGGCGAGCAAGTCGGCGATGCCGGGAATGCTGAAGAACGGATCCGACTGCGGCAGCGTCCCCGTCCAAGACCACGCGCCGCAGGTCGCTGCGCCGCATTTGCCGTCGACCGTGAGCGTCTTGAAGCCGTGCGCGGTGAGCGCCGTATTGAACGCCTTCTGCAATGCCATGACGCGCGGATCACCGGTCGGGCACGGCTCCGCCTTCGAGCACCACTTGTAGGCCCCCGTCTCGGCGCCGAGGCCCATGATACCGGCTGCCGCCTGCTCGAAGCTCGGCGCCGCCCCGAACCCCATCTGCGAGCCATCGAAGATCCCGCCACCGTAGCCGCCGGGACCGAAAAGACCGCCTCGAGTGTGCACGTCCATAAACTACCTGCCTTTGGGTTTTCCGATCCCCTGCGCGAGCGCGACCGGGATCGCAATGATGGGAAAAAAACCGCCGAAGAGGCCCCAGCCAATGGCCCAGCCGACGGAATGATTTCGCTTGTAGCCGTGGTAGGCGCCGAGACCCATGCCGACGATCGCCATCCAGCGCCAGAGCGGCGTCTCGTAGTAACGCTCCGAGCCCATGGGCGTCCCCTCGATCGTCACTTCCGGGATCGTCGTCGGCTCGGGGATCGAGCTCTCCGGCATCTGGATCGGAGGCTCAGGACCCGAAAAGCCGTGGGTGAGGAGGCCCGGCTGGAGCCCCAGCACACGGGGCTCGTCGTCGTCCGTCGCGGCGATCGGCTGGAAGAAGGCGGCGCCTTCTTCCATTTGGGGCATCGGGCGTCCGTCGCGGTGGTACATCAGGCTCTCCTCGGAGTGCCGGCGTAGCGGACGACTGCCCAGACGACTGCGCCCGAGAGGCCGAGCGCGATCACCCACTTCCACGCGGGCGGAATGGCCATGTCCTCGGCGCCGAGTCCCTGCATGCCCTCTTCGAGCGCGAAGTCGTTCGGGCGCTCACGCCAGGGGAAGGCGTTCATGGGGCGCGTGTAGATGGGGCCGTGGTAGCGCGTCGGATAGCTGTGGAGCATCGGCGTGAACGGATTCGGCACCCCCGGAGGGACAGGGCCCTCGTAGGTGTTCAGGGACTCGCCAATGCCGTGAGCGCAACCGCAACCCATCAGTGCCTCCCGTAGTTGGCGTAGAGCGCCATCACGCCGAGCCCGAGCGGGCCGGTGAAGAGCGTGACGGGGATCCCGACGAGCGCCCAGGTCATTTCTTTGCCTCCGCTCGGCGTCATCGCCTTACCGATCTGGTAGCCGATCGCGCCGACCACCGCGATGACGCCGATGGCGGCAACCGTACCGATCTCGCGCGTGGGCGCCATGGCTGCCGGCGGGGCGATCGGCGCAGTCTCGTCTTGACCGAGGCCGCGCATTGCCGTGAGGCCGGGGTTCAAAATGAATTCGGCTGCGCGCGTCGGGACGCGGCCGAGCATCTGCCCGCCCGGCGGCGCCCGGACAGGTCCCGGCGCCTTGAATACGTCGAACTCCGGCAAAATGCTCTGGTAGTGGGTCATCGTTTCATCACCGTCGCGACGAAAATGCCTGCTGCGAGGCCCACGATCACGAAGCTCGCGATCATGGGCACCTTCGACTTCTCTCCGGGGAGCGACGCCGGATCGCTCCCAGGCGGCGCCGGCTCGGCGCCGATGCCATTGACGGGCCAGCTGTACTCGCCCGGGATCCACGTGTCGCCGTCCGGGGGAGACGTACGCTGCTCGGCGCTCATGCCCGGCGGGACTTCCCAGAGGAGCTGCCGGTCCCGGTAGGTTTGGAGCTGGCTCTGATCGATCGCGACGGCGCCGCCCGGCACGTACATCACGGGCTCGCCGGTCGTCCCGTCGATGACCTGGCTCGGCGCGTAGTACTGATCGCGGACGAGGTAGCCCGGAAGGTTTTCGTGATCGGCAAAGACGCCTTCGTCCGGGTGGATGTTGCCGTGGCTCCCGTGCGGATCGAAGACGCCGTTACCTTGCACGTCGTCCATCTCCGCGAGCATGTTGAGCTCGTTCGGGTAGTCCTTGATTCCGCGATCGGCACTCATCATGTTGGTGACTCCGAGACCCGAGAAGTGCCGCCCATGCGCTCCTCTGTAGAGGTCGTAGTAGGGGTTTTGCCCGCTCGGGCGCGTGTCCGGAGGCCCGATCTCGTCGATGGTCGGTAGGCTCCCGCCGAAGATCGGCTGCGGGTCGTACACGGGGTACGGCGGGCGAAGCGCTTGGAACCTGCTGGACATTATGCGGCCTCGTCGAGGCTCTTCGTGTAGAACGTCGTCACGCGGTCGAGCATGCCGCGTTCGTCGGAGCCCGCAACCGGATCGCAGACGATCCACTGACCGCTTCGCGGCTCCTTCACGCGCACGAAGACGTGGCTGTAGTGGCCGGGCTCTCCGAAACCCACCACCACGAACTCCACCACGCGACCGACCTGAAGACACATAGTGGCAATGAGACTGGACAGGTCGTCACAGTCGCCGCTCGCTTGCCCGCGGGCGAGCACCTCTTCGACGAGACGCTGGGGGTCTTTCACGATCTCGACGTGGAGCGAATCGTTCACGTAGCGCACGTGCTCCGTCACCCAGTATCGGATCGCCAAGATCTCACCGAGGTAGTCCTTCGGCTGGAGCCCGAGCACCACCTCCTCGACGACCGAGCGGACGAGGACGCTCTGCTCGCCACGCTCTCCGTGGACGGCCTTCGCCATGGCGCGCAGCGTGTCCGGGTGTCCTTGGAACCCGGCTAGCGTCGAGGGCGGCTGATATGAGAGCGAGCGCACAACTGTCCCGATGCCGGCGTCGGGAAGCGCCCTGCAGCACTCACTTTACCGGTAGCGCGACAGAAGCTCAAGCCGAGCGACTACGGAACGGTTCCGGGCCCTTTTTCTCGAGCACATAGGCGCCTGCGGCAAGCGCCAGAAGGAGCCCTCCGACGACCCAAGGCGTCGCATTGCCCGAACTTTCCTCCGCGCCGAGACCGAAGATCGGCTGCCCGCCGATGTAGCCGACGAGCGGCCGCTGACAGCTTCCGTCCGGATTCAAGACCGCGCAGACGCAGTTTCCGTACTCGTCACGGATCGCGCACGTGCTCTCGACGACCACCGGCTCGTACCAGCCAGGACCCCATCCCGGCCCCCAGCCGCCACCGTCGGAGACGAAGATATTCGTGGCAGAGCCGCGGCCGCGTCCGCCGTGGTGACCACCGTGATGTCCTCCGCCGCCATGATGGCCGCCGCCATGGTGACCTCCACCGCGGCCGCCACCTCCGCCATGGCGTCCTCCGCCGCCGCCGCGACCTCCGCCGCCTCGGCCACCGCCCCCGCCTCCACGTCCGCCTCCACCACCGCCGCCGCGACCAAGTCCCGTGAACTGGTACATGGATGGCGAGTTTAGCAGAGGAAGCGGGGATGCGACTACTCAGTAGTCAGGACGAGCGTCCAGTCGGAAAATCCCGACCCGTTGTCCCCGGGCGGCGTAAACACCATCGGCGCCGCGTTCGAGAGGCCTGCGCCGATCGTCGTAAACCCTCCCGTTACGGGGTTCAGCCAGCGCGCGAGCGACGGGCCGCTCATCGCCGTCATGTCGACCGTGATCGCGCCCGAATGCGACGGTGGCACATAGGCGACGAGGAGCGTGCCGGTAGGGCTCGCCGCAGCCGCCACGTAGTCGAGCGATTGCGGGCTCGCCGTGCCGCCGCCCGCCGTGATGAGCGTCTTCATCCCCGAGAGCGCCGAGGGCACGAGGTCTTGCCAGCCGACCGTCCGAAAGAACTCCGCCATCTTCGCGGTATCGGTAGCGCCCGCGGATGCGAGCGCGCCCTGCCAGCCGCTCGCAAATGGCCACACGCTTGCATTGCCGTAGAACCCTCCACCGATCGCGGAAAGCGACGACCACCAGCCGAACCGGCGGACGGGGATGCCTTGGTTCTGGGAATTGCCCTCGTAGTAATTCTCGAGGGCAATCGACGGGAGCGCCGGCGCATGCGCGTACGCACTCCGCCCGTACTCGGCCGTCGACACGTTGGCGTAGGCGCCTTCGAGACCGAACGAGCCCGCACTGAAGACGATGTCCGTCGAGAGGCTCCCGCGTGACCAATGGCCGATCCGAAGCACGGACTCTTGACCGGCAACGGACGAGAGCCCGGCGATGACGCTATTTACGGCGTTCTTTTGCGCCGTCGTGAACGTGCCGCTCGTGCCGCCCGATCCGTAGTCGCCGCCTAGCGCCCAGATGATGTTCTTACGAGCCTTGTATCGGTCGGCGACGAAGGCCGCGTAGTTCCAGAGCTTGGATTTGGCGCCGTCCGCGAACGGCTGCCCTGCGAGGCCCCCGGCGCCGATGACCGCGTCGTTCGCGACCATCTCCGCCATCCATCCCTCGTCGCCGCCGCCGAAGCCCACGTAGGCCGGGAACATGAAGACCTCGATCCCGAACGAGGCCGCGAGATCGATGTACTGATCGATCTCCTGCCAGTAGGGCTCGCTCGGAAAGGTGAAGTCCGGAGCCTGCGTGTTGATGTTCGAATAGGGATCGGCCGAGTACTGAGACGCGTTCCCGCTCGCGCTCGTCGTGCCGTTCGGGGAGCCGGTGTAGGTCGCCGCGTTCAAGCGCTTACCGAACGGCAAATTTCCCGCGAGCGTCTTCGGCGGCTTACTCGCGGTGAACTTGTGCTCGATCGCGTCGAAGATGACCGCATTGAACCCGCGATTGAAGCGGTCCATGAAATAGGAGACCTGATCGCCATGGCCGAGATTCTGGGGCGCCATCCAGCCCGAGTCACCCGTCACCCGAAAGGGGACGCCGTTCTGGTCCTGCAGGTAGCGATTGTTCGGGGAGACGACGAGAGGGAAGACCGTCGCCGTGCACACTTCGGTGGACTGCAAGCTACTGCCGGAGAAGGCCGCCGCCTGGAAGAGCCACTCGGTCGCGAAGTTTTGGTTCGCGGTCGGCGTATAGGATCCGGGAGACGCCGTGATCACGTCACCGGCGAAGTCCTTGTAGTTCGTCGTGATGATCCGAGTCGTGAGCGGCGCTACGGACGAGATGTAGCGCTCGTACGTCATCCCGGCCGCGAAGATGAGCTCTCCCGAGCTCGACGCCGTGACGGGGCCCGCGCTCGCCACAATCGAGTTCAGGCCGAAGTTCGAGGCCGACGCTTCGACCGTCACCGTAGGCGAAAAGCCAGAGTACTCGAGGATCCGCATATCCGGCCACGGCACGGTGGCGTTCCAGGTGATCGTGACGGTGTTCGGGCCGGCGTGGATATTCGGAGCGAAGTAGATCGCCTGCGAGAACATCGAGCTCCGAGACAGCGGCACCGCGAGCGAGTAGCTGTTACCGGCAGAGTCGGAGATCGACGTGATGTTCGAGGTGGCGTCGTTCCATCCGACCGCAACGATGTTGAGGTTGCCGGCCGTCTCGGGCGAGACGTACACCGCGCTCAACGTCTGGAATGCGGGTGTCTGTCCACCCTGAGACGGGGGATCCTTTTCAGCGACCTGCACGAACCTTGCCGACGACACGAAGGTGGTGCAGCTCCCGCCGATGCCTCCGGTGCCCGGACTTCCTCCCGTTTCCGGCGCGCCGCCCGTCGAGACGCCTCCCGTCTCAGCTGCGCCTCCCGTCTCGGCTACTCCGCCGGTCGACAGGCCTCCCGTCGAGCTGTCCGCGCCGGCCGCGCCACCAGCGCCGCCGGCGGACGCATCGGCATCTGGCGCCGCATCCGCATCTGGCGCCGCATCCGCATCGGGCGCGCTTGCGTCAGGAGCCGCCGAGTCTCCCGCGCTGCCGTCGCTTCCGCAAAATGGCGACGCGGAGCGCCCCTCTCCGCTCGGAACTTCCTTGATGACCGTGCATGCCCCAATGGCCAGTGACAAAAACGTTACTGCGTATTTCATGGTTCTTTCTGCTTCTACCTTATTTTGCAAGCTTCGGCGCGACAGTCTTTCGCCGCCGTCGTTCTGTCGATTTTATTTGCCCGTAGGCAAAGCCCGGTCGAGCAGCCGCCCAAGCGCCTCGGCGCACGACCAGCACGTCGCGGCGCCCCAGAGCAAGGCATCGGACGGCATGCCGTCGTCTCTAGCCACCAGGCGTGTCACCGTCGTTGCCGGATTCTCATCGCACGCCACGCACCGTGCCCCCTTCTCGATGTGATCGCTTGGTTTGGTCATCGCTATCCTGGTCGGAACGCCGGACACTGGACATCATGGCGCGCTCCCAACGAATCGCGCGACGTAAGGCAGTGACACCGGCGATCGTCACCACGTGTGAGCCCTTCGAGCTCGTCCAGCTTGCGAGCGAATCCCGGATCCATCCGGTCAGTGACCCGCGGATCTTGTCGCTGACGGAGCCACCAGTTTGCGATGTCGCATGCGAGCCGCTCCAGGATCTCGTTTTCGTACTTGCGGGCCATCGTTATTCCTCTGGCTCGTCGTCCTTCTCGAAGAGCCCCAGCAAGAAGTCCGAGAGCATGCGCGCCAGGACGAGCACGACGCCGATCCCGAGCCCGATGCCGATGCCGCTCACGAACGGCTCCGTGAGAGCCGCGATCATCCGCCACCTTCTGGAGGACCGAAAAAAAGCGCAATCCGTGCCGCTCTCTCTTCGGCCGGATGGTCGTGCGGACATCGGCCCGCGGCGCACCGGACATCGATGACCTCGAGCTCGATACTTTCGTCCGCGGGCAGCGAAACGAATCGCCCGCAATTCAAGCAGTAGTCGTCGTGGACCGCGCCGCAGTTACAGTCAAAGTGTTGGCGCATGTGACAGCCGCACTTCGGGCAGGCCAAGTCCGCCAGACACACAGCCGGCGCATGGTCGCGCTCGTTATAGTCCGGATCCCAACCAGCGACCCGCGGCGGCTCCGTCCGCGGCAAAAACACTGACCAGTTCGCCAGGGCGACGTCGAGGATCTTCTTCGTCACGACGGGCCCGGACGCGCGGATGGCCATGACAATCGCCATGACGAGCCCCTGCGCAGCGTCGTCGTACTCGAAGAGCGCCATGATGCGCTCTACGTCGTCCGATGGCATCTCGGAATCGAGAGCGACCCGCATCTGACTCGACTGGCTGATCGTGCGCGCGATGAGAAGCGCAATCGCGCCCATAAACCATCCGGCCCCAAGCGCCGCCGAAAGCGACAGAACGAAGACCTGGACCGCGAAGGCTCCGTGCGGCCGGCCTTTGAGCATGTTCTGGAAGTAGGCAGAGCCTTGCAAGATCGACCTAAACCACAGATAGAGGTACACCGCAAAGCCGATCCCGATGACCGCGTACGCAACGAACGCCGTTTCGTAGACGGCAACCTGACGCGAGAGCGTCACGCCTTGCCTCGTTTCTTGTCCCCCATCATCTCGTCGAACACGTCCGCTCCGAGCTCTCGCCGGAGCTCTTCGATCTGCTCGAGAGTGGGCGTCTCGTCGTCGTAGTCGCCGTCCTTCACCTTCTGGGCGAGATCAGCGTAGCCCGCTTGCCTGAGCTCTTCGACGAGCTCCATCTTCGGCGTCTCGAGCGGCGAATCGAAATCGTGATAGAGGCCGGATAGCGCGCGCGCGATGATCCGATCTCGGAGAAGCGACTGGGGCTTACCCTGGAGATCGATGACCAGCTCTTTCTTCGTCGTGCCCATGTCATCCTTGCTGTTTACGAAAAAGCCGAAAACGCTCGATGTCCCTCTCGAGCCACCGCCGCTCCGTGATCGCCATCCTGCGCACGAACACATTGAGCCCGACCGCGAGCGCCCGTGCTGTCGTGAGCCCCATCGTGCTCGCATGGAAATTGTCTCTCGTCTGCACCGCGATCACCTGCTTGGCGAAGGGCACGCGGGAGCGGTCCTCGCCAGCGAACACGATTTGGTGTTCGGGCAGGCTATTGAGCGTGACATCGAAGCCTCGCCTGCGCGCGGGGCCATAGTCGACGCGGCAAATAGTAACGTCGATCCCCGAAAAGAACATTTCGAGGAGTGTCTCGATGTCATCTTCAGAAATAGCGGCCGCGTCCCGGCCCCACTGTGTGAAAAATCCGGCTCGGGCCGCGTCAGCGTATAGGACGGCGTCGTGCACTGGGGGACCATGGCCCACCTTACGCAAATAATCCTGAGTCTCGTGAAAATGCAGACACCCCGCGCAAAGCCGCATTGGCGTTCGAGCGCTCGCCGGCTGCTCTTTCCACGTATTGTCGAGCTCCGGCAGATGCACTGTCGCGACACCGTCCGTGACAGGCCGGCGCTGCGCGCACCAGGTGCAGTGCTCGGTATTGTCCTCTTTTTCTACGAGCTCAGTCATGTCACCGTGAGACCGAAGAGGGCCGCGACCGCGCGGAGGACACGCCGGCGCTGCTCGACCGAGAGCATGCCGAGCGCCCCGGCGATTGTATTGAAGGCGCTGACTTCGTCGGTTGCATGCGCGGGCGGAGGATCGACGGGCGGCCCGAAGATATCTTCATGTACCTCGCCTTCGAGAAGATGATCGCGAAGGCTCCCTGGCCTCGGCGGCGCTCCGTACATCAGACGCATACTCATCACGGCACCTCTTTCGGAACCAGCCACGCGGGCATGAAGTATTTCGGGGCATCGAAACCGCCCCCGAGAAGCCAATGGGTATACATCGCTCGCTGAAATCGCCGCATGGCCCACTTTGCGCCGAGCAAATCATGCCACGTCCGATGCTCGAGCCGGTCTGGCCTTCCCCAGACCTCGAAGAGCTCCGTCCCTTGCTCCTGCGGATCCGCTCGACCGTCGAACGTGCTCTCCACCAGATCGAACGCGCCCGAGAAGCACATGATGGTGAAGCGGGGCCCGGAGTCGTTCGGGTAACCGAAGACTCCTCCGCAAATGTGCCAGAGGTGGTCTCGGGGCAGAGAAAGAATGCTCATGACCTCCTGCACCGCGCCAGCGGCCGCTGCCGGAAGCCACTTCCGATACTGCTCGGCCTTCTCGCTCGGCGCTAGCGCGTAGACCGCGCGCGCAAACTCCTCGGGCTCGAAGGCCCAGAGCCGGACACTGAGGCTCACGACGCCGCCTGACTCGGCGCCGCCGATGCCGCCTGCTGCGCATCGACGGCGCGCTTGTATTGGAGCGGCACCTCTTTCCAGAGCGCCTGCACCCAGCGCTTGCCGTCCGGTCTCAAGATCGCGCTGTCGCCCGCGCCCGTCATGGCTTTCACCGTCTCGATGAACTCCTCGCTCTTGTGCTGAGTGACCATCACCATGGCCGCATTCACGTCGAGCTCGAGAAAGCGCCGGGCAAACTCTTCGGCGCTCGGCATGCCGGCGTTGATGGCCATCTCGACCTGCTGGCGAAACTGATCGATGACCGCGTCGGGGAAGTGTGCCGAGAACCGATTTGCCGACTGGCCGTTCTGGGGAGGAGGAGGAGGCGGGGCGGCGGCGGCCGGCGGCGGAGCGGACGGCGGCGCCTGGTCGGCCGGAGCGGTCGACTGAGCCGGCGGCGGGGCGGACTCGACCGGCGCCGCGACGGGGCCGGGCGGAATGACCGGTTGCTGGTCGGCGATCGGAATCGAATTCTGCGTGGCCCAGGCGACCACGCGGTTTGGCCGCTGCGCAGGCGCCGGACGCCCGGGCGGACGCATGCCCGGTCCGGGCGGCAGGGCCTGCCCCGGCGGGCCGCCCATCGCCGGACGGCCTCCCCGCGCGCTGAAGGCCCTGGCGATCTCGGGGCCCCAGTCGCCGATCGTCTCGAGGGCTTTGCCCGCGCCCATGCCGGCGAGCGCCGCGAAGCGCTCGCCCGGAGTCGTCGGCGCCGAATCGTCCTCCTTCTTGTAGCCCAGGGCCTCGGCAAGGGTCTTTTGCTTTTCGAGGATCTGGACCGGATCGCCCGCGCTCGCCGCCTCTTCCTTGGCCTGGGCGAGCTCCTCGGCGAGGCGCTTCTCTCTCTCCTTGTGGTTGGCGATCTGCATCTCGAGCGTGCTCTTCGTGGTGTCGACGCGCGTCGCATGCTGCTCGCCCATCATCCGGATTTCGGCGGCGTGCCGCTCCTTGAGATCGCTGATCCGCCCCTCGAACATCTTTTCCGTGTCCTTCACGCGCTGATCGGCTCGGGCAATCTCTTCCCGCCTTAGCTCGTGCATCTGATCGCGAAGCTCTTGCTCGCGGTCGCGCTTCTGCTTTTCGATGTCCTCGAGCCTTTGGCGATAGGTCTTCTCGTCCTGGTCGGCGCGCTCGCGGACGCGCTTGAGCTCGTCCTCGTGCCGGCGGTTCTCGTTATCGAGCGCGTCCTTGTGGCTCGCGCGAAGGGTGTCGATCTGGTCACGGTGAGATTCCTTGAGCCTCGCGACCTCGTCGGCATGCTGCGCCCGCTGGTGACCGAGCTGTTGCTCCATGTTCTGGGCGGGGCTCGTCACCTTCAGGACCTCGGCGACGTCCTTCATCGAGCTTTCCCGCGGGGCGTCGTTGATGCGATCGATCTTCTCGTGAAGCGCCTTGTTGTCGGCGCGAAGGCCCGAGATGATGTCCATCAGGGCCTGCTCTCGCGCCGCCGTCGCGCGCTCGGTCGCTTCGATGGCGCTCTTACCGGCGCCGGCCACGACCTCGAGCACGTCCGCCGAGGCGTTGGCCTTCGAGTCGAGCCGTTCGCGGAGCTCTTTGTTCGTTTGCTCCGAGCGCTGGAGCTGCGTCGAGACGAAGTCGAGCGTCGACTTGTGCATGGCGGCGTCGGCGGGCGTCGTCGGCAGGCCCGCCTGCCCGAACATCGGATGTGATGATTGCATGGGATCTGTCCCTTTTTTAGCGTTAACCCCGGGAAGCGCCCGGAGATTCGGACCGAGCACCGGCACGGTGTAGCGAAACCGGTCCGTTTTCGGTTTGATGAGCGGCCGGCCCGTGATGACGTCCTGGCGACCCTTCGGATCCGGACCGTAGACCTGCAGGAGATAGCTCCGGCCGCCGAAGGCGAGCGCGAACTCCTCCTCCGTCATCGGCTCTCGGATTTCACCGAGGTAGCCCGCGCAGGAAAACGTCTGAAAGACCTTCGGCTCCACGCGCTCCACCCGAATGAAGTGCTGGCCGTCGCCGATCGTGTAGCGCGCGTAGACGTCGAGAAGGTTCTGGGGCTGGACCCAGCCGACGAGATCGTCGTTACCGACCGGACGGACGTCGCCGAGCGTGGGCTTGTCGCGCTTTTCGGGCTCGCCCTCCGTCGCCGGCACGGCCGCGCCGGACGAATAGGTCTCGACGTCGTCGTCACCACGGCTGAGCCCCTCGTCGACGTAGGCCGCCGGCTCCGGGCGAGCTTTGCCCGTGTGCACGGCCGCCACGTCGTCGATCGACCGGCGCTTTTTCGGCGGGACCACCGGCCGCTCCGGGTGCTCGATTCTCACGGCCTCTCGCTGCTCCTCGGTCATCGCGAGAAATTCATCCGGGTCGACGCGGCGCCTCTGGGCTTCGTTCCGGCGCGCTCTCGCCCAGCGCATCTTGACCGCCGCCCTCTCGCGCGGACTCATCGCCGAGTAGGCGGCGTAATCCACGTCGTAGAGATGCGCCTCTGCCCGAAGCTTACTGTCGAGCTCGGTCGCTGGCTCTTCGGAACCGGCTCCGGCGTCCGTCATTCCTCCCCTGCGCTCGCGCCCTCGGTTTCGATGTCTTCGGGCTCGTCCTCCTCGATCATGATCTCCTTCGTGAACTCCACCCGCTCGGCCGTCATCCGCCTGAGCGCCTCGAGCGGCTCACGCTGCCGGGCGGCGTCTTCGGGCACCGACTCGAGCAGTTTCTCGAGGAGCTTGTCCACTTGCTCGAGGTACGCGAGGTACATGGCGGCGTCCTCGGGCATGAGCGCCGACTCCGTCGGAGCGCCCTCCATCCGCGTCTCGAGCCGAGCGATGTCCTCGTCGGCCTGAAGGAGCGCCTCGCCCGCCGTGCCGGCGAGATCCGAAATGAGCGTCAGCACCGTGCCGGCGATTTCGCGGTAGATTTTGGCGAGCTCGGGGTTCGCCTCGTCGAGCTTCTTCGCCGCCCCGAGCAGGCGCTCACGACCCTCCGTCGCTTCGCGGTAGATGACGCCGAGCTCGGCTTCGAGATCTCCTTCGCCTTCGTCGGCGTCGTCCGGGAGAGCAATGTCTGTGGGCATCAGGATCCTTTCGAAAAAATACCGCCGACTTCGGTGCTCTCACCACGCGTATCGGCTCGCCACCCGAACATCGGCAGGTGCTCGCGATTCTTTCCTTGCGCGACCTTCAGCGCGTCGAAGTCATCGAGCTCTTTCGAGCTCTCGGCGTCGTACGGATCGCGCATGTCGCACGCCCAGACGCCCGTGTCCTTCACCGTCATGAAGGTGCCCTCGGTCGTGCGGCGCGCCGAGCAGAGACGAGCGAATTGGTTGTGCTGCGCATTGAGCTCGAACGCGAGCTTCTGCCGCACGTAGTGCCTGCACGCGGGGCGAATGGGCTCGACGAGGAGAAAGTCTCCTATCCGACACTCGGTGAAGCATCGGTCGTAGCCGCATCGGTCGTAGAGCACCGACCACACGTCTTCCGCGTCGGACTCCTTTTCATCCCAGTGCATCCGCTGGCGAAGCTCGGCGATCGCTCCGCGAAAGCCATCGATGAGGCGCGAGACCGGGATACGCCAGCGACCGTCCGGAGCGCGCTCGACGAGCTCGGGCGAAAACTCGAAGCCCACCGCGCCCCATCTGTCCCTCACCACGAACGCCCTCGTGTCGGCCATGCACACGAGCGACGCCGGCGAGAGCGGCGGGATGTCGCTCTTCTCGGTCGAGTCGATCGTGACGGGCAGGCCGTCGGACCCGATGACGCGCACGGCCGGCGACGGCTTGAAGTCCTCGTGGATTTCGTCGAACGGATGAAACTCCGTCTCGGCGTCCTCGCTCGGCTCGTGCCCGTCGATCACGGCCTCGTCGGGACGGGCCTCGTCGCTCTCGCGCGAGTCGGACATTGCCCCGGAGGGTAAGCATGCCAAGGCCGTCCGACAAGGCCGGCCTTGTAGCTATCACCAAAGCCTAAGTCCCCGAATCCGCACCTGGGAGCTCCGCGTCGATTTTTCGGGCCGCTTCGATCCCCGGGGCTGTCTGCACACCTGTGTGCGCACCCTCGCCGTGCCGGTGGCCAAATTCGGCCAGCACGTCGGTCAGGGCTGGGTCAATTTTGACATCCTTGGCGGCCACCCCATGCGCCCGAAGCTCGCGGGCGAAGGCGTTCGACCGCTGGATAGCGCCCGAAAGGTCGCGAAGTAGCCAACTTTGAGCCACACCCGAGTGATAGCTGCTGTCATTGTAAAGTTTCTTCCATACATCACGTTCGTGCTCCAAGCCGTCGATAATATTAAAGAATTCCTTGGCCCTCCGGCTCTCGGTAGAAGCCCGGGCCCCTGCGTCCGTGGCGACCCGGGTCACTTCGGCGAGCCGACGGCGGAGAGAACGGTTCCAGAGGGCGAGGAGCACCACGAGGACCGAAAGGCAGACCAGAGGCAAGATTGTCATGTGTTTTCCCGTAGATAGGCGAGCACCAGCGCGCAGCCCGGGTGCAAGTGGGGGCCGATGTCGTCCGGCTCCGCCCACGTGTAGGCGCGGTGCTCGGGGTTCAGGCGGGGGGAAAATTCCTCCCGCGTCGTGACCACGAATACCGTGTAGACGAAGCCCGACCGGGGGGCCCGCCCGGGCCGAAAGAGCGCCTGCTCGCCGTCCGGCATGGTGAGCACTTCGAGTACCGCGACGTCCGTCGTCAGGGCGGCCGGAAAGCCGGTCTCCTCGTCGAGCTCCCGGATTGCCGCTTCTTCCGGCGCTTCACCGGGCTCCACGAACCCGCCCGGGTGACTCCAGCCCCGTCCGTCGGCCCGGTCGAGGAGAAGGACGCGGCCCGTGTTCTCCGCGAGAATCAGGCAGCCGGCGCCTCTTTTTGAGTACTCAGCGCTCGGCATATTTCGCTGCCAGCTCCGCCAATCGCTTGGCGATAGCCTTGGGCTCCGGCCGGAGCCTCTGCTCGGCCTTCGGGTGTCGGGACCGCCACGCGCGCATGGCCGCCGCGTGGCACGGGCGGCAGTACCGCTGGCGGCCGAGCTTGGCACAACGCGCAAAGGCCTCCTTCGGCAATGTCTCGCGACACCACGTGCACTCTCGGCGGTCGGGCTCGGGGCCAAGACTCGCCGCGTATCGCTCTGACTTGGTGCGTTTGGGGCGGGCCATCAGGGGTAGAACGTTTCACAACGAACGCGCGTGGCCTACCGCCCCCGCAGGCGACGCGGCCGCCCACCCGGAAGCGCCCGGCGCTCGTCGTCGGCGCCCTCGAGCCGCTCCATGCGGCGGTCCATCCGGTCGAGGACCTGAAGGAGCTTCACGTTCGCGAGCTGGGAAACGCGGCCCTCGCTCCGGGTCATGGCCGCCGGGTCGTGGAGGCTCGTCGCGATGGGGGCGTCGCCGAAGATGCCGCCGGCCGACTGGCCGCCGGGGCCGTGGACGCCGTCGAGAAGCTCGGCCTCCTCTTCGAGCCAGCGCTCCCGGGCCTCCTCGGCCGTCTCGCCGCGATGGTCGCCCCGATACCGGACGACGGGCGAGCCAGGAAACTCCTGGGCTGCGTGACGCGCCAGGGCCTCGTCGCGCTCTTCGCGGTAGGCGCCGCTTGCGTCGCCGGTGCCGGCGCGCACGATGGCGCCGCCATAACGCCCACGCTCGGCCGCCGGCTCGCCTCCGGCCCGATCGGCGATCCGATCGCGGAGGAGCTCGCCGAGGAGCTCCTTCGTGGATTTGCCTTCGCTACGCGACAGCGCTTCGAGGGCTGCCTCCAGATCCTTGTCGATTGGCAAAGACGCGCTCCTTTTCTGGGTGCCGATCAGAATACCACGGGGCCGATGGCTCGTCGCTACCGGACGTCGTTACCCGGCTCGGCCGGAGGCAACGCGCCCGCGACGTCTTCTTCCGGCCGGGGCGCGAGTGCTCGAAAGGCCCGGTCGATCGCGAGCGCCGCGACCATCTCGTCCGATTTGAAAAACTTTCGAATCTCCCGGAGCGAGGTCGCCTCGATGATCCAGTCCATCCGCCCCACGCACCGTCCCGTCTTCACACTGAACGTCATGACTTCCGCGCCGCCGCCGAAGTAGACCGCGACGCGCGTCCCCGCCGGGATATCCACGACCTCGACGTCGCGCTCGCGCGTCGGCGCCTTGCTCCTCCGGTAGCTCTCCCTCGACCGCTTGAGCGCGCCATCGCTCGTCGTCAAGCGCTCGAGAACCGGCCACTCCTGGATGCGGATCATGAGCGCTTCGGGAAGCTCTTCGGGAGAGTTATTCATCGTTTCTTCTTTCGCGGCGCCGGGCGCGCGGGCAAGAGAGGCACCGTAAGGCGGCTGAGATCAACGACGACGAGGTCATCGGCCTCGCGAGACCATAACCGCGCCGCCCGGCGGCGCACCTTGGTCGCGTCGCCCACGTCGAGGGTCACGAGATCCCCGAGGACTTGACCACTCCGGAGGTCGGAGACGCGCCATGCCACTATTCGCGCTCCGCGTATTGCAGAAGCCTGAGGGCCGCGCGGAAGGCGCGCGCTGGCGCGCCGCAGCGGTCGCAGCAGTCGTCCGGCGTCGACTGAAAGCGCGGGTGCCCGCTCGCGGCCGACACGAACGCCACCAGGGCCGTGAGGTGAGACTCGAAGCGCTGCGCCCACACGCCGTGCTCTCGCAAGCGCTCGAAGTCCGCGCGCGCGATCACCGCTCGCCGTCCGGGACCCGTGGGGCGCTCAGGTTTCGGATCTGGATCTGTTGAAGCGAGACGCGGTTTTCGAGGACGGAGATCAACTGATCCTGCGTCTCTCGGAGACTCTCGTGCGACGCGCAAAGCTTCTTGAACTTCGAGTGCCGCCCGAGCAGCCAGCCGATGCCGACGAAGCTCGCGAAGGAGAGCGCCGCCTGTGACCCGGAGCCGAGGTAGACCTTACCGGCGACGACGAGCACGAACGCCCAGACGAGCATCTGACCGGCGTCGCCGAGAAACTCGAGGTGCCTCTGCTGCATCGCCTAGCTCTTCGTCGGGTCTTCACGGAGCTGGGACTCGGCGGCCCGGAGCACATGGAGAATCACCTCGCGGGTCTCTTCGGTCGTCATCCGCTGGCGGAGCTGCCCGTAGACCCATCCGATCACGAAGCCGTACCATTGGTCCTGAGGAAGCTCGGTCTCCGTGAGCGCGGCGAGCATTCGCTCCGTAAACTTCTCTCCCATGGCGAGCACGGCTGGCGTCAGCGTCATCATGGGCTTCATTCGAGTCGACCGATTTCGTCGTCCAGAATCTGAATCGCCAAAGCGATATTGCCGCGCAATATGGCCCAGAGGAATTTGCCGAGCAAGGCCGGCATCGTGTCCACCACCTTCAGGAACTTGGCCTCCGCTGAAGGAGGGATGATGGTGATGTGGCGACCCGACGGACACTCTCGCTCTCGAACGAGGTACCAGCGAGCCTTTTTGAGATCTTCGAGGCGGTCGCCCTTCTGTCCCGCACGCCAGACGTACTTCGTCGCGTTACCGACGCAGAAGTTCATGTGCTCGCAGATGTCGATCGCCTCGACGCCCGACTCGTGACTGTTGTAGTGCGGCGGATGATTGACGCTGTCCGTCACGTGGCCTCCTCGGTGCGTTGTCCCAGAATGTCGTGCTCGCCTGGGATGAGCTTTCGGAGCTGCACCCAGCCGTTTAGGTTGCCCGAGTAGTAGAGCGGCCCCCGAACGCGGGTGATGATGCTGCCGCGGTCTTCCATCCCGACTTTCGGCTCCACGCCGGGCGGGCACTGAGTGCGAAGCATCGGACCGTCATCGAACGCGACGTCCCAGGCCTGGGTGAGCTCGAGCTCACGTTGGGTCATTGGACGGGCCGGATGCTCGAGAGGACTCAGGTGTCCCGGACCAACGAGCCGCTCGTAGAGCGCCAGGTCCTCGTTCGCGTCACGTTTACCGTCTTGAGTCAGATAAGAAACTCGGGCGCACCGCGCCGCTGAGATGCGCGCCGCCGCGAACGCGGCGTAAGCGCCCACCTCGAGATTGAACGCTTCACCCGGCTCGACGTACGGCGTGTGCCAGTCGCCGTAGTTCACGGGGTGCGGCTCGCTCGTTTTGTACGCCTCGAGCATCATCTCGGCGGCGCGCCTAAACTCACCCTGCGCGGCGGGGTTCACGCGGAGGTGGGAGAAGTTATCCCAGTCGGTCGCGGTGATGACCGCCGTGTGCCACGCGAACGGCTCGAGGAGACGATTGGCGAGCTGTTTATGAACACCAAGTTCAGCGAGACGTCGAGCTTGCTCGATCGCTTTGCTGCACGCCCAAGCCCACTCGTCCTCCGCTCGCTGTGCCTCCTCCGCCGAGAGCACCTCGTCATGCTGCATGCCCTTCTTGTTCTTTCCGAACTCCGCCGGCACGAACGGATCCGTCTCGACGGCGGCGATGCGCCTCTCGACCGGGATGGCGCGCGAGCTCGCGCTGTTACGCGACAGCATCCGGTGCGTGTTCACCTCGGCGAGCACGATGCGCGGGAAGGTGACCTCGAAGCTCGTCAGGCGATGGCCGGCCGGCGAGATCGAGTCCGCCAGGATGCGACACGCGTAGGCCATCAGCGCCAGCCCACGGCGACACGTCGCCCGATCCGTTGAGTAGCTCTCATCCGCCCTAGGATAGGGGCACCGAGAGTACCGTCAAGCGGAAAGTGATATCACCCCGGAAGAACCCGTGGGGCCCCGTTTCGTTATTCCTGCTGCAGGATGCCGCCGACGCCGAACATGAATCGCGTCCCCTTGGCGGCGCCTGCGAATTCCTGGAAGATCGCTCGCGTCGCTTCTGGGGCGGCCGCGCGTGTGATCGTGTCGGTGATGGCGATAGCGAGGGCGTCCTTCTCGCTGCCGAGCCCGAACTTGAACGACAGGTTCTCGGGGAGCAGGGCCCCCGTGCCGAGCTGGAGCAGCGTCTGCACGCCGTTGAAGCCCTGCGCCACGAAGACGAGCGTCACCACGAACGTGTGGCCGTCGCCGCCGCCCGCGAGGAGGAAATCGCCGAGCGTGAGCTGTCGCTCCGGCGTCTCGGGAAACGCCGCCGCGATGAGAACGTTCTGGGCTTGGATCTCGTCGAGCGCTGCCTGCACGAGCGTTTCCATCTCGCTTGCCTCGGCGGCCTCGGCCGTCTTGACGACGAAGGTTGCCGACGGTGGCTCGAACGCTGCGGGGTGCTCGTAGAAGAGGTCCGTGAACGACATGCTCCGGAGCATATCCGAAGTCAGTGGCGGCTGTCCACGGTCTCCGGTACGCTCTCGGCTGCCCCTCCGGTCGCCTCGGCGCCGGAGCCAGAGCTCGGCCGTGTCCCTCCAGGCGGCCGGGCTCTTGTTTTTTGGGGCCCTACGCGAGCCGTCCGGCGCGGACGACGACGTCGATGAGGGGAGGCGGCTCGAAGTCCCGGTCGGGCTCCATCCCGAACACCTGGAGTTCTTCGGCCGGCCCTTCGGCAAACGCCATCTGCTCTGGCGTGTACGATTCGAAGTATTCGCTGTCGGTGTCACCTGGACGAAGCGTGAGAAATCCGAGTAGCGCGCGCAGCGTCTCGTCCGAATCGAGCGCGTGAAGCGGCGAGGCAGAAAAATCTTCTCCGACGAAGAGCTCCTCGTCGTCCGGCATCGGCGTCCTGAATGCATAGCCGAGGATGCTCTTACCGTAGGAATCGGTGCGGTGCGTGTCCCAGACATCGAGTCGATAGCCGGTCTCGCCGAGCTCGACGGCGCGCAGGATGCCCTCGTCCGGGATAGAATTCACGGCGAAGTGATGCGGCTTGGCGTAGTGCTCGCGACGCTCCTCCGGATCGAACGGTCGTTCTTCTCGACGGCTCCGGGCTTCCTCACGCCGGATGAGCTCTCGGGCGGACGGGAGCTCTCGGCCACGGAGCGTCGCCTGGCCACGAGAGTGGCCACGGCGCGGCGGGGGATTGGAGAGCATCCGCGCGCGGCGCTCGCGTTCCTCCGCGCTCATGAGTTCGATCTCGACATCTCGGTAGCCCTCGGCACGAGCATGTCCGAGCGCCCAGTCTAGCCTGGCCTGACCGCTGCCCATGCCGACGGTGACACGCTCACCGTACTCTGGCGCGAACGCCGTCACGACGAACTGCTGCCCCGCTCCGACGCCGACATGTTCCTGACCTCGCACTTTGATCACTCGCGCGTTCGCGGCCATGCCGACGTCCGACCTCGCCCCGAACTCTCGCTCGTAGATTTCCTGGGCCCGCCGGAAGATCCGCTCCTTGGTCGCCGCCGGGAGCTTCGTCTTTTCCTGGTGGGCGCGGGACATCGCGGCCCGAAGGTGCGCCTTGTCGATACGGCCGGAGCGATTCTTGTACGGCAAGTGCCGGAGCGTCAGCGGATGGCTCCGGCCGAGTCGATCGCGACGTCCACCCGGCTCGACGTGCAAGAACGCCGAGTCGGGGAGACTGTTCACGTAGGCGCGTGACCACTTCGCGTTCTCGGTGAGCCCCGCTTCACGCACGGTGCGCTCGTCCTCGCCGATCCGAAACCGCGTCGGCGCTTCTTCGGTTTCGGGCTCGACGTCGTAACGCGTGGGCGCCTCGAGCGTCATCGGCTCGATGTCGCGGAGGGTCGGCGCGGCCACCGTCTCGGCGCGCGACCCGGGCGCTTCGGTCGCCCCGTACTGCTCTTCGGCGAGCACGAGCGCGACCTCGAGATCTTCGTCCTCGTCGCGGACGACCGCCCCGTCGCCGTGGAGCTCCACCCCGAAGAGATCGCCGTTCGCGGAGATACTCAGCAAGGCGCGCTCGGCGGCGAGCCACTTCTTCACCCTCGTCGCGAAGCGCGTCCGGATGTGTCCCGTTTCTGCGCGCGAGCCCATGGCGTGGTTCAGGGCGTGCTCGAGACTCTTGTGCTCGCTCGAGCCGCGGCGCGGATCGCGTGGCGTCACGAGGAACTTGTCGTCGACCACGCTGATGGTCAAGCGCTCGTCGTGCTTACCGAGCCACTTGAGCATCCGGTTTTGGAAGACCGGCGGGATGTCGTAGAGCTCGATGTCGTCTGCCACGAGGAGGGAGAGTACTCCCGGTCGGCCGCGTGCTCAAGACAGAGGCTTACCGCGGCTCAATTCGCCGTGGATCTTGCGCACGATGGCCTGCGCCTGCTCGAGATCGCGACGAAGCTCTGGATGGAGCACTTCAGAGTCAGGAACGTGGGCCAATGCGTCCTCTTCGGTGAAGCGCAGGACCGAGACGCATCGAATGCACACGGTGAAATCGCCGGCTACCGGTCCGCGCATGTCGCCAGGACGAGTGCTCGTGGCAGTGTCGAGTTCTGCCCTGCAGACCGGACACTGCATCTCTGCCGTCGGGTGATGCCTCATGGGCCCTCTCGAAAGAAGCCGAGGACGGTCGGGCTCACATGGTCACCGCGCTCGACGTGGGCCTCGAGATGCGTTGCCATCACGGACTGCTCTCTGCAAAGGAATTCACCACGGCGATGAGCGACCACGTCCGTGAGCGAGCAGTCCGAGCAGACGAGGCGCCCGTCTGGAATCTCGAAGATGTACACGTCCGATCCCGGACACGGATCGACGGCGCAGCGGCGGCCCGACATGCTCGTGTGCTCGCAGCGGGTGTTCATGCGGACGATGGCCATCACGTCACCCACGCGGGCGGTGGCGACGGCCGCTCTTGCCACGGAAAGTAAAACTCGAGTTCCTTGCCGCACAGCGTGCACGCCAGAACCTTCCAGTTCTTGAAGACGGACGAATCGGCAGGGCCGCCCAGGCCTCGACCGCGGAACTTCAGCTCTCGGTAGTCCATGCATACCGGCTTGTGCTCGCGACCGACGTGACCGCCGCACCAGCGACGGCGATCTTTTTTGCCGCGCACGGGGCGCGGCGGCGCGTCCGCCGGAAGCGACTGGCGCAGGAGGCGCCGGCGCACGCTCGAGGCGTGGTAGTTCGTTTGGTTTTCCTTGAGGCGCATGCGCGGAATTACTGTAGCAGCGGGTCGAACGACTGCACGAGCCTTGCGACATCCGGCGTACCGCCGCGCCACTCATCGGACGGATGCCACCAAAGGATCCAGCGGTCGGTGCTTGCCACCTGGAGCTCGCGATTGAGCGATCGGTACATATCGTCCGCTGGGCCCGAGGAGACGCTCACGAGGTAGCCGCGGTGACCGAGGGCGCGCTTGACTCGACGCTCGAATTCTTTCTGGCCAGGCCACTTGCCGATCGTCACGAGCAGAAACACCTCACCCGTCCTCCGCGAAGTCGTCGCTGAGCTCGTCGTAAGACTGCTCGGCGCGCTCGAAAAATCTCGTGCTCGCGTCGCGGAAGCGAAGAGGCACGGTGCCCGTCGGGCCGTTACGGTCCTTGGCAACGATGAGCTCGGCGTCGTCGCTCGTGCTCTCTCTGTCGTAGTACGCCACGCGGTAGAGAAACCAGACGATGTCGGCGTCTTGCTCGATAGCTCCGGATTCCCTGAGGTCGCTGAGCTCGGGGCGGCGATCTTTTTTGCCGCCGCGCTCGGTGTTGCGGTTCAGCTGGGAGACGGCGATGACGGTGACCTTGAGATCTTTCGCGAGCGCCTTCAGCCCGGCAGACAGGCTCGCGACTTCGTTCTCGCGGTTGTCTCGTTCCCGGCGGATGCCTTTCATGAGCTGGAGGTAGTCGACTGCGACGACCTTCAGGCGCTTACACGGCACGGCGGCGCGACCGGCGGCGATGTCGCGCATGAGTTTTTTCACACGCGTGCGGACGTCGAGTACGGTGAGCGCCGGGCTGTCGTCGACCCAGATCGGAAAGCGCTGAAACGCCACCGCGGCGCGCTCGAGCCGGTTCCACTCGTCTTCCGAAAGAGAATTTTTGCGTGTGCTACTGACGTCGATGCTCTCCTCGGCGCACGCGAAGCGGAGCGCGACCTGCGAGCGCGGCATCTCGATCGAAAAGAACGCCGCGCCTTCGGGGAACTCGTCACCGAGAGGGCGAGCGACGTTGGCGAGGATGTTCATGCACCAGGAAGTTTTCCCCATGCCGGGCCGACCGGCGGCGACGACGAGATCCGTGTCGTGCAGGCCGCCCGTCATCTGGTCGAGCTTCAGGTATCCCGTGGGCGTGCCGGTGCCGCGCCCGACTTCGCCGCTCTCGCGGAGCACGCGGCGCTCGGCGACCTCGTCGGCGAGAATTTTTCCGAGCGGGACGAGCTCGCTCCCGACGCCCTCGGACAGGAGCTCTTCGATGTCGTTTTCGGCGCGCTGGATGATGTCGACGGACGGCTCGGCCGCCATGTACGCCTCGGCGGCGTAGCGCTGGCACCGGAGGATGAGCTGGCGCGCCTGCCACTTGTCGCGCACGATCTCGGCGTACGTCGCGACGTTGGCGACAGCGGGGATCTTGTCGGTCAAGTCTCCGATGTAGGGCGTCCCACCGACGCGCTCGAGTTTTCCGTTTTGGCGGAGCCGAGACGCGACCGAGATCATGTCGACCGGCTGATTGTCGAGCGAGAGCTCCGTGATCGCTTCGAAGATGAACTTGTTCGAGTCGGAGTAGAACATCGTCCAGTTGACGATGGCGGCGACGTTGTCGAACTCGCTCGCCTTGATGAGTACCGTCGCGATGACGGCCGCCTCGGCGTCGAGATCGCACGGGGGCACACGCCCCTGCGACGGGCGAAGTTCTACGACAGTTGACACGTTTCGGCGTCGGAGAGGCCGGGGACATCGAAGGCGCTCTCGAGCGCCTCGCGCGTTTCGTGTGTGGCCATCAGGATGGTCTTACGCCGGAGAAACCGTTCGCGAAGGAGCGACTCGAGCCGGCTCGTGAGCCAGCCGTCGCGGGCGTAGCGACCCGGATCGACATTGTCGACGACGAGGATGTGCGACTCGCGGGCGTGACCGAAGACGTCGGCCGGTTGATCGGTGCCCGCGTCGTAGCGTTGCTGCATCTCGGCGCGCACGGTCGCGGTGTCGGCGTACCAGAGAAGCGCGCGCGGCGCGCGGCGGATGAGCGTCCGGAGGAGCGCGACCAAGAGACGCGTCTTTCCAGATCCCTTCGGACCCGAGAGGACGAAGAAGCACGGCGCTCCGGCAGCGAGGCGGTCACCAAGCGCGGCGAGCTCACCGAGCGCGGCGAGGTTTTCGACTCGAGGGTACGCGAGCACGCTCGAGTCCCAGTAGAACTTCGGAACGTTGGAGTTCTCGAGACGGCGGCGAGTCTTGTACTCGAGCCAGCGCTCGCCGCAGGGCTCCGTCACGACGCGCCGATCGCGCCAGACGGGCATGTGACCGCGCTTGACGATCCGAAAGTCCTCGGCGCACGCGCCGCCCGTCGGCGGGCATCCCGCGCAGAGGCCGAGCCGGTGCTCGTAGTCGTGATAGGCCTGGATGTTTTCCCGAAAGAGCTCGTCGTCAGTCAAGTCCGGGGGGGATCCAGATGCCAAACGGGGACAGGCGCCAGCCAGCCAGCTCGAACTCCCGCCGGCGAGCTGGACTTGCTGTCGAAGGGTGGCTTTCAGGGTCAGGCGGGTCCTGGTGATGTCCTCCGGGAACCCCGACCGACTCGCGTGCTGGAGCTTTTCGTCCATGCTGTACCGCTTTCTGCTCAGACTCTGGATATTCCAGTGTTAGAGAATGATTCGAGTCTGGTGAACGGTTCTTAGAACCGTTCGATCCAGATCCAGATCCAGATCCAAATTCTGATACTGATCCTGATCCAGAAGAACGGTTCTGGGGTAACGGTTTGCTTGAACCGTTGGGGGGTAACGGTTGTCGAGAACCGTTCACCGGAACGGTTCCGTAAGTAACCGTTCCTCCGTTACGGTAGACCTGGACCTGTAACTCTGCGTAAGTGAGGAGTTTTCTGCCGCGCCGGTACTCGCTCAAAACGCGGCCAAACGTGGCGTCCCAGCACTCCATCGTCTTGTCGGCACGTTCGTTGACGCCCGAGAGGAGCGACTCGAGGTGGTCCCATTTGAGGGCGGAATCCCCCATGTCGCACCACTCCTTGTACCATGAGAACAGAATGTTCGGGTTGTCCGCCTTGTTGTACTTTGGCGCCGCCGGGAGCCGAATCATCCGGTGCTCGGGGTCGAAGCAGAAGTGCACGCGCCCGTCGTCCTGCCGCGAGAGCTCCTCGAAGGCCCCTTCGACATCGGCGAGAGGCCGTCGGACCGTCTTGGCCATGATGACCGGATCGACGTTGGGAATGAGCCCCGGGATCCGTCGCCGGAGGTCGCTCACGAGGCACCCGATCCAGACGGTGAAGCCCGCGTAGCTGAGCTGGTTCACCCAGGGATCGGAAAAGACTTTTGCATCGACGAGATTCGCCATGCCGCTGTTCCCCCACCGAGCTAGCTCGCGAGCTTTTCGGCGCGGAGAAGTTTGCGGTGGTAAGCGCGAAGCGCTCGGCGAATGACGTCGTTGCCCGTGAGGCCGTCGAGGCGCTTCGCCTCTTCGAGGATCGCTCGATCCTCGGCGTTGAAGTAGACGACCTTGCCTCCACGCCTCTTCGGCGTGCGGCGCTTTCGTTCCCGCATACGAATGCTGCTCTCGGACATGGGATCAACGTGGATACAACCCGCATATGCGGGGTGTCAAGACTCAATCCTCGTCGTCGAGATGGAAGCCACACTCCTTCGGATCGCCGTGGATCCATCCGGTACGCGGACTCCAACCCGACAGGGCCCCGGCGGGTACTATGCGCTGACATCGCCGGCACGGTAGCGCCCACTTCGACGGGCTCACGTGGCAGTAATGTTTCGGGTGACGCCCGTCGTCCGTGTCGAACATGCCAGGCCATTTTCCGTGGCCTGCGAAGTCGTCGGCGGGATCATTGGGGTTCAAACGGCGACCGCGTGAGCGACGTTCGCGCTTTAGTTGCCAGGGTGAGCGAAGGTCCGCGTGCGGCATCACGAATTTCTGATCTAGATCTCGCCAGTACTTGTCCTGCTGCACGTCGCCCGCGAACGCCCATCCCAAGATCACGAAGAGCGGCGCCTCCCTCCCGCCGACGAGCACGACGACTTCGTCGTCCGGCGTGCCGTCCGTGAGCTCGATGCCCGCGACGGTCGACTCGACGAGCCGCGCGTCGAGCGAGCTCGGCACCTTGCCTACCTTCTTCCATGTGTCCCACCGCTCGAGTTTTTGAAAGGTCCCTTCCCAGCGCCGCCGGCACGCGAGCGAAATCGCCTTCTCGGCGATGGCCCGCTTCGGCCCCGTGTCACCACGCTTCTTGGCGGCGCGCCGCGCGGCGGCAATCTCGTCGAGAGTGAGGGTAATCGTGAATCGGGACATGCTCTTTGTTGCTTCTGACTCCCCGTCGGGGTACTCGATTGTCTAAGCCCTGAGCCCGCCTTTTGAGTAGCTCCTTTGGGCCGGCATGGGGCTTACCGGGTCGCGTCGGCTCGCAAGGTAGACGCGGCCCGAACTTTTTTCTTGCTATTGGGGTTGACAGTATAATCGGCTGCGGCTATCAGTGATATCACGGACGTTGCCGGGACGGAAATTGTTCGAGTCCCCCCCCTCGAGTGAAGGAGCCTCCCGGTAGCGTCCGAATTTAGTCCAGGTCGCGCCGTGCCATGACGCGCCCGGGATCGACGGAAAGGTCGGGCGACGGAACTGATGGCTCGCCACAGCGCAGCGCGTGATCAGGAAATCTGGGAGACGGCCCAGGCCGCCATCGAGCGGCTGTGCGCGGCGGGCGAGACCGGGCTCACCCCCCGCGACATCTTCGGGGCCGAGGAGCAACGCGAGTTTTGGGCAACGAGTTTTCTGAGGCGCCTGTCCGAGGCAAAGCTAGTTATCTCCCGCGCCGGCATGGCGGGAGGCAGGAGCAACCGGGCAAAGACCTACTTCGCAACCGCGGCGCTCGCCGTCCTCACCGAAGATCCATCGCGGCTCGAGGAGCTCGTTTGGCCGAGGGGAGCGACGTTGTCGCCGGATTTGTCGGCGCAGGAGTTACTCGAGTTCGAGGAGGAGCCCGAGGGGGAGCCGCCGGCAGAAGAAAAGCAGGACGACGGTCTGATGCCAACTGAAGGCATCGAGGAGCAGATGAAATGGATTGTCGAGAAGCGGGCGCTGACCGAGAAAGTGGACGCGCTGCTCAAGCTCGGCCTCGCGACCTTTCAGATGGTCGAAGCCCTGAGGGCCGAGCTCGAAGGACTCAAGCGCGCATGGGAATGATGACATTCGAGGAGCTCCGGGAGCTTCACGCCATGGCGACGACGCACCGAGAGAAAGCGTCGCTCGAGGTCGAGCTCTGGCAGCGCTTCGGAGCCCAGGACCCCTCGCGCACCTGGCCCGGGCGCCGGGAGTATCTGTCGGAGATCTTGCGTCTCACGCCGGCCGAGGTCGAGCGCCGGCACACACTCATCGGGCTCGGCGACGCAGCAAATCCGCTCTGGGACCGCCTCGAGCGGGACCTCACCTTGTCGGCGGTGACGGAGATCATTCGCCGCTCGCGCGCGATCAGCCGCGAGCGGGTCGGGGTCCCCATGGCCGTGACGGTAGCCGCCGTGCTCGACGAGTACGACTCGAGACCCTTCGTGCGCGATCTCGGCGGCGGCAAGCTCGGCCGGAGCGGACAGCCGACGCGACCGGTTGGCGGCCGGACCGGGCCCATCCGACGCACCTCGCGAGCGCCGGCCCCATCGCGAGCAAGCACCGAGGCGATCGACAAGAAGTCTCGCGGCTCGCAGGCGAGCGCCGAGCACGTGTTCCGTGTGAAGATGCGCGAGATCGTACGCGAGTACGTCGACGACATGCTCGCCGGGCACGCCGAGGCCAACGTCATCGGCGAAGCCGAGCGCGTCGAAGCCGAGATCCGGGTCGTCCTGGCGGAGTTTTTGGGGAGGATCACGCGAAAGAAAAAGAACCCCACCCTCGCCGAGGTCATCACGCGGTCGAAGCTCGCCGGGGCCTGTCAGATCCTGCACGTCGATCCGCCCAAGTCGGACGACTACCGCGGTGGCCGCTGGTACGGCCGGACGAAGAAGCTCTTCAAGGAGCTCGCGGCCTCGTTCCACGAGGACCGCGTCGGTAGCGGCTCGCGGGATCAGTTCCTCGCCGTCATGGAAGCGTGGCGCGTCGTGGAAGCGTTCATGGATCAGAAAGAAACGACCCGCGTGAGCGCGGGATGAAGGAGCTCGAGATATGGCCAGACGATCATCAGGTGCCCGAAACATAGAAGCGTTCCCGCTCGACACGGCGCTCACGAAGCCGGCCCGCATTGCGGCATTCCTAGCGTGGTGGGCGAAGCAGCACCCCTACGACTTCGCGGCGTACAACGAGATCTTGAAGGCCATCGAGGGCTTCAAGAAGCTCCCGCGCATGGACACGAAGGACGTCGAGTCCGTCCGTGAGTGCACGGGCCGCGCGGAGAAGGTCCTCCGTCGCGACTACCAGCGCGAGCTCATTCGCCACCGGGGCCTCGGCGCGCGCGCGAGCGTCGACAGTCTCGACGTCATCCAGAACAAGCAAGTGACCAAGGCCCGGAGGATGCACAGCGCCGCCAAGAGCTTCATCGAGACCGACAACCTCATCGACGTCCGCTCGATCCCGGACACGGCCGCCTCGCGGCCCTGGAAGCACTGGTATCAGCGCGACGCGGGGGCCATCTTGAAGATGGTGAACTCCGACGACTTCCTCGGAAAGCTTCTGCCCGCTGCGGCCGAGAAGGACGAGAAGAAGTAAGGCCGATGCCTCGTCGCCTCCTCTCCTTCGAGGAGATGCTGGTTCTTCTCCGTGCCGGTGGGGCTGCACGTCGCACGAGTTGGTCGCCAGAAGCCCAGATCTTCCTCCTCGACCATGACGAGCCGGAGCCGTGGCTCGTCCGGATCGAGCCTCTGAAAGAGGCGGTTCGTGTCGCCGAAAAAACAGGGTTCTATGTGGAGGTCCGTCCCCCGAAGGAACGTGCGAACCGATGAGTGACTACGGACGAGAGATCGCCAACACGACCGAGTGGCTCCTTTACCACACGTTCATTCCGCACTCGGACGACTGGTTTACCGTGGCCACCTGGGTGGACAAGTGGCTAAACGGCTCCGGGAGGCATGCACGCGACGAGCGCCCGAACCCCGCCCTCGTCCTCGCGGCGTTCGAGCGGCTGGTCACGACCGGGCACCTGGAGGCCGGCACCGACGACTACGGCGCTCGGGTGTTCCGCCGGAGAAAGGAGCGCCCGTGAACGCGGACGAGTGGATCCGGCGGCACCAGTGGACGGCCATGGGGATGCTCAGCGAGCACGAGCTCCTCGGCGAGACGTACTGGGCGGGCGGCCGCTCGGCCGCCTGGGTCATCGGAACGCCCGGCACGAGCGTCTACAAGGTGGAGATCATCGCCGGCATCATGGGAAGCCTCGTCGTCCACGGCGACTTCGATTTTGCCCGGTTCGCCCACTTCGGCGACCGCGAGGATGCCTGGTCACGGCTCCTGTGGATGGCCTACTGTACCGACGTCGGCTACTACGTGGCGCAGAAGGCTTCGATCGGACTCCGCCGACAGGCGACCGAAGAGTACGACGCGAGCGTGGCGGAGCACGATCTCAAGTACTGGATCCGCGAGGCCGAAACGGACGGTGCCGCGGAGAGAGCGAATGTCCTTCGCGAAGCCCTCGACGAGTACGCCGACGACGAGCAGGAGCTCCGGAGGTTTCTGAGCGAGAACGCCCGGACGAACGACCTCTGGGAGTGCCGCATCGGGACGGTGCTCAGGTGGGACGTCATCGTGAGCCACGTCGCCTTGAACAAGTGCGCCTCGCTTCTCTGGGAGAAGTACGGCGCCGAGGGCCCGAAGGAGTGTCGCGCCACATGACTCTCACGGCAAAGCAGTCGATCAATTTCTACGACGACGTCTACGACCGGTACTTCCTCGACACGGAGTTCTGCGAGGACGGTAAGACCATCGACCTCATCTCGATCGGCATCGTCGGCCCGGACGGCAGAGAATTCTATGCCGTGAACCACGATGCCGAGCTCCACCGGGTCTCGCCCTGGGTGCGAGAGCACGTGCTCCCGTCACTCCCGCCCTACGGAGACAGCGCGTGGCAGTCACGCCGGGAGATCGCCGGCGGGGTCGACAGCTTCATTGACAATGCGGGTAGGCGCGCGGAGATCTGGGCGTACTACGCCGACTACGACTGGGTGGCGCTCTGCCAGCTCTTCGGCGTGACGGAAGAGCCAGTCCATGCGAGCAAACATGCCGTTTGTCCGGAATGCGGGCCGCACGTGAAATTCGACGAGGACGGTTGCTGCGCGTGCTGCGGCGCGGATTGCACGGAAGCCCCGTGCAATTGTCTGCGTGAATTGTCGCAACTCCGCGCGCTCGTTCGGGAGCTCATGAAAGCGGCGGAGGAATTCTGGCAGGAGCGACCATGGGGCAGTACGCGCGGCAATGCGCTGCGGGATGCACTCACCAAAGCCCGCGCGCTCGTCGATCCGGAATCCGGGCAGGGGAAGAGATGACGGCGGTTTTCGATGCGCTACGTCCAATTCCGGCCCCGGAGGGCACGCCCGACCGGACACCGGAGGGGCGCCCGTGGGTGTCCTGGGTGAAGACGGGCGGCTACCAGGGCTGGAGAGCCGGCGCGCGCCCAGTAACGAGCGACGGACGCTTCTGGGACTCCGTGCTCTCCATTGCAGGAGCGTACTTCGGCACGCACGCCGACGACGTGCACTGTCTCGGTGACGGCATCTTGTCGGTCGGCGTCCTCGGCGTGACGCTCGGGTCGGGCTACGCCGAGCGGCTTTTGCAGCAGTGCCTCCTGACCGACCCCATCCGCTTCGTGAACGTCATGGCGCCGATCCTCGCAACCGGCGCCCGTATGAAGCCGAGCGGTAAGAGCGCGAGCGGCGTTGCGCTCGTCGGCCCCGAGGGCCGCCCGCTCGTGGCAGCTTCCGAGAAGCGCGACCTGGTCATGCTCGGCTCTGACTCCGTCACCTGGACGAACGCCCAGAAGGGCCGCGCGCGGCTCTGGGTGTCCTCCGTCTCGGAGCTTCTTCGGGACACCGCCATGGACCGCGCGCAGCGAGACTTCGCCTCCGAGATCTTGCCGGCCCTCCTACCGAAAGACATCCAGCACGCGCTCCGCTGGCCGGGACACACCGAGGACACGTGGATGTACACGAAGGAGCTTCAGGCCGCCTGGGCGTTCGCGATGGTGACCGTCGCTGCCGGCGCCGCCTCGGTCGCGCTTCTCGGCTCCCTCCTTGCTGAGTATGAAAACACGACGATGACCGACGCGTTGCTCCTCGGCGGGATGGAGATGAGTAGCCTCTGGCTGATGAAGATCACGCGAGAGACCTTCGGCATATGAACAAGAACAAGCTCGCTCGCCAACACGGCTTCTTCTCCTGGGAGGAGCTTCTCAGAGAAGCGAAACAGGCCCGAAAGCTCAGAGAGGAGCTCCGACAGGTGAGGCAACAGCAGGCTCCGCTCGAACACGCGGTCTCCGAGGTCGCCGGCGAGCGAGTGCTCGTCAGCGCCGAGCGCGCGGCTCTCGCGAGCGCCTACCGTGACGTCGCGCGGCTCTACCGAGAGCGCGGGGCATCGGAAGAGCGCGCGAGCCAGGCGGCGAAGGTGCTTGCGGGATACTACGAGGGCCACGCCGAAGAGCTCGAGACCGGAAAGACGCGGGCTGAGCTCATCAGGCAAGAGGCGCAAGAGATCCGAGAGGCCGGCGGCATCCCGGTCGAAAGGTTCGGTGACCGGTGATTACGAAAAAGCAACAAGAGATCCTGGACAGTATCGAGAGCGAATCGAGCCGCGAGCATTACCGGGCGCAGTTCGAGATGCAGAACGAGCTCGGTGACGACGTCGAAGCCGGAGGCATCTTCGACGCCCCGAACGTCGCCGGCTTCTTGAGTGCCCCCGGCTACGACAACAGCCGGAACGTTCTCCGTCAGGAGATCGTCGCCGGCAAAGAGGTCAGCGTGCCGGACGGCCTCTTGGGAGAGGGACCACGACTCTCGAGCGACGAGGCGATCGACGAGGCGATCGACGAAGCGGAGCGCGCGGCCGGGCTCGGCAGAGTATCGCCGGAAGACGTCCCCCCTGCCGAACAAGAAGCCCCGTCCATGGAGGTCATCGTCGAGACCGTGGCCGCCGAGGTCGCCGCCAAGGAGCGACGTCTGGTCACGGCTCTCGTGGTCCTCACCGTCGCCATCGTGCTCTTCGCGGCGTGGTGGCTCTCATGAGGGAGTTCACGGTATCGCTCGCGCATCCGGAGTGGGCCGACCAGCATAGCTGGTTCGAGGTCGATGCTTCCGACCGGAACATGGACGTGTGCCCCGAGCTCCGCCCGTGTCCGACGTGCGGCTCGGTGTGGGTCGAGCTCACGGCGGTCGGCGTCAGGGATCCGCACATCACCGGCCGGCTCGACAAGAGCTGGATCAATCTCGACCTCCGTACCGTCGCGGTGACGGTGCCCGGCACTTACTTTCAGGAGATCGTGGCCGCGCGCGTCGAGTGCGCCGAGGGGCATTCTTACGAGACGGACGGTCACCGCTACACCAGGACGCCGTCGTGGAAGGACGGCGTGGACCTGACCGTGAGCCTGGACGCGGTCGTCTACACGCTCGGCAAGCCGGGCCGAGGCCGTATCCGCAAAGCATGGAGAGTGCGGTGAAGACGCTCGAGCTGGCAAGGGCGATCTTCGTCGGGGCCGCTGTGGGTCTCGGTCTCTGTATTGTGTTCGCCTTCACCAGCGAGCCGCCTCGCGATTGCTACAAGTCGACGATGGGCAATCCCGAGGAGGTCGTCATGATCGACGGCGATCCCTTCGCCTGTTCCAACAACCTCAAGGGCTACCGCTGCCAGAAGATGGTGCCATGCCACTGAAACGAGACGTGGAGTTCGAGGAGCCGAGGACTTACGACGAGGCGATGGAGCTTCGGAGCCGGCTCATCTCGGAGGTCGACGAGATCCAGGGGACGCTCGCCGTCAGAAAAGATCTCGAATGGCGAAACGCCGCCCTCCGGTCGCTTCGCGACAAGCGCGAACAGCTGCGCTCGGTCAAGGACTGGATCCGCAAGAACGATCCGCGAAAGCAATCGGAGTGGGAGCTCCTCTCGAGAGCGTACGGCCTGCTCGAGGCCGTCGCGCCCGTCGCGGTCGGACACGCGGAAGAAATCGAGGCGCTCCTCGATGCGATCGAGCTCGTCGTGCCGGGTAAGTATCTCGGAAAGGCGGGAGCATGAAGAAAGACAAGGAGACCAAGGCCGACAAGCGCCTCCGTCAGGCAGAAAAAGCTCTTCGCTCGGCCGAGCGGAACAGGCGGCTTGCCATTGCCGAGCGCGATAAAGCCCGAGTGAAGTACGCCGCGGCGCGGCCGCTCACCGAAGACGAGCGAGATGAGCTTGCCCGGGCAGTCGCGAAGGGACAAGCGCTCTGCTGTGATGCGGGCCGCAAGTGGCTACGGCGTCGGCTCCCCGAGCCTTGGGCCCAGGCCGTGAACGAGTGGGCGTATATTCGGCTCAGTTGCACAGAAAAAGACCCGAGTTGGCTCGAGAACTACGCTGCAAGAGTTCGAAAGCTCGAGCTCGATCGGTTTCCTTTTTGTGACTGACACTCGTGACTTAGGCAGCCCCGATACCGGCCGGGTCTTCCCTCATTCCGCACACGAAGCTAAATAGTCCGTCATGAAACACCTTCGCATCTGGGCATTGTGCCTCCTCACGGTCTTCGGTATTTCTCGAACGGCGTCTGCGACGCGGACCGAGTCGCTCGCCCGCTGGCTCTTCGAGACGGCCAAGGAGCTTCCGCGCAGTCACGCGCCAGGCGAGACGGAGTCCGAAGAGCACGCGCGCCTCGAGCGCGTGTCGAAGGCGTACGCCCAGGCGGTCGTGCCGTACGCCGACGGCAAGGGCTGGACGGCGAGCGAGCTCGCCATGGCCCTGCTCATCCTCATCGCCGAAGAGACGAAGCTCGACAAGAGGATCCACGAGGGGACCGGGCACCCCGTCTGGCACGAAGATCACGGCCGGTCGAAGTGCCTCGGCCAGGTGCAGGCCTCTGGCCTCGTGCCGCGCCCGATCTGGGCAACGCTCACGGGCTCGGACGACGACGCCACGCTCCGCTGCGCCGAGGCGACGGCGACCGTGTGGGTGTCGATGGCCAAGCAGTGCGGCGTCTGGTACAGCCAGCGTGCGAGCCGGGCAAGCGTCGCGGCGACGTTCATGGCGTATGGGAGCGGCGGGAGCTGCACCCCCGGCGAGCGAGAGTGGGCGCGGGCGGACAAGTGGCTCGCCCGCATGCAAAAGCGCCCGGACCGCTCGCCCATCCGGGGCTACCGGCGGGCGTTCCCGTCGGAGGTCCCGGACGACGTAGAGCGGGAGGCGACGGCGCTCCTCGGGAGCGAAGACTTCCGCATCGGTCACGAACGCCGGATGGACGGCTGGGCCTTGCGGGTCGAGCGGCACGCCGACGGCAAGGTCGGCGTCAGCGTCTTTTTGGAGGACAGTCCCCAATGAAGAAACGCCGCATTACGGACGACGAGGTGGACGAAACGGCCAAGGAGGTCGACCGCATCATGCGCGAGGTCGGCCCGATGCTCGCTAAGCGCGAGCATTTGCCGGCAGCGATGGCGCTCGGGCTCATGGCGGCGCATCATGTGCTACACGACGGAGGGAGCGAAGAAGACTTTTTGCGCCTGTGCGGAGCGGCCTGGAAACGGTCGCTCGAGGTGCACGAGAACTGCCGGCACTGAGGGCCGGGCTGCGACTGAAAGGAGCTACCAGAGTGAGCCATAGACACGGTTTGGAACCGTTCGGCAAGAAGGAGCCCACCACGTGAGCGGCGCCTTCAGCGAAGAGCTCGGTCGCGCGGCCCTCACCCTGGCTGCCATCGGCGGAGCGCTCGGGATCGGGTATGTGCTCGGCTGGGGCGCCGCCCGTGAGCGCGCGCTCATCGCGCCCGCCGCGTCGTCGCCGCTTGCGTCGGTCGTCTCGAGCCAGCTCTCGCCGTCGGCTAGCAGCCCGGTTATTCCGCTCGGTGCTGACTACGAAGAGCGACACGCCGCCGCCGGAGCCCGCAAGAACGACGCCATCGACCGCTGCGAGAAGGAGGGCGGCGCGAGCGCCCTCGGCTTCGGATACAGCGTCATCTGCCTCAAAAAGAACGCGGTCAGTTGGCAGTTCGATCCGAACTTTCCTCCACTAAGCGAGGGGCTCAAGTGATGCGCCGCGAGCAATGGGACGCGATTCGAGACCTGACGTGGTTTCGGGGTCTTCAAGCGGAGGTCACCGAACACGTGGACGAGCTCCACAAGGTCATCGACGGGATCCGAGCTGTGTTTCCCCGCTGCCACTGGCCGAACTGCTCGAATATCGGCGTGAAGTGGATTGCCCGGCACGTCCTCTACTGCGACGAGCACGGATCACCGTTCTTGCAGGATGCGCCGTGGGCGGAGTTCGTGAGGAAGGAGGGCTTGTGACGCTCCTCGACGCGAACGGCTATCTCTCCTTCCTGCTCAACGTCGCCGGCAATCTCTTCCTCGCCTGGAAGTGGCGAAGCGGCTGGGTCGTGCGCATCGTGGCGATCGTGAGCTGGGGAGTCTACGGCGTCGAGCTCGGGAGTAAGCCCATCATCGCGAACGCCGTCACGTTCTTCTGCATCAACTGCTACGGCTGGTACAAGTGGCGGAAGGATGAGGCGAAGAAGGCCGCGGACGAGAGGTGGTTCGAGGAGCAACGGAGGCTTGCATGAGCGACGGAATGAGTGACGCAAACGCCGAGGGAGAGCTCGCCAGCAATGTCTGGCGCGCGGCGTTCGATCTCCGAGAGGCCATCTGGGCGCTCGGCAAGGCGATACAGCGCGCCCGCATGGGCCATCGCGGATGGAACATCCCGCGGGGCTTCATCGTGCGCGAGGTGAACGACCTTCTCCGTGAAACCGACTTCGGGCTCACGGATAAGAGGCCGGACAAGTGCTTCGAGCACTACGGGGCCGGGGCCTATAAGCCGCGGGAGAGCTGGAGAGAACTCGAGCTCCGTCGCGAGGTGGAGGGGCTTCGGTCCGAGCTCGAGGCGAAGGACAAGGAGATCCGCAATCTCCATGCTCTGTTCGACGGAGCGTACATTTAGATGCGGCGCACGTGGATTCGTACGGCCGACGAGCTTCCGGAGATTGGGGAGCGGGTCCTGATTTGGCCGCTCGCATGCATCGCAATGCGCTGCGAGAACGACGCGGAGTGGCAGGACGATGCGTCGGGCTGGCACTGGGAGGGCGACGGAGAGGGGCTCGTGATCCTGAACCGTGTCACCCACTGGCATCCCCTCTCGGGCCCAGAGGAGCAATCGTGAGCATTCCGAGCTGTGGCTCATGGCCAGCCTACAAGGTCGAGACGTCCGACTCGGAGCGCGCCGTCATCGTCTACGCGCGAAATCCCATGGAGGCTCGCCGCCTCGGCGCGGAGAAGCTCGAGTGCCACTACGAGGAGCGGGACTGCTCGGTCGAGCGCACCCCCGAGTGGGACGACGGCTACGACACGCGTGCGCTCCTCGATGCCGGCTGGCACTGGGAGTGCGGGGGCTGCTACCGATACTGCTACGGCTCGGATCCCCATCTCGTCGTCCGGGACGACGTCGCCTACTGCTCGGCGGCGTGCTGTATCAAAGAGCTCAAGCGCGAGCGCGCCCGTCGTGAAGCAGAATGGCGCGGCATCGAGCTCGTGACGCGTCTCGCGCCCGGCATCGAGATCCGGGGCCTCTTCTTGAACGTAGCCGGTGAAGTCGTGGCGGAGGTCGTCCGTCCCGAAAACGGCCACCGGACGGTCGAGCGGTTCGTGGAGGAGCCATGAAGCCGAGCATGACGGAGCTCGAGGCGGAGCGCGCCCGGGTGTTCCGGGGCCTGCACGCCGGCAAGCTCGGCCGGCATCTCGACATGCCAGCGGAGCGATTCACGTACGAAGTCAGCGAGACCGGAATCGGTGCGAAGATTGTCGTCCGTTGCCGGTGCGGTGACAGCCTCGACATCACGGACTACGAGTCATGGTGACGCGGAGCGCTCCGCCGCCCAATAGGTGCCAGGTCTGCGGCCTGCGCGAGTCGATGGGCGTTTTCTGTTCGCCGCTCGGAGCGATGTCGCTCGCGTACTGCGGCGTGTGCGGTGGCCTCGGCCTCGAGCCCCCCGGGCTCATCGCCGGCATGGTCGACGTGAACGGCGGCTGGGACGCCGTCGCCGACTGGCTCCGCGGCTACCCGGCGCACGCGATCCACATGGGGATGCTCGTGCTCCACGATAGGGTTCACTTCTACAGGGCCGCCGATGCCTGAGCCGAAGACGAAGCGGTGGTTCGTGATCGTGACCGGCTCCAGAAAGTGGTCGGACGCCGAGGCGATTTCGCGCCGGCTCGAGAAGTACCCAAAGGGCACGATTCTCCTCCACGGCGGCGCCGTCGGCGCGGACAGAATCGCGGCCGCCATCGGCCGGGGGCGAGGCTTCGACGTCCTGGCGGTGCCCTATTTCCGGGAACTCGACAATGGGGGCGGCCCCGAGCGTAACGCCGCCATGGTGGCGATGGGCGCGGCGGTGACGAAGTGGTTTCAGGTCGTGGTCGAGGCCTTCCCTCTGCCCGGCGGGACGGGCACCCAGGACTGCATGCGGCAGGCCGAGGCGGCGGGCCTCTCGGTGGAGAGTAAATGACGAAGCCGAAGAACCCGCACCCTATCGCCGTCACGCCGATCCCGATGCGCCTCTATTGTCCCGAGTGCCACCGGCTCCACGTGGACGAGGGCATCTGGGCGACGAAGGTCCACCACACCCACTCGTGCCAGCACTGCGGCATGACGTGGCGCCCGGCCGTCGTCGCGACGGTCGGCGTACAGTTTCTACCAGGCTTCAAGAACTACTGATGGACGACGATGGAGACGACGACGAGCTCGAGCGTTACATCGCGCTCTGTAAGAAAAAGACGCGGCGCTACGAGCTCGTCTGTCCCGGATGCGAGAAGGGAGTTCCGGTGCTCGACGGCGGGCGTTACCATTGTCCGGTGTGCTGCAGGGTTTCGACCCGGCTCTGCGAGCTCACGAGGCGAAAAGACAATGCGTAACCGCGCAAACCTGGTCGTGGGGCTCTTCGCGCTCGCCGTCGCTGGCTGGCCGGGCGGGACCCCGAGCGGCAATCTCCTCATCGGCGCTCTCGGTCTCCTAAACCTCGCTCTCTACATCTGGATGCCGAGGCTATGAAAAGGAAAGCGCTCCTGTGCGTGTGCGTCCTCGAGCAGCGGACGTTCAAGAGGAAGAAGGCGCTGCCGTGCTGGCAGTGCGGGCGCGGCAGGCCGGAGCGGCTCGGCCAGATACAAAGGAGCAGAACATGACGCGCGGGAGCGACGAGGAAAAGCCGATCAGTTTCGAGCTGCCGGTCGACGAGCTACGGCCCGACCCGGAGACGTTGCCCGGAGGCGGCTTTCTGCGGGTCTACGTAGTCGAAGTGTGGAGCCATGGAGGTTGGTGGCCTGGTGACACCTTCACGCCCTACGCATACAAGGCGGCAGAACAACTGCAGGCGCTGAGGGTTCGCGGAGCGAAGGCGCGCGTCGTCGCCTACGTGCGGGAGCGCGTCCAATGAGTCAGCCGAATCCCGAGGCGCGCGCGCTGGGCGAATCTAAGCTCCCACGCGGCATGTTTCGTCCGGTGTCCGTCTACGTCTCAGACGATGGCGGCGAATACCTCGTGCGTGACTACGCGGGCCAGAGTGGGCGCTTCTGCGTGATCGGGCCCTGGACGGTCGACGTGTTGGCGTCATTCCCGAAGCTCCACGAGGCACACGACTTCATCGAGAAGCGGGCCGGCAAGGGCAGATGGTGGGTGCGCGGATGACGAAAGAGTTTCGACGGCTTGTCCGCGCCGTACTCAGCGGACGCCTCAATCGCGTGAGCCTGTCGATTCGACACAAACGCGGCGGCTTCTATGTGGAAGCTCTGGCGGACACCGGCGAGCACGTGTTCGCTTCGGCCAGCTACGCGCACGTGCATCACATCGACGACAAGCGGGTCAAGCTGTCCGACGTACTGTTGGTGAGCGCGCGGAGGATGGGCGAGGCGTTCGCGATGGCCCTGCCAGATGAACGGGATCAGAAACGGAGCGGGTGAGCGGAGATGAAGCAGAGCTCTCAGCGGGTCACGAAGACGGCGATTCTCCGGAAGGTAGCTCCAGCCAGTCCTCGCGGTGAAGGCTGGGACCCGGGGGACTTTACTCGCGGGTACATTGCGGCCGTAGCGGAGTTCGCGCGTCGCCAGACGACCCCTGCTGCGGTGCTGTCAGCCGCTGGAATCACGCGCGAGGTCGCGAAGGCCGCTAGGCCTCTTCGCTTCGACATGGACGCGATTGAAGAGCATCTTGCTAGCTCAAAGACCAAGCGTGCGAAGACCCGTGCCGCCGAGATGAGACGTGCACGGACTTGGAGCAGATGATGAAGCACGTGACTCAGCCGTATACAATGTCGAACGCGCCGGTCGATTCTGTATGCCCAGAATGCCCACCGTACCGTCCGTTTCTGTGTCGACAACACCAAGAGGAGTACACGCGCAACTTGTTCGGGGATGTCGGCCCCGATGGTCGATGTCGCTGTCTTTCCCGCGAACACATCGGCACGTCAGGGTTTGTCGAATGGTGTCCGCGCTGCGGCTCCCTTGCGGTGTTCGAGGCCGGGCGATGGATATTTAAAACGCCGTCTGAGGTGAGCGGAATCAAAACCGGCGAGGGCTCGCGAAGATGAAGCATCCCCGAATCGGAAACCGTGCGCACCGGAGCACCAGAGAGGCGGTCTCTTGAGCAAGCTAAAAATGCCTGAGCGACAAACAGACGACGGGGCGGTTGCTCTGCGCCGAGTCGGTGAAAAGATCGCGGTGCACGTTACCGATGGCGGCGTCGATCAGGAGCTTGTTATGGGCGAGCACAACGCTTGGCGTATCTTCGGGATGCTCGCGGTCATGCTGCAAATCCCGCTCTCTCCGAAGGTCGGCAAGGCGATCGTGTTCTCGCCTCCGGAAGGCGATCGAGGCCACGTTTCATTCAAGTTCGAAGTGCCGGAGCCGAAGACGCTCGGCGAGAGAGTCGCGCAACACCTCGTGGCGAAAGAGATGAAGGCCGCGCTGGGTGAGCGCGGAGGAAAGTGATCCGATGAGCCACGTGAAGCATCAGAAGACGGCAAGTCGCGCGAAGCGGAATCGCACTCATGAATGGTTCGATCTTCCCGTTGAACAGTGGATCGGAGTCGAGCTCGATAGGAGCCACCTGGCTCCGCACACCGTCGTCGTGGGCGGATATGCTCGCGCACGCCTGAAAAGTGCGAAAAGAGCAATCGCGCTCGCTGAAAAACTGAGGTCTGTGTTTCGCGAAGAAAGCGAGCGCGCGCCGTGAAGCATTCCCGAGCCACTGTCCGCGTGGAGCGGATCAAGAAAGAGGGAGTCTCTTGAGCGACGCGAAGCCACGGACGATCACTCTCAACGCCTACCAGCGCGCGAATCTGCTTTGGCTGATCCGCGCGTGCGGGTATCCGAGTAATCGCGATGGCAGCCCCTCCGGAGTGCCGCCGTTTACATGCGCGAACACGGGCGACTGGCTCGGTGAGGTGTACGGCCTTCTCGGCGGATTTGATGACGAGCCGGACCGCAGCCCGAATCAATCGCTGGACGGTCTGCGCAAGAGCGTCGCTTGGTGGTTCGACGAACAGAAGACCAAGGTGCAACCGTGAAGCACTTTGACGAGGCAGTCCTTTGACCTACCGCTGTGGACTTGGCTTCCCCGGTCACGAGCGGCTACCGTCGATCACCTGCGATGGCTGTAGAGTCGTGCTCACGCTCATCTCGAACCCGCCTCCGAAGTGGTTTCTGGACGGACGCGCCAAGCCGGGCTGGCTTCTGGTGCGTCACGAGGAGCGCGACGGTCACGTCAGAATGCGCTCCGACTACTGTCCCGCGTGCAAGGTGAGCAGGCGCAAAAAGACCAAGGTGCAACCGTGAAGCAGTGGGTAACGGCTGTCTGTGAGGACCGCGTCTCTGCAACCCCAAACTTTTCGAGAGGAGAGAATTGAATCATGAAGATCTACGTAGCATCGTCCTGGCGGAACCTTCTGCAACCCGGCATCGTGCACGCGCTTCGGCGTTGCGGTCACGACGTCTACGACTTCCGACACCCTAAGCCCGGCGACGACGGCTTTCGCTGGTCGGAGGTGGGCGGACCTTCGGGATACGTTCACGGCGACAAGATCCCGCCGAGCGTGTACCGTGAGATGCTCAAGCACCCGCGAGCGGCCGAGGGCTACGCGCAGGACATCGGTCACGTCCATTGGTGCGACGCCTGCGTCTACGTGCTGCCCTGCGGTCGGTCTGCGTCGTTCGAATTCGGTTACGCGATGGGGCAGGGGAAGCGCGGCTACCTCGTCGCGTTCGACGACATAGAGCCGGACCTGATGTTCCGTGAAGCGACCATCATCACGAACATGGACGAGCTGTTCGACGCTTTCGGCGAGCCAGCGGAGCACGGCGAGCTAGTTCAACGGACTGGGTCCGTGCCGTGAAGCATCAGAAGGCGGTTATCCGCGCAGAGCCGGTCACGCAAACCCCAATCCCGCACGCTCCGGGATGTGGCTGTAACCCAGTGCTTCACCGGTACAAGTGCCGGCACTGCAAGCGCGTCGTCGGCTGGTGCATCGGCGCCTACGACGACATCGAGCGCGCGGCTGGACCGATCTGCGACGATTGCGCCGCGAGCCGCGCGCATGAGGTGGCCCCATGAGTACCGTGAAGCGGCCGGGAACCGTAGTCAGGGAGAGAGTGGTGCCCGATGCTGTCGCAACTGACGCAACCGAAGTGGCCGCGGGCGTATACATGCCGGCGCACCAGACTCACGTAACGCTGGCGCCGTGGTTTGTTAGAGGACTCTCAGCTGTTGCTGACGACGAAAAGGAGCCGAACATGAATCCCACCGACCAAGGCCCGAAGCCCGACCCCTGGGACACGGCCGACTACTACGAGTGCCGAGAGGGCGTCGAAGAACTCACGCACGAAACGCTCGAGGATGCGCTCGAGTCGTACCTCGACGGATGCATGGAGCCCGAGTGCGATGCGGAGGCGGTGATCCGGGCAGTCGGCATGATCGAGGTCACGGCGTATGCGCGCAAAACGGTCGATCCGGCAGACGCGAAGCGCTGGGCCGAGCGACTTGCCGACGAGGTCAACGAGTCGTGGCGCGACGAGGAGTACGGCAATCCAGACGATGACCAGGGCGGCCCTGGCGACGACGAGTTCGTGCGAGAGGTGACCGCCGTAATCCAGCGCGCCTTCGACCGGACGGACGTGTGGCAGTGCGAACGCGTCGCCAAGCGGAAGTTTTCGACCGAAGAGCTACTCGCCATCATGAGAAAAGAGTGTCCGGAGTGGTTCCGGCCGGCGGAGAAGCCGTGAAGCCGAGCGAGACGCGGTCGTTTTGGGAGAAGCTCAAGGAGGCGCCGGCGGTGGTGCTCTTCGCCCCGCTCTTCTGGATAGCGCTCAGAAAGGGCTGGGGGCACTGATGCCCTGCCTCGGAACATGAAGAAGGCCGATCAGTCCGAGCGTCGATGGTTTCAGGCCGCCGACAGGACCGTGAAGGAGCTCGAGAGAAAACGAGCTTCGGCGGATACTGCCTACCGGCTGACGGGCCATCCGAAGCACGAACGCGAGCGCTTCCTCCTCGACACGACCCTCGACCAGGCCCGTCAGATCCGGCGCATGAGGGAGAAGGAGCTCCGCCGAGCAGAGGTCGAGGGGAGCGCCCCGACACCAACGGAAGAAGATCATGAAAGACCCGAATAGACGCCCCATCTTCGAGCCCTCGGTGCTGCCGGTGCAGACGCTGAGCTCGAAAAATCCTCACGGCCGCACGCCGCTCGAGGCACTTCTCATGCGCGCGCTCGGCACGAAGGACCCGCAAAGGCTCGAGAAGTTTCTCGCCACGCTCCGGGACAAGGCCGTGATTCTCGAGAAAGAAGGCTACGAAGGTCTCTGCCGGGAGATCCGCCGCAAGGTCGGTAGTACGTGACCGGAACCGTTCGACGCGGCTTTCTGGAGGTCGATCCGTCGTGGGTCGAGTGGCTCCTCGCGGCGTCGACTTGTCTCCCCTCCTTCCAGATGAGTGCGGAGGGGAGCGCGTGGCAGTGGCGGGGGCCCTGGCGCTGGCCGCGCAAGGTAGGCCTCGGAGTGCCGTTCGTGAGGGCCGCGATCGAGCTCACGGGCGATGAGGAGCCGCACCACGTGAACTGGTGGGCCAATGTGCTTCGGGTAGGCGGCTCCTACCGGAGTCATTCGCACGACGGCCGGTGGGTCTTCGTCTACCACCTGACGGCCGGCACGGCGCTCCACTTCGAGACGGAGAGCTTTCCTGCGACGCCCGGGCAGATGCTGGTGTTCGGGGCGGGGCTTCGGCATTGGACCGACCGGGCCGAGCGCGATGCGCTGCCGCGGGTCTCGATCGTCGGCAATCTCTACTATAGGAGAGGCCACCGAGTGGGGGCCTGAAGGAGCCGGAGCATGACCAAGAAGAAGAAAAAGATCCGACGGGAGCCCTGGGGCCCGCTGTGGATGCTGCAGGCGCAGCTCATTGGGTTTACGAGCTACAAAGGCAGAAAGCTCGGTCTCACGATCATCGGAACCGCTGGCGAGTACTTGCTCTTGGCGCTCGAGACGACTGCCACCGCGCCCGAGGAAGTCTTGGGCGAGCATGCGCACGAGTCGCTAGGCACTTACCCCACCGTCAGCGCCGCCATGACCGCGGCGGCGGCGTACGCGAAGAAGTGGTGGCGCTCGCAGTCGAAGAAGACGGCCGGGCCGTGGTGCGGCTGCGTGGAGATCGAGGAATGAAGATCGTTGCCGATGACGTCCGTCGCCTGAGTCTCGAGCCGCTCCGTCCCTTCGTCAGGGATAACCACGAGTTCTACGGGGCGCCGGGCAAGGAGCACTATGCCTTGCTCGCGTACCTGTCGACCCGCGTCAGCGGCCGGACGATCTTCGACATCGGCACGCACCGAGGCGATTCCGCGATGGCGCTGTCGCTGAATCGAGACAATCGGGTGATCTCGTTCGACCTCGTCGACAAGGGAGTTCCGGAGATCCGGCGGCTTCGCGACAACGTGTGCTTTTGCCTCGCCGATCTCTGGGATCCCGCGGTTCGAGAGACATGGAAGAGCCCGCTCCTTTCGAGCGCGATCATCTCGATCGACATCGATCCGCACGAGGGGCGCCGAGAGCTCGAGTTCGTGGAGTGGCTCATGGCGGAGCAGTACGCAGGCATCGTCATCTTGGACGACATTTGGTACTTCAAGGACATGCGGGACCGGCTCTGGTCCCGGATCCATGGGGATTTGAAGTGCGACGTGACGCCCATAGGGCACTGGTCCGGGACGGGCCTCGTATCGCTCTACGAGCACGTGGAGTGCGACGCCGTGCCGAAGCGGCTCTATACCGGCAACTGGACGCTCGTCACGGGCTACTTCGATCTCACGACCTTGCCGGACGCGACTCCGGAGATCCAGGCGCGCCCGCCGACTCATTATCTCGACGATCACGCGGGCGGCACGCTCGGCCTCGACCAGAACCTCGTCATCTTCACGGAGCCGAAGTACGAACAGAAGATCTGGGACATGCGACCCCGGTGGCTCTGGCCGCGGACAGACGTCGTCGTGAGGTCCTTCGACACATTCCCCATGTGGCCGCATCTCGAGCGCATCATCGAAAACCGAAACGGCCCGGCGTGCGCTCGGGACCGGCGTAATACCGCCTCCTACTACCTCTTTTGCATGGCGCGGAGCGCGATGCTGAAGAGCGCCATGCGGGTGAATCGGTTCGAGAGCACGCACTTCGGCTGGATCAATATCTGCATCGAGCGGATGGGCTTTCGTAACCTCGCGCATCTTGCAGGGGCGCTAGCCTGCAATCGGTCGAAGTTCTCGTGCGCTCAGATCGACTACATCCCGAAGAGCGTGCTCGGCTCCCTACCGGCGTTCTTCGGCAGAGAAGGCTGCCGTGATCCGCATAGCCCCGAGCGGTCGTCGATGTGTAGCGGCTTCTTTACGGGCGACGTCAAACACATGACCGAGGTCACGAGCCTCGTGGAAACGAAGTTTCTCGAGTGCCTCGCTCTGGGCTACGGCCACGCCGACGAGCAGCTCTTCGGGCTCGTGCATGCGGACCGCCCGGGGCTCTTCGATTTGTATCCGGCCGACTACACCGAAATGGTCACGAACTACGCGGCGGTCCACGAGCGGCCGGGCAGTATCCTGAATACCGTCATCGCGGGGAGCCTCGCTGCCGGCGACAGAGCGGTGACCGAGCGGGCCGTTGCCGCTGTCTGGGACGGTTACGTAGCGGGCAAGTGCCAGCTTACCGATCGAGAGCTCGAGGCCCTGCTTCACGCCAGGAGTACTTGTACGCCACCATGAGCTCCGACTTCGGGCAGTCGACGACGAAGTAGGGTGCGTCGCCGATGACGTCGAGGACGCTCGCCCAGAGCGTCGTGCGTAAGGAGCTCCCGGGCTGAATATCCTCGAGTACGAAGACGCCACCGGGACGGAGGTGAGGCCAGAGGTTCTGGAGCGTGGACAGTTGCGAGGCCGCGTCGTGGGCGCCGTCGTCGATGACGATGTCCATAATCGGCTGGTCGCTCCGAAAAAATCCGTCGACATCGGTCCTCCGCGTCGAGTCGCAGAGCGCCGTCTCGATGCGCTCCTCGGAGAATTGCGTGTCCTTCTGTACGTCGAAACCGGTGACCCAGGCCCGCGGAAAGTATTCTCGCCACGCTCGGAGCGACGCCCCGGGTCGATAGCCCGGCAGATCGTGGCCGTACATCGAGCTCTCCGCTCCCGGGGTCAACGTGCCGATGCCGATCTCGAGGAGGCGGACCGGTCGGCTGCGATAGGGCGCAAAAATCTCGCTGTAGGTCCTCGCGTAGCCGTTCTGGCCCTTGTCGGTTCCGTGTCGAGCAAAAAGGGAAATGAGCTCTAGCTCGAGTGCCGATCCAGGCATCGTTGGTTCTCCTTTAGTACGAGCTTCGGAGCGCCCGGCAGCGCCGGAGCCCCTCTTCTAAGTTCCCGTCCTCGAGCGCGCGGACGGCCATGTCGAGGATGAGGGCCTGGCTCCCCCGGACCCGCCGCCAGTTCTCGGCGAGCGAGGGGTGGTCGCCATAGTACGTCTCGAACCGCTCCGGGTGCCGGAAGAGGACGCGTCCGATGAGCATCTCGTCCGTCGCGACGTAGCCCAAGTCTAGCGAGAGCTCCCACTCCTTCTCCATCTCGGCGGCAAGCCATCGGATCTCCGCCGGTCGCGCCGACCAGAGCCCACCGCCGACGGGCCACCAGTGTCGCTCGTAGTAGCGGTCGACGGAGTATCGCGCCGAGCGGGGCACGTAGGAGATTTCCGAGAGCCGGATCTTCCCCGGCTCGGGAGGCCTCGCGAGGACCTCGTGGAGCGTCTCGCCCTCGCGGTGAGGCAGGCAGAGGTCGGCCCACGTGAGCACGGCGTCTGCGTTCACTTGGGACGCGGCGTCGACCATCCAGGAAATCCGATGCCGCATGAGGCAGAAGTAGCGCGGCGTGTCCTTCAGAGGGTCCCATCCGATCCGCGAGTGCTGGAGATTTTGGGTGATGCGATCGATGTCGGAAAAGTCCGGTGCGATGACGGGTACGGTCAATATCCTGCGGAACGCCGTCCGCTCGATAAAGTCGTCGTCCGCGTAGACGACCATCGACACACCCGCGTGACCGAGGAGCCAGGATGACCGAACGGCCCACTCAGCGGTCGGCGTGCGTCGCTCCTCGAATTTCTCGAGGTTGTAGAAGCCGGTGACGATCATGGCCATTGCCGGATGCTCCGGAGCACCAGCTCGACATCGAACGTCGCCCAGCGCGCTTCTCTGTCCTCGACGCCGTAGGTCGCGATGAGCCGGCGGCCGAGTTTCGCGAGTCCGCAGCAGTACTCGACGCCTGCGTGATCGAAGTACCAGGGGAGCGACACGCCGACCACGGTCGGGACGTCGCCTTCGAGGAGCACCCAGCGGTGGCCGTAGATCGAGTATTCCCAGCTCGCCGTATTGGGCATGTACGCCGTCTCGTGGACGACAGCGAGCCACCGATTGCGAGAGATCTGTACGGGCGAAGAGCTCCCCTTGAAGCGAGCGAGGCGCCGGGCGGGCGTGTAACGCCGAAACTCTTGGCAGGCTCCGGTCTCCGTGTCGACTTCGACGATCACGAACGGGTCCCACGAATAGATGACAAGGAGCGTCCGCTGTCCGACGTTGCCCTCGATGGACCACGGGACCCAGTTTTTCTCGCGTGCACCGTCGTGCTTCTGACCGTAGTCGAGCGTCTTCAATTCCGCGACGCTCCGGAGGTCGTCGCTCATGCGACCGAGGACGACTCGCGGCCAGCCGCCCGCGCCCGGCGTTTGGCAGCTCGTCGCCGTAAACCAGAGCGCCCCGTTGTGCCGTACCCAGCGCTTGTCTTCGAGCCCCCGGATACGCGTGAGCTCCCATTCGGCAGGGAGCGTCTCCTCGATTTCTACTGCGTCGCTCGTCACGACGAGTGCGTCGTCATTGAGCTCGGCTTCCGAGACGGCGCCGCGCGTGAGAAACGTCCCCCCGTGCGGGTCGTAGTAGCGGCCGTTTCTTTGGGTGTAGTTCACGAGGCGAAGGTGCACATCGAAGGAGTTATAGGCCTTCGCGGCCGGCGCGATCGTTGGGTTGGTCGCGACGTACGGCAGCCCGTATTTGTCGTCGAGTCCCGCCGGCACGGGGAAGGTCCCCTTCCCGAGGCTCGGAAACTCCGACAGGTAAAAGGTCTGATTGCACGCGAAGTGATCGTAGCGATCGGCCGATTCGCCGCGGCGAAGAACGAGCTTCTCGGCCGCTTCGGCTCCTATCGCTCGGCCTCCGACGGCGTAATAGCCGACGATCGAGGTCTCGTAGAGCGGCTCCTTGTCGTTGGCATCGGATTCGACGAAGAGCTTATCGCCCGAGCGCGGGAGCGCCCTCGCCCTCTCCGCGAACATGAACGCGAGGTTGTTCTTCCCTGCCAGCCGAAAGTGCGTCGCGAGGCGCGAGAGGGGCTCGGCTCGATGGGGCCGTTCCTCGTGGGCGCGAAGGAGCGCGGCCATACCGGCATCCTCCTCTCCTAGCGCGAGGAGCGCGCGCCCGATCTTGTAGAGCGAATACCAGATTTCTTCGTCCCAGCCGCCGAGGAGGCGCCGCCGCGTGTAAAAGGGGATGGCCTTTGCGAACTCGCCGATGTCGAAATACGATTGAGCGAGGTAGAAGAGGTAGCGCACGTTGTTCGGCTCGGTCTCGAGCCCCTCGGTGAGCAGGCGAATGTCCCGTGCGGTCTTGTCTCCCTTGGCTCCTCCGTCGCCTATGTCCTGGATCCAAAGGTGCGGCATTGGCGTCGGTGTGCAGTTGGGCTCGGGGCTCCAGTACTCGTGCGTGACGCCGACGCTCGTCCACTTGTGCGACAGTCGGCAGAGCCGGGTGTTCGACCAGCGGAGATCTCCCGTCCGCTGTTCGACCTCGTACCAGGGCTCGGTGAGCTTCTGTCGGTCGAAGAGCCCGGTCGAGTGCAGGATCATGTCCGCGTCGAGGCAGAGCATGTAGGTCCGCGCTGGGGGCCAGTATATGGCGGCTCGCTCGGCGGCTCGCTCGGCGGCCCGGGTGCGGTTATGGCCAAAGTTTCGCCACGGGTCGTGCCACACGACGGTCCGAAGGTTGTGCGCTCGGCCGAAGTCTTCGATCTTCTTGACGGTGTCGTCGGTCGAGCCGGTATCGGCCACGAACACCGCGCTCAAGAGCGGCCGCGCGCTCTCGAGGCATCGCTCGATGACGCGCGACTCGTTCTTGACGATCATGGATAGGACAAGGCGGATCTCTAGGTCGTCGGACATGTGTAGCTCCCGGGCAAATCTAAGCCCAGATCCGGTCGCCGGGCGAGCCCTTTCAGGCTGGGCTTCCCTTGCTCGCTTAACCGGGCTATTCTCGTCAGCATGTTCGGGTCGTCAGCGGACGTATTCGAGAACATCCCGCCTGAAGTCACTCGCGAGTCTGGCCCCCCGGCCCCGGCTGGCGTCGGTGCGACGCCCGACGGCCTAGGCATGCAGGGCATGGGAGCGTACGCCACGGCGATGAGCGGCAAGGTCGACTTCCTCGAGCCCGGCGACGCGTCGCCCGAAGCGGCTCTTCGGAGCGCGGGGCTCGTGTCGCTCGCCGCGGCAGTCGCTTTCGGAGCGGGACTCGCGCTCGGCGGAGGCTGGGGCGCGATAAGCGGCATCATGCTCTCGGGCTCCGGCTTCAACATTTACCGAGCGCAGAAGTGGTGGGGCTCGCCCGAGCCGAGCGAGAAACACGAAGCGGTCGTCTCGGCGATCTTCGGCGCGATTGGTCTCGCTGCCGGCGGCTACTCGGCATACAAGGCCTACCAGGCGAAAGGTTAGTATGGCCGACGGCGACGGCGCGACGAGCGGCAGCGCGACGATGGTGGACGCGCAGTTCACGGCCGTAAAGTACTTGAAGCCTGCGCCCGGTTTCGAATCGGTCTATCAAGGCGTCGACGCCCGGACCCCCATCGCGATCCCGTGCGTGAAAGATCCACGCGCCGGGACTCCGGGCTTCTCTCGTGATCTGATGGAGGGCGTCGCGGTCCCCGAGGGAGCGCGGCTCGTCTTCTGGATCCCGATGTGCTTCATCTCGGATCCCGAGTCGCTGTCTCCCTTTCGCTTCTACAGCTACAGGTTCGTGTGGAGGTTCAATAACCTCGGCAGCTATCGTGCGCCCGGCGCGAACCAGCCACGAAAACCCTACCACCTGGCGGTGCAGAGCCCCGGAGCCCCTGACACGACGATTCCGGGAGCGCCGTCTCCGCGCGTCACGATCCCCGCGTCCTGGGGCGACATTCTGATCGAAGGCACGGAGCCCGCTACCGGCTCCTTCAACAGTAACCTCCGCATCGAGCAGATCACGCCGCGCATCGACAATCTCGCCGACCTCCTTCAGCCGCTCCTTCCGGACGGTCGTCCTGGCGTGATTCAGCAGGGCGTGTTCGACCCCGCGACGAGCGGCGGCGCAGCAATGCCCATCTCGCTCCCCTTCTGGCGCGACGCCGAAGGCGACGAGCTCATCATTTTGGTCCGACGCACCGAGCCGACCGGCGTGTGGGACTTCACCGATCCGGATTTGGATCTCGCGTTCTCTAACGTTTACGGGACCGGTGACGGCGCGCATCCGATCTTCAGGGATGTGGGCATCACCATCCAGAGCGGGACGAACCCATGAGCAGGTACGGCACAGTCGCAAAAAATTCGGCAAATTCCCTTCGCACCTTCGTTGTCGAGAGCTCGGAGCCCGACAATCTCGAGGCGCTCGCAAACGTCGCGCTCGCGGCCATTCCGGGGACGTACGCCGTCATCGACGTCACTCTCGCGGGGGCCGGCCTCGGCAATGCCTTCACGATCACAATCGAAGCGGGCCTGAAGACGGATCTCGTCGACGGCGGATTCAACGTCGCGCCGACGGTCGTCTGCTACGCGGCGGCGACTGCCGATGAACTCACGATCGCGCACGACGCGGCCGTCCCCGGCGCGGGCAACATCGCCGACAGCCAGGTCGCGGGCAGCGCCATGGGCCAGCTCTTCATGGGGATGCTGGTCATCGGCACGCCGACGATCTCGGGGGCGACGGGCGCAACGGGCCCGACGGGCGCGACCGGGCCGACGGGCGCTACGGGGCCCACGGGACAAGACGGCTCTGCCACGAATACCGGCGCAACCGGGTCGACGGGCGCAACGGGCCCGACGGGCGCAGTGGGCGCTACGGGGGCTACGGGCGCGACGGGTCCCACGGGCGCAACGGGCGCAACGGGCGCAACGGGCGCGACGGGCGCTACCGGTGCGGCCTCGACGGTGACCGGTCCAACCGGTGCAACCGGCCCCACGGGCGCGACGGGCGCAACCGGCGCGACCGGCGCAGCCTCGACCGTGACGGGTCCTACGGGCGCAACGGGTCCGACGGGCGCGACGGGCGCTACCGGTGCAGCCTCGACGGTGACGGGCCCGACGGGAGCGACAGGTCCGACGGGCGCGACGGGCGCTACCGGTGCGGCCTCGACGGTGACGGGTCCGACGGGAGCGACGGGTCCCACAGGCTCGACAGGCGCAACCGGCGCATCGAGCACGGTGACCGGTCCTACCGGCGCGAGTGGTTCGTCGTTCGTGCAGAGCGGATTCACTCCGCTCGCTGCCGATCAGTCCACCAACAGCACGGTCTTCGTCGACCTCCTCACGGTCGCCATCGTCGTCGCGACGGGGCCGTTCTTGCAGATCGACGCGAGCTTCGCGGCATCGCCGCTCGTCGGCGTCGACTTCGCGGTGGACTTCCGTGTGACGCTCGACGCGGCGCCGCTCGCGGGCTGTGCGATTTCCCTTCCGACCATCTCGCAATCCGAGTCCGGCGGCATCACGTGGCGGGCCTCCGGCGTCGCTCCGGGCGCACATACGGTGGTCCTGCAATGGAAGGTGAACACGGTCGGTAGAACCGCCCAGATCCGACCCGTCACCGTCCCGAACAACGAGCACGCGGCCCTGAGGGTGTTCGAGACCACCACGTAATCGACAATGAGATGACGATCAGGGCTGAAACGGGCACTTCTGGGCGAGGTACGCCGCGCGTCCCGCCGGGTGCCAGCGCCACGGGACTGACCTTCGACAGCCCGCAGGATCTTGCCGCCTATAACGCGACTGCGTTGCCGCATGACTCGGTCGTCGAGGTCGGCGTGGTGCACGACTCGTATCGTTACATCCCGTCGCCGAGCGCCGAGCTTCTAGCAGCCGTAGATGGCTTGAACGTCATCGCGCCTGTCGCGCCCGCAGGTGCGGTATTCGAGCGGCTCTATCTGCCTAATCAGGTAGCTTGGTACCAGACAGCGTGGACGATCGATCCGGTAGCGGGTGACGACCGCAACGCCGGCACGGCTCTGTCGCCGCTCAGGACGCTGAACGAGTGGGCTACCCGCATGCAGAACGGGGTCGTACAGCAGGACGTCACCGTCACCGTCCTTGCCGGCACCGCCAACACGAAGCCGATCTACCTCCGCATTCGGATCAGCTACGCGGCGAGCGCGATCATTCGAATCGTCGGCACGGTCACTCCTGATGCCGGCCACACGGTGACGGCCGTCACGGCGAGCGTTCCGACGACTTCCGCCGGAACGAACGTGCGCGGATTCATCTCGAGCGCAGACGCTTTCACGGACAAGTCGCGCATTCGGTTCACGTCCGGCGCTCGGAGCGGCTACACGTGCCAGGTAACGGGCTTCAACGTCGTCAACACGTCGGCGTTCATATCGACCCCGGGCATCCTCTCGAACCTTCACCCGCCGAACTCTATCTCTCCGGCCACGGGGTTTCCGGCGATCAACGACACCTACGTCGTCGACACGTTGAACACCATCGTCGACACGACCGACATGAACATCGAGGTCGACGGATCTGGTCGATTGATCTTCGAGGACGTGAATCTCAGAAACATCTCGAACCCGCAAAACCTCATCGTTTGTCGCGGCGCAAACCCTGGGAACTTCGGTTCGTCCGTTCTTTTCTACAACTGTATCGCCCCGAGCGGCGCAGAGGTCATCTGGCTTTCGGACTCCGAGTGCTCGTTCGTCAACTGCGCGTTCGACGCCTTCTTCGCGTCGGCCAATAACTCGGTCGTCTTCATGCGCACGTGCGTGTTCCGTCTCTTGAGCGGCAGCGGCCTATCGTGTCAAGCCGTCGAGGGCGGCTACATCCAATTCTCGAGCCCGAATTGCTTCGACGGCGCCGGGATCAATATCGACGACGGATTCATGGAGTTCAACAGCGGCGACGCGCAGTGGTGCGACGGGCCTGGAGGAACCGGCCTTCAGACCTTCGGCAAGGTGTACGTGCACAGCGGCTTTCTCATCTGGGGCGGCAGCGCCAACAGCGGGAACAACTTTGCGCGCTTCCTTCGAGTCTTCTCGGGCGGCGGTATCTATTCGACGACAGGCGCAGCGCCGACAGTCGGCCCGAACGTCACGAGCGATGTTTTGGTCGGTAACTTTGCCACCAGCTACGCCGCTATTCCGTACGTCAACGCCACGAATCTGGCGGCGTACACCACGATCGCTTGACGGGCTAGCCCATGTCTTCGACGCGCATAGGTAACGGAGTGGACATCGAGGCGTCGGCGGCCCCGGCCGTGAGCGGAGCCAGCGTTGCGCGCATCTACTTCGATTCGACGACGTTGCAGCTCATGCTGTCGCAGAACGCGGCGCCGTTTCAGTACATGCTCGCCGACGGCGCGTACTGGGGGTTCAATGCGCCTGGCAATAACGCCTTCGGCACACCGTTCCAGGCCGTCAACGCCGCTGCCGAGATCAACGGGCAATGGGCAGTTCCGAAGGACGGCACCCTCGCAGGGCTTGCGATCCGCGCACTCAACGCGAACTTCTCTGCGGCAGGAAACTGCACACTAAATGTCGGCGGCGTACCGTCCACGCTCGTCGCCGCGTACGCCGGCACAGGCAACCTGTTCGCCGACGACACGCACTTGGTGCAAGTCGTGCGCGGGGATTTGATCTCGATCCAGGTATCGGCGGCGCTCACGAACAACCCGATCTTTGCGAGCGTTCTCCTTTTACCGCGCTGAAACCATGGGCACGCGACTCCAAGTGATCGACTGGCCGAACAACGGCGGCGGTATCCCTACGGGTGTCTCTGTCGCCGGAGACGCGCGCATGAATCTCGCGAACGCGCCGAGAGAGCTCTTTATCTCCCAAAACGGATACCCCACGAACGAGGTCATGCTCGGCTTTCCGCTGTCGTGGGGCGCCGATAACCCGGCGAACAACTCGTTTTTGGGGCATTGGGATTTCTTGGAAAACGCGGTCGAACTCGGTACGAGAATTCCAGCACCGTTTCGCGGAACGATCTACAGGCTATCTGTGCGCGCGCTCGACGCCAACTGGAGCGCTGCGGGCCGCATTTTCACCATACGGAAAAACGCCGTCTCGGCCGGCATCGCATCCAACGCAACCGCTACGAACACGAACCTGGTCGGCAACACCGCGACAGCGACGACATTCGTTCGAGGAGACGCGCTCTCGATTCAACTCACCGGCGGAGCCCTCACGAACCGAATCTGGGCTACGGTCTTTCTCGTCCCAACCGGCTGAAAAGGCGAAAAACATGGATCCGCACGTGAATGGCCCTGCAATCACCCCACGCGGTGAAGTCGCGCCCGGCGCCTACTACTTCTACAACCGCGGACGGGCCGAAGCGGTGCCGCTAGCGCTCGTCGACATCGGCGACGAGCTCTGGATTGCCCTGCCCGGCAGCCGCTTACGTTTTACCGGCTGGGCTGTCGTCTCCGTTAGTGTCGGCGCAAAGTTCCCCATCGAGCCTGGCACCGTCGCGCCTGTGTCGGCGCACGGCAAGCAATGGATGGTCTTCGAACGCGCGCCTGGGGATACGTTAGTGCTCGAGATCGTTGAGCTGTCTTGACGTAATGTTTGCGCTTGTACGATAATCCTCTACGTAATCAGAAAGCCAAGCGGTAACGAACATGTCGCGCTACGGAAGCATCGTCTTGGGATTGGGAGCGAGCACGACGCGCGTCGTCCGGGCGACCGATCCTGCCATCCTCGAGTCGCTCGTGAACCAACAAATCACGGCACTCGGCGGGGGCTTTACGATCGTTGCTCTGACGCTGGCAGGTGCCGGTAACGGGCAAGCGTTCACGGTCACGATCGAGGCTGGGGCGGCGGCGGCTGTCCTAGGCGGGTTTCTTGCGCCGCCGACTGTTCGGTGCGTAGCCGGATCGGATCCCGAGGCGCTTCGTGCCGGACTCGAGTCGAAGATCACGGCTCCCGGGACGCTCGCCGACGTGCAGGTCGCCGGTAGCTCTGCCGGCAACTACTTCATGGCGATGGCGGTCTTCGGGAGCCTGCTGGCGACGGGGGCAGCGGGACCTACGGAAACACGCTCGAACAAAGGCATGCCGGCCCTGACGACCGTCAACGACGGCGATCAGGGATGCGCAACGGCCGTGACGACGACGCCGGCGGCGTCGAGCGCGGCGGGAGGCTACGTCGGCGCCCGCGTGAACGGTGTCGGCGCGACGACCGGCGACGGCACGACGGTCGGAGTCATGTGTTACTTCTCCGGGACCGGCGGAGCGACCGCGCGAGCGATGAAGGACATCGTCGCGGGCGACACCTTCCACTGGAATCAGTCCGTCGCCGGCTACAACCTCGACGCCGCGACGGACATCATCGACTACATGTACGGCGTGGACAGCTAATAGCTCGGCAAGGTTTGCGATGCCGCCCATCCTTGTAAACCCAGCGCAGCTGGATCCGAATCAGATAGGCACGTCTCTGGGTATGGTGCAGCCGAAGCAGGTGCGCGCGCTCGCGCCGACGCTCGCCATGCTTGATCTCACGCAGACCACGGGCTCCATCGTTGCGTTCGATACGCTCCGCGCGACTGCAACTACGACCGATGACGAGGACAAGCACGTCACAACAGGCGTGGACCTCTACGACGACAGCGGGGCGACGTTCGTTGCGTCGATGCTCGAGGGCCCGGCTGGCACATGGACCGTCACGGTCGCTGCCGTAACCGAGGGTGCGCACAATTACATCGCACGTCGGAGTTTTGCGTCTGGAACGACCGATAGCCCCGTGCAGTCGCTCACGGCGCTAGGGCCACTCGCACCCAACGAGGTGACCTCGGCGACGCTTCTTGCCTGGTATCGATGTCCGGAATCGATCGAGATGCATACGCAGCTCCGTGGAACGAACACGGTGACAATCGCGTCCGCGTCGACCCTTATCGGTCGCACGGAAAACGTCATCCTTATCATTCAAGCCGGAGGTCTTCCGGGTACAGGAACCTTCCTTTCGTATATCGACGGTGGTGGCACTCCGCTAGAGGGAGCGCCGGTGACTATCCCCACGGCTCCCGGAACCTACACCCTTCCGGGAACCGATTTGACCGTGACGTTCCAGCAAGGCGTCTCCTACGGCGCCGGTACCGGGTACAGGGGCATCGTCTCGAAGTTTCTGGACAAGGTCGGCGCTTACCCAAACTCGACGAACAACTTCATCAACGATGGAACGAGTCCCAGCAACGATTCTCGTCCGCGCATTGCTGCCACGAACAACAGCGCAAGCACGCTCGGTGGAATCAACATGCTTGGCGCAACGGCTGTGCGATTCGATCCTCTCCTCGGCCAAAACGGTTTCATGTGGTGCACCGCCGGAAGCATCGCGACCGCTTTCAGCGGAGCCGATGTACCGTTTGGGTTTTTCATGGTCGTAAGCGTCGGCCAAGCGCACATCCCGACCGTTGCCGGACAGAAAAGATGTTTCTACGACGTCTCGAATTTGACTGACGCGGATGTGCCGAGAATCTCGATGAATTGTCAGTTGGCTGCGACTGCTCAGACGGGCCTGTTCAACCCGCAAAAAGTTGGCGATACGGGTACGAACAAAAACAACGTGTCCGGCGGCGGGCTCTTTGCCGAGGTCTATTTATTGGAGGACACTTTCGACGGAAGCCTTCGAAAGGTCGTGGCAAATGCGGCTGACCAGCTCGGCGGCGATGCCGGCCCACCGGTAGACCAGAGTGGGCTCACGATCACGACGACGCGTTTCGTCATCGGCCAGCGCCAAGATCAAGCGGGGAAAAACGACGCGGGAACCTTCGACCTGGGCGAATTCGTCATTTTCGATGGTCCGATAACCGATGAGCTCGAGCTCTGGCAGCACCGGGCTTACTACCTCACATGAGCAAATACCCGAATCTTTTGCCTTGGGTCTGCCCTGCCGGGGTCCTCTCCCTGATTAATTCTTGGGACGCTTGGGTGAAGGGTCAAACGGCGGTCTTCGGTGTCGCGACGAACATGATCGACGACCCCGGGGCTCCGACCAGCATCACGACCCGCTACGGCTACCGGGCACCGCGAAAAAGCGATGGGAGCGCCTACCCCGATAACTGGTACCTCCTCGGTTCTTCCGAAGGTGACGCCGCCGAGCAAGCCGTTTTTCTCGACCAACAGGAAATGCTCGGTGCCGTGGGCGCGATGCGGATGATCCTCTGGTACCCGAATCGCGCCGACGTGTCCGTAGGCCCAGTTCCGGATGCCAGTGACATCTACGATGCCTCCGTGGCGCGTTATCTCGCGATGACGACGGCAAATCAAAACCTCTCGAAATTTTGCCTGAGTCTTCAGCCGGCCTTTGCGGCCTACGACGGAAATAACCCGGGAACCTGGGGAAATTACACGGCATTTGTGAATAGCTGGGTAACGCTCGCGCTTCTTGAGCAGTACTTGAAGGTTACTCTTCTAGGTGTGCCAAATCGCCCCGTCTTCGGTATGTATTATTCAGGGATTTCCAATGATTGGCACCTGAATTTAGCTCGGGTGACGACCTTGACGAATGCCATCACTGCTGCCGGCCTTGGTCCTCCCGTGTATATGTTTCTCGGTACCAGCGGCGCCATGGCGACGCGCGTGACGGCGTCCAATACCCTCGGCGCCCAATACTTTACCGGCTACTTGCCGGGCTTCGGCGCCGGACACCAGCCCTGGAAAAGTCTCGATGCGCCTGCATCAACGGGCTGCAAGGCTTACGACAACCCGAGCGGTCTGAATGCGGGTCGTGCTCTCGAAATGAGTCATTGTGTCGATAACCGACCAAGAAATTCGGCAAACCCGTGGACGGATCTTCCGACGTATACCGAGCTCGAACAATTCGAACGGGATCGCTACGCAACCGCGCGCTCTGCGCGCCGCACGAACCCGAACGCGTTTCTTTCGAGATACAGCGCGTGTGAAATCGACGAGGCCATGGTGTTTTTTCCGAGCGAACAGACGCTCGCCGAAAGCGTGAACAGCCCGGCGCGGGGAATTTTTCTGGACGCGATGGCAAATGTCCGCAATCGGACCTTTCCGAGCACGTACACGGACGCGTACATGGCGTGGACCTTCCACGCGGACGTCGGCGCGAGCCTTCCTGCCGGCTGGGCGATCGTTCAGGACCTCGCGGGCACGGCCGGCGGCCTTACGGGCTCCGATCAGTACGCGGTCATTCGAAACACGACGACCACGGACCCTCGCACGTGGACGACCGTTACCACGCGTTATCGCGTCTACGGAACCCTCGGCCCGGGTCTCGGCCACATCGGTTTTTCACTCGATGGCGCTGGCGCGGTCGACGTAAATCAGGACGACGGTGGCCCGACGACCCGCTACAGCCAACTGCTCTATGATTCGGGCCCCATCGCGAACACGTCGCACACGCTGGCAATCGCCCGGATCTCCGGCCAGGCCGAATTTTCCAAAGTGCGAGCTGGTCGGTCCCGTTGATCCAAGGCTGACGAGCCGGTAGGCTAACGCTAGTCCGAGCGGCCGTCGGCCGCCTGAAAGGAGAGCGACGATGAGCGTATTTCGAGGAGCCAGAGTGGACGGCGCCGAGTACTTCGATGACATCACGGGTCAAAACGAGGACGCCGGCGTCTTTTCGGGTCTCGGCAGCGACGACTACGAGAACACCAAAGAGACGGTGGGCCCCGAGGGCCTTAAGGTGCAGATGAATTGCCGTGTGTGCAATCAGCGCCACGAGATCGTGCTCGAGTGGCAAGAGCTCTTCATCGTCGGCAGTAACGGTCCCGGCAGGAGCCTCTTGAAGCCCACGGGCTGGGAATACAGCGAGAACAACGCGAAGCTCTACCCCGCGAACGTCCCATGCAAGAAATGCCGCGCGCCGATCTGTCCGCAGGTCTCTCCGGACGAAGCCCGCCAGCTCGTCAACGACGCCGTCAGCCGTAACCTCGTCTCGAGCGAGGCCGCGGCGCACTGGAATCAGCAAGTCCAGTCCGTCCGGGCGGCGCGCGGCGGCTAGGCTCCGTCTCCGGAGCCCACCTGAGAAACGCGCGCATCGTGACTCGAGCATGTCCGACGATTCGCACGAGCCTAAGTCTCGACGAGGCCGAGGCCGTCATCGAGCCGTACTTCACGGCCGTGAAGGAGCGTTTCGTCGACGCCGGAGCGACGCTCACGAAAAAAGTCCGGCTCGAGCTTGCCGCCTGGGCGCATGACAAGCCTCGCCACTTTGCCGCGACCGAGGATACGGGCCGCGTGATCATCGTCGCGCCGGAGTTTACCGAGCTTCCCGAGGACACGATCCTCGCCATCCTGAGCCACGAATTCGGCCACGCCGTGGACTTCCTCTATCCTGGGGAGTTCGTGCTCATCGACGACGGAGAGCTCGTCCGGATGCCGAAAGTCCCGGACGGCGCGCTCGGGGCGCGGGGCGAGGAGGCGTCGATCGCGCGCGCGCGCGCGTGGCGAGACCGCGACAAGGACACGGTCGAGCGCACGGCGGACGCCATCGCCGAGCACTTCACCGGTAAGACCATCGGCTACGCGGGGCCGTGCGAGCTCCAGTCGTTCGAGAGGGGCGTGAGACCACGGAGGCTCGGGCTCCGGTGAGCGACGCGGGAGCGAAGTACAAGGCGCTTCTTCGTGAGCTCGTCAGGGCGCGTGTGAACGCTCGCGGCGAGCTTCCCATGCATGTCGAGTCCCGCTACGTCGAAAAGCTCGACGAGCTCTGGAAGGCGATGGACGGCGCCGAGAGAGGCGCGATCGAGCGTGAGCTCGCCGACAAGGAGTTCGGGTGCTGATGGCCGCCTACGACTCGAACTTCGCCTGGACCGGCAACGGTGTCTCCTGGTGGTCGAACACCGCGCAGGATACGACCACTGTGCCGTTCTTCCACTCGACAAACCACCCTGTGGATCGGGCCCTCCGTAGCCGGCGCGCAAAGTGGCTCGACCGCGCGGAGAGCTTCGAAGAGCGAAAGCGGCGAGAGGCGCGGGAGCGGACGCTCGCAGCGATCCTCCTCCGAAAGCTCCTCTCTCCCGAGGCCCTGCCCGAGCGTCAGTACGATCGCGACCGGCGCGAGGGCCGCGCTGTCGGGGTCGACAGTCGGTATCGCGTGATGCTGTGCTGAGCGCTTTGGGGCTTGACGATTCGTGCGGCGATGCCCAAGCTCAGCAAAGCAATGCACCTCTCTCGAGCTTGACAGTCAGCCCCGCTGGGGCGCCGAGACGGTAACAGCCTGGAAGACCTCTGGTTTTCCGGGCTTTTGCATTTGCCCCTCTAGCTCAGTGGTAGAGCATCCGGGTGTAATAACCCGGGAGGTCGGTCGTTCAATTCGATCGAGGGGCTCTGGGGCTCGGCCTGCCGTGTATCCTGCCTCGGCGGGATGGCGGCAGGTCCGCCCCAGCCACGCGCGGGTAGCTCAGCGGCAAGAGCACTCGACATAAGCATTCGAGCGGTCGGTGGTTCGAATCCACTCCTGCGCGCCATGGACAACGAAAAACTGTACGTCGTCGTGAGAAGCGATCTGCCAGCCGGGGCGATGCTCGCCCAGTCCGCGCACGCGGCGGTGGCGTTCGGGTTTCGGCACCCAGAGCTCGCTGCCGAGTGGTTTTGGGACTCGAACAATCTCGTCATCCTCGAAACTCCGGACGAAGCGTCGCTTCGCGCGCTCGTCACGAACGCGCGCGTCGCCCGGATCCCCTACGTGCTCTTCTCGGAGCCGGACTTCGACATGGCCGCCACGGCGGCGGCGTTCGGGAAGGAGGCGAAGAAGATGCTTCGCGGCCTGTCGCTCGCGCTCCGGGAGCGGCCTACTTCTTCGTCAGGATCCAGAGCGCCCCGAGCGTCACCAGTAGTAGGAGCGTAAGCACGATCGTGACGCCGGAAAAGCCGAGTAGCTTGAACGTGTTCTTGCCGACCTTCACCTCGAGCTCGGAGAGCGGCGTCTTGATCTTCGCCTTGGCCCGGACGCTCTCGATGCCGCGGGATAGGGCCGACTCGATCTTCTCGAGCTCCGCCTGACTCGGGCGGTCGTCGAGCTTGTCTTCGATGCTGTCGAGGCGGCCGTTGACGAGGGCTACCTGCTCGGAGAGCTGGCGGCTGAGGAACGTCGTCTGGTCGCGGATCTGGTCGCGCACTGCCGTGAAGAGCCCGCGGAGCTCGCCGAGATCGTGCATGATGATGCCGCGCTCTTCGTCGACGGCGTCGAGCCGGCGCTCGATGACATCGATCCTCGCGTCGGCCTGGCCGTTCTCACCGACCATTGGCTGGATGCTCCATGAAGCTCACGCGCTCATCGAGCTCGAGGGTCTTCAGTTTTTGCGCCGAGAGCTCCTCGAAAAAGGTCGACAGCATGCCTGTCAATCGATCGACCTTGCCCTCGAGCCGGCCGATGGCGGCCATCACGGGATCGGCATTCTCCGGCTTGGTCGGCGTCTCGTCGCTCTTCATGGGCCTTACCAGCGGATGCGGGCGTTGTTCAGGGCGTGTCGGCGCGCCTCGCACGGCGTGCAGGGCTTCTGTCCGAAGAAGCGCGCGATGGGTTTCGCAACCGCTGCAACGGCGTCGCCGAGGCCGACGGCGCGGGGCCCGGCGGTGTGCGCCCGATGCGCCATCGCGAAGCCGCGCGCGGGCTCGCTACCTACCGCGAGGCCGCGCGCGCCGCACACCGTGCACATGACCTCGTACTTCGTCGTCCAACCGAGCTGCTCCACCGGAGTTACGAGTACCCAGGGGATTTCCGGCGAATACGGGATCGGCGCTCCCATGTCGCCTATCAGACTACCAAGGCTTGCGGGAGGCGGCTAGTTCCGGCATGATCCGGGTCAATGAGTACCGCGCCCTACGTGCTCGGAGCGATTGCCGGCCTCGCGATCGTCAAGACGTTCTTCAGGCCATTTCGCGCGGTTGTCAAAGAGGGAAGTGTAGGTGCTTGCCCGGGTACTCCGAGTCGCGGAGCGTGTGATCCGAGTCTCCGGATAGATACCCCACAGGGTAGTCCTGTGTACTCCACGGTGGCCGGCAGAGTCGTCGCGGCGGGCTCGCACTTCGTGCTCGTCGCGAGTCTCTACGAGCCGGTCGTCGTGATGATGGACGGTGTCACGCCGGTGACGCTCCATGACGGTCAGTACGTCGGGCGCGGGCAGAAGCTCGGCGAGTCGTCGGGTCACGTCTACTTCAGCGTGACGGAATTTTTGCCGGGCGGAGGCGCGGTCGCTGTCGACCCCTCCTCGTGGCTCGCGAGCCGTGGACAGAAGATCGCTCACAAGAATCCCTCTCCCGGCTCTTCGTGGTGCGAAGGCGGCAGGCACATCGAAGTGCCGGTCGCGGCTGGGCGCGGCTGCGATCTCCATGAGCCGGACAAGGGCGGTTTTGCGCTTCTGCCGGTGAGCGTGACGGTCGACAGGTAGGCAGCGCTGTGACGAAGGACGTTGTGCTCGAGGATGTGAGGCGCTTCGCGGAAGAGAGCAACATCCGTTTCGGCAAGGACGAGCTCACGGCGAAGCTCGACGTGGAGATCCAGGAGATATTCGAAGCCATCCACGTAGCGTGGCGCGGTAGTCGCTCGAAGCGGGGGATATGGGTCGCGGACGGCTGCAAGATCGGGAACATCCTCGCTCCGGAGCATGATATCGACAGAATCCTCCGGGACGCGTCCGGTGCGCTCGGCATCGAGCTAGCGGCTTCTGATTTGTGGGAGGATGCAGCGATGCGCCTGCGTTCTCGGAGGACTCAGGCGCCGTGCTGAAGCCCGCTCCGTCCGAATGGCGAGACCTTCGCAAGGGGATGAAGGGGCACGACGTTGCCGCCTGGCAGGCGGTCCAGCGCTACGAGGAGAGGCCGAACGAGTGGAAGTACCACTGGCCGATCGGGGTCGACGGCGACTTCGGCCCCGTGACGGAAGCGGCGACGTGGGTCTACCAGATCCGGCGAAAGCTCCCCCCGAACGGCGTCGTCAATTCCGTCGTGAGGTCGTTCATTGACCCGACGCTCTTCATCGATCCGGCGCCTCCGCCTGACGCGGGCCTGCCTCCGATCAAAGAAGTCCGAGCGAAGTACTGGCGCTGGGCGAATCGCACGCGCATCGACACGATCGTCTTTCACTCCGCGGAGCTCGGCGAGTTTCTCTCGAGCGCGGAAGCCGTAGCGAACTACTTCCACATGGGGCCGCCGAAGCCGGCGAGCGCGCACCTCACCGTCGACGTCGACAGCATCGTGCGAAGCGTCCCGGACGAGCACATCGCCTTCCACGCCCCCCCGAACGACTGGTCCCTCGGCATCGAGCAAGCCGGCTACGCGAAGCAGAGCCGCGACGAGTGGCTCGATCCCTACGGGCAAAAGATGCTCCGGCTCGTTGCGAAGCTCACGGCGTTCGAGGCGAAGAAGTGGAATATCCCTCTCGTCTGGCTCGCCGTGGACGAGCTCAAGCAGGGGGCACGCGGCCTCTGCACGCACAACGACGTCCGCCTCGCCTTCGGGCAGACGAAGCACACCGACCCCGGCCCGAACTATCCGAAGGACGTGGTCCTCGGATGGGCGGTAGAGGAGATGGAGAGGCTATGAGCGAGCCCGTAGATCTCATCGCGCGCTGCGACGTGAACGGCGAGCCCTGCTCCAACATGCAGAACGTCGCGGGACTCGGCATCGGCTGCCTCTGCGAGGTCTGCTCGACCTGGCGCACGATGAATGCGCCAGTGCTCCGCTCGGCTCCCGTGCTGGGAGCGCGGACAACGCTCGACAAGGTGATGGCGTGGCTCGGATGGTGAGAGCCGAGCGAGACCCGAGCGGCCGCTTTCTTCCGGGCCACGCGGTCCATCCGCCGCCGATCCCGCGCGTGTCGCCCGGTCCCGATCGACGAAAGGCCTGCAGCCAATGCGGGCTGCCCTTGCCGGTCGATTGCTTTACGCGCGATCCGCGCGCGCCGGACGGTCGGGAGCGCCGATGCAAGGCCTGCCGATACGAGCGGCGCGAGGCCCTGAAACGCGGCGCAGAGAAGCGGCGGCCGTGGGGGCTCAAGCGGCTATGAGCCGGCAGAAGCGGATCAGGAAGGCACGCGCCGCGAAGAAGCGTGAGCGACGACGGATGTCCCTCATCCGCGAGCTTCAGCGTCGGCCGATCCTGGAGCGGTCGTTCGTGCCGTTCTACGTCGAGATCGAATGGGAGACGAAAGGAAGCAGCTGATGGCCCTACTTACGCCGAAACGGATCAAGGCGGTCATCAAAGCCGCCCGCTACCACGTGTGGGAGATGGGCATTCGCGACAGAAAGAGCCCGGTCCGTCAGGTGAACCGCCATCCACTCCTGCTCGGTCCCGCCAAACAGCTCGCGCGCATCGGCGCGACCGAGGGCAAGCACGACCGCGCGGTCACCACGAACCCCCGTGGCAGAGACTTTCGGATCATCGCTCAGTACGAGGCCCGGACGGGCGACAACGTGACCGGGGAGGTGTACGCGGGTCGCGCGCGTCGGAAGAAGGCCCTCAGAGAAAACCCCGTCATGGTCTTGCGAGAAGACGAGCCGCCTGAGATCCTTGCCCCGAACGAGCCGGCTCCCGAATGAGCGCCGAGCTCACGCCGTGGATGGAGGACAAGCTCGCCGAGCTCCTCCGCTTCGCCGATAGAAGCGGCATCCGGGCCGAGGTCGTCTCTACCAGGCGGAGCTGCGCCGAGCAGAACGCCATCTACGCGGGCGGCGTCGCAACGCAGGCCCGAGGCTGCCAGTCGTGGCACGTCTGGGGGCGCGCGGCAGATCTGCGGCTCTATGGGCCGGTGAGTAATTACGCCCTCCTCGGCGAGAAGTGGAAAGAGATGGGCGGCGTCTGGGGCGGAGACTTTCTCGTCCACGGCAGTCCCGACCCCGGCCACTTCGAATGGCATCCCGGGCTCAAGATCAGCGACGTGTGCCCCGATCCCGATGTATGCCCAGCGGCCGGCGACTGGCCCGAAGACAGGCCGCTATTCGCGCGCCCCGCGGTGCGCTGGGTTTTCGGCGCTCTAATCGCGGCGGTAGGGATCACTCTGGCGCGCCGGGTCCTCACCGGGTAGAGTCTCTTGTCGTAGACCCCGGTGTCGAGCCATAGCCGCCCGGGCTCTCGAAAGGGAAAACCCCATGGCTCTCTCAGTTATCTATTTCGAGCAGACCAACGGCGTAGACGATTTCATCGTCCGGAGCGCGCAAGCCGCCGACGCCGAGGAGATGGAGCGCGTCGTGGCCCAGCACCTCGCGGAGATCGTCGCCGTGAACGCGGCCATCCAGGATCCGCAGGAGAAGTTTCAGGCCGTGGACGCAAACCTCGCCGGCGCAGGCGACGGCCACACGTTCCTCTTCACGGTGACGTTCACGAGGACCCGGCTCGCAGCCGTCCAGAACCTCCTCTTGAACGAGGCGACGGCTCTGCCGCTGAATCCTGCCGCGACGTTCGTGGACCCATCGCTCTTCGTCACGCGCTTCGCGGTCGGTAGCGAGCAGGACTCGATCGACGCCGTCACGAGGAAGCTCCTCAGCGACGTCTTGGCGGGCGTCCCGCCGGTCCAGGGACGCGTCACGGGCTTCTCGCCGTTTTTCGCAATAGCGGGCGGCGCCAAGGGACAGCGCTTCATGGTCGGAGTGGGCATGCTGCCGTCCGAGGACATCCCGACGCCTCCGCCTCCGCAATGATAGGGAGGCCGCGGCTTGGATCTCGACAAGAGCGCGTCGGCGCGAGCTGACTTCATTCAGGCGACGGAGGCTGGTGAGCTTCACAGCCTCTTTGCGCGGAAGATTCAGTCACTCGTCGACGAAAACGAGGCGCGGCAGAAGGAGAGCCCTCCGCGCCCGCCGCTCGGGATTGCCGAGATAGAGGTCGCGTCGTTTCTTCACGGCTTCATGATGGTGCTCTTCGTGTCGACCGACGCCGCGCTCTGGCCGCCGGGCTCGCTCCGGCGGCTCGTCGGTCGGTTCTGGCTAGCGGCGGACGCCGAGAGCCTTTCGGACTATCAGGAGGCCGCCATCGCGTCGCTTCGTAACGGCTCGAGCCTCCGGCACGTGAAGATGAGCCTCGCCGGAGGCATGTCCGGACGTGTCATGGTGTTCGTGGGCGCCGAACGCATAGTCGAGCGCACAGTCGAGTAAAGGGAAAATATTTCGCACATCGCGCCCGGGCGCGAGGGAGAATAGGCCACATGACGACGTTCGGAACCATCGTACCCGATTTCGACGAGCCCGAAGAAGAACCCACGGTGCTGTTCATCGAGAGCGCGGATCCAGTCGATCTCGAGACCCGCGTGAACGCCGCGCTCGCGGCCATGGATCCCGAGGCTTCCGTCGTCACGAACATCACTCTCGCCGGAGCCGGCGACGGTCATACGTTCGTGGTGCTCATCGAAAGCATCTCGCCGGTCGGCACGCCGAACGGCCTTGTCGCCGGCAGTTTTGGCGGAGTCGCCTCAAGTCTTGTCCGCTGCTACCTCGGCGGTAGCGACGAAGAGCTCGCAAAAGCGCGCCTACGTGCCGGGGTGCCACCGCCGATCGTTACGGGAGACCCGCCGCTCACAGTCCCCTACGTGCTCGTCGACGAGCAGGTCGCGGGCGGCGCCAAGGGCCAGCGCTTCATGGGGCTCGAGATCTATACGGTCGTCTCGATCCCGCAGGGTATCTTCCTCCGACCGCGCGTCCTCGGCGTCGGCACCACCAACCAGGCGCTCGGCGCCGGACAGACGATCCTTACGTTCGCGAGCATCGAGAACGAAGCGAAGTTCAGCCTCCTGTCGCCGCAAGAGATTAACTACACCGGAAACCAGGCCTTCATCGTGCTCGTCGAAGCCAGCGTCTCGGTGACCCAGAACGGCGCGGGCGATTTCACCGTGGCGATCGTGAAGGATCCCACCGGGACGCCGGAAGTGGTCGCGAGCATGACCAGTCACACGGGAGCCGGAGAAACCGACACCGTCGCCGTGTTCGGCTACTCGGATATCTTCCCGCCGCTGATCCAGGACACCAAGTTCGGGCTCATCGTGACATCGACGGCCGGCGTCTCCGCGGGAGCGCAGCTCCGGATTACCGCCGAGCTCGCGCCCTAGACCGTTCGGGGCGGGCGGCTCAGTCCGTTTCGAAGCGGCGAGTGCCGGTTTTGCCAAAAGCCGCAGGGAGAGCTCTGCTCCGTCGACGTCCCCTCACTGGAGCCGTGGCAGTAGTAGATGTCGTAGGACGAGCCGTAGCAGTCGCCACTACAGTTCGGGCAGATCCAGAGGCGCCTCCCCCCGGCAACCGTGTAGTCCATCACGAAGGCGTCCCGGAAGGGAGCCTTGTTCACGGACGCTTCTCCTGGGCGTTCTCGATGAGCTCGCAGATCACGCTGTTCTTGCTCACGATCTTGCCGCCCGCGATGCGGCTCGAGACGAGCCTGAGGACCTTCTGGTGAAGGTGCGGGGGCATACGAAGGATCATCGCGTGGCGGTCCTTGGGCCTCGACTTTTTGGCCATCTGGGAGCGATTTACATAGCACTGATATCAGTGCTAGCCAAGGGCCCTCTCTCAGCGCTTTTTCGCCGTCGGATCCTCGGGGCGAGGAAAGAGCGGATCCGTCGCCGGAGCCCGCGGAAAGGTCGCGCTCGATTTGCGGCGCAGGATGGGCTCGACGGGCGTGTCCTCGGTCGTCGTGGCGAGGGGCGGCGTCTGCACGCCCGTCAGGGCCTGGATGCGGATACGGGTCATCCGCATATCGAGCTCGATGTGCTGCAGGGCCTCGACGGCGTCCCGGAGCGCCTTCAAGTCGAGGCGCTCGAGGACCTCCAGGGCACGCAAGATGTTGTTGCGGTCGATCTTCTGAAAAGTCTTTTCCATGCGATGCAGGGCATCGAGCGCGTCCTCGATCGATTGGACGAGGGCGGGATCCTTGTCCATCCTAGATTTCGGGGCCTGGCCTCGGCGCCCCGCCCGGACTTCTGAGAAGCGACCACATCCAGATGGCCGCGCCTAACCCCACGAACGCGCTCAGCATGAGCTCGTTACCGAGAGCGCCGCGAAGCGCCCGGGTCGCGTAGTATCCCCCCACGAACGCGACCACGTCGCCCGTGTGGTTCTCGAGCGACTCGGGGCGCGTGTCGGGAAAGAGCGGCCGGACGAGCTTTTTGACGTCGTCCTCGACGAGCTCGAAGAGAACGTGCGAGCCGACCGCGACGGCGGGCGGGATCCGGGACGCCTCGAAGACCATGCCGAGCGCGGCGTGGCCGACCGAGTAGCGATCGAAGAAGCCGGGCATCTCGCCGTCTTTTGCCATCAGCTGAGCCACCTCCAGACAGCGCCGCTCCAGCCCGCGTAGCCGGCGGCGTTCGGGTGAAGGCCGTCGGGACTTCTCGGGATGTCGAGCTCGGCCGATCTGAAATAGAACGGAACCCGGGACTCGATGAGCTCGGAGACGCCGTGCTCCTCGAAGGGAAGGGTCGGCGGCCCGATCCACACGACCTCGGCGCCGCTCGCCCGAAGCTTCTCGAGGAGTTCGTCGACGAAGGGCGCTTGTCTCTCGGCGGCGCCCCGGCCGAGCGCCTCGTCGTTCGTGCCGAGACTGACGAGGACGATGGTCGGGCGGAAGGATTCGAGCTCGCTCTCGAGCCAGTCGCTCCGAGCCCACTGGTCGATGCGGCTACCGGTGATGCCGCGGCCGGCATAGGCCTCGACGGCGCTCTCGCCGGCGAGCTCGCGCATGTGGGGGTCGAGCCCGACGGCCATGCTGTCGCCAACGAGCAAGACCCGGCTCTTTTCCGTGAGTTTGGGGCGACGCGTAGCGGCGGCGACGAGCCCCACCCCGAGCACGGTGAGGAGCCCGCCGAGGAGCCAACGTCTGTCCACGCTCGCCATGTTAGCATGGCCGCTCTCCGTGTAGAATCAGTGTAAAATGACGTGCTCTCGGCCCCCGGATGCTCGGGGCGCGAGGCGAGACCCGAGCGAAGAGACGGATCCCCCATGGAACTCTTAGACGACATCCGCACACAGCTCAGCGAAACGATTCGAGAGCTCACCGAAGATCTCGAAGAGCTCCGTAACGCCGTCGACATGGAAGAGGCGGTGACCGAAGATCTGGAAGAGCGCGTGAAGACGCACGGCGCAAGCCTCCTCGCCGCCACCGGCGCCTACCGCGCGCTCGAAGAAGCTTCGTCGGAGCTCGACGACGACGAGGACTGAATGCTGAATCCGTGCGGCGGCGCGCGCTGGGAGACCCTGCCGGGCGGTCTCATCGAGATCGAGGGACAAGGCACCCCGGCATTCGAGCCGGGGAGCGAGCGCTTCCGTCAGATGGAGCAATCGTGGCAGAACTGGCGCCCGCTCATCCTCTCGAACGCACGCGAGAACGGCATCCCCGCGCGCTGGATCCTCGCGACCATCTGTCAGGAGACGGGGCCATGGTCCGATGACCCGGACAAGCAAGCGGGCATCGTGTCGTTCGACGGGGGCGTCGGCGTCATGCAGATCACCGACAAGAGCCTCGGTAACCCCGCCGACATGCTGGACCCCGCCGTGAACATCGCCGTGGGCTCGGCCCTCCTCGGTAGGCTCGCGCGCCAGTACGACGGAGAACTCCCGGAAATCGCCGCGAGCTACAACGCCGGCCGCGTGCGCTGCGGCGCCTCCGGCAATCCCTGGGGCATGGTGATGACGGGCGACTACGTCGGCGGCGTCATCCGCTGGAACAACGCCGCGGTCCTCTACATGAATCTCGAGCCGCCGCGCCTCATGCTCGGGCTCAGTCTCGGCGCCCTGGGGCTCGTTACGGCCGCCATGCTCGTCGGGCTCCTTCCGACCCCGAAGCCCCTCCGGAGGCTCCTTTGAGAAAGAAGGAGTGGGTCGAGACGCTCCTCGGTAAGCGCGAGGCCATCGAGAAAGCGATCGGATTTCCGCTCGGCGACATGCTCGGCTGCGGCCACTGGGGCTGCGTCTTTCGGAGCACGGAGCCCTGGGTCGTGAAGCTCTCCATCGATCCGACGGAAGGGCCCATCTGGTCGAAGATCGTGGGCCTCGTGAGGGACGAAACGTGGGGCGACCGGGGCTTCGTAGAAGTCAAGAGCATCACGCGGCTCCTCCCCGACTTGAAGGTCGGAGGCCGGACGCGCAAAGTCTGGGTGATCGTGCGCGAGGCTGTCGAGCCCGTCTTTCGCGAGTACTCGCTCCGGGAGCTCGGCGAGAAGGGCCGGGGCACGATCATGAGGACGAGCCGCTTCACAAGCGAGATCCTCGGGCTACCGGGCCCGATAGGCCAGTTCGATCGGTATGTCACCCAGGGGAGCCACGAGCAGAAGGACTTCGCGAGCGGACTCGTCGGGCTCTACAAGTACCGGGACCTCGCGACCATGTGGCACATGCTCGCCGAGCCCCGGCGGAGCCGCCTCTGGGGCGAGCGCATGGAGTTTCTGAAGCAGCGAACGCACAGGGAGGCGAAGCGTCCCGTCATCGCGGAGCGGATCGAGCAGGTCTTGAATTACTACTTTCACGGCCCCCACATGGCGCCGCTCGGCGAGTCGCTCTCGATGCTCGCCGTTCACGAGGTCTACCTCCGCGACGTCCACAACATGAACATCGGCTGGCACGTCGGCCGGAGCGACGACGACTGGACGCGCGTCGTCGTCTTCGATCCGGGCCACACGCCGACCGGAGCCGAAGACATCGAAAGCGTCCTCCTCCAGAACCCAAGGGAGGCGCTCTAGTGGGAAACTACGCGCTCGGCATCGTCGTCAATCCGAAACTCAAGGTACCCGTCCTGGTCCTCGCCGAGGGGGCCGACATCACGATCACGGCGATGGACGCTGAGGGGTACGAAGATCTCGGCTCGGGCTACTACGGCATGAGCGACTCGATTGCCCAGATGCTGGGCCTGCCGCGCTCGCACACGCCCCACGGCGTCACCGTCGAGGGTCAGGGCTACGGCACGTGCCTCTACACGGCGCTCTGCCTCGGCGCCCACCAGAACTTCGAGGCGCACGAGGGCCATCCGAATCGCTACCGCATCCAGAGCTACGGGCCCGACGGCGACGGCATTTGCTCGACGACCGACGATCGATCGAGCGAGGCCGACGAGTGGTGGCGGCGCGCCCGGAGGCTCGGGCTCGCGCGAGAAGTCGAGGAAGAGCAAGAAGAGGAGGACGTCGACGTCACGAGTAACTTCGACAGTCTCATCGAAGGCGAGAGCGTCGACGACGGCGTCGTCTCCCGCGTGAACACCATCAGCGTCGACGTCTCGAAGTCGGTCTCGGGCGACGTCTACCTCTGGGACAGCGCCTCGGGGCACCACCTCGTCGTCGCCGACTTCACGATCCCGATGGCGTCCGGCGCCGAGGCGAGCGCGCTCTGGCAGCGCATCGGCGAGCCGAAGCTCGTGACGGAGGTGTCGCTCGAGCTCATCCTCGCGCTCGATGTCCGGGGGCTCGACATCTCCGGAATAAACCTCCTCGGGCTTTTAGCGAGGGAGGCCGGGGCGAGCGACGAGGCCCTCCACGATTTCCGCTTCCGGTGGGAGGCGGGTCTCGATCCGTCGGCGCCCGTCACGCAGATGCAGCTCGCCTTCAAGAAGAACTCTTCGGAGGCGCGCCACGCGGCGCGCGCCGTCCGAGAGGCGGCCGAGTACAGGAGAGACGCCGGCTGGGAAGCGCTCGAGAGCTTGCCCTAACGCTTCATGACGAGCGCGCCGAGGAGCGCGCCGACCGCGAACGCCACCCCCACGAAGGGCACCATGGACGGGCCTTTGCAGACCGGTAGGGCGTTGATCGCGTGATCCATCGCGGTCTGCGTGGCGTCCGGGACGCCCGGCGCGTAGGCCGCGTTGATGGCGTCACACTGGGCTTTCGGCATCGCGGTGTGGTCGGTATTCAGGCAGTCCATGAGCTCCTGCGAGAGACAGTCCGGAAGGGCCGCGGTGGCCGGTCCGAGCACACTGGCAGCGCCGAGTCCGTAGAGCACGACAGACAGGTTATCGCTTTTTGCTTGGCCGGGAAAGCATGAGATCTTCGAAGAACTCGTAGTCGAGCCATTCGTAGTAAAGAGAGCCGCAGAAGGGGCAGTGGCTCTTGGCATGGGGCCCGGGCCGGAGCAGAAAGTGCCGGTCGCACTTTCCGCATCGAAACCGGCCGAGCTCCCGGGCCGCGCCTGTCCTCAAATCCGAAAGAGGGTCGCGCCCTTGTGCCATCCGACGGGCTTTACTCCCTCCGAGGGGTCGTGGCAGTGCCACATGACGACGAGCCCGAGCATGGCCCCGTCGTCGTCGACGAAGGTGTCCGTCGCGCCCATGGGGAGCGACAGGGCCGCCCTCGCGCGCGCGGACGCCGTCCCGCTCACCGGCCCCGAGTAGAGCGTCCAGCCGCCTGGGACAGCCGGCTGGGGGCTCGGGGGCGGCGTCTTACAGATGGGCATCTCGTCCTCGATCGGCGCTCGGAGGAGATACGCGAGCGCCGCCGCGCCCGCCGCCGCGATCCCTCCGCCGAAAAATAGGAGCGCTCGCCTCTGCATCAGCGGAAATGCCTCCCCAGGTTTTCGAGGAGCTCCGTTTCCCTGATGGGCGGCTCGTAGGGCGTCGCCATCGCACCCGGGTCGAGAATGACCATGGAGAGCGGCCGCACGTCGCCCTCGATCTCCGCGTGGACGCGCCAGCCGACGTTCAAGAGGTGAAGGTCCTGAAAGACCAGGTCGCCGTACTGGACGGCGCTGAGCAAGGTCTGCCCAATGATGTCGCCGTAGCGGTTCACGTAGCCGTGGCCGCGCATCTTCTCGATGGCGGCGAGCATTTCCTGAAACGCCCTGTCGGCGATGTCCTCGACCTCTTCTTTCGAGAGGCCGTCGTACGCGCGGCGCATGAGCTTACCGCGCCAGGAATGGAAGATGAGCGCGTGCCGCCGGTAGTCCTGGAGCGACATCAGGACGATGAAGAGCTCGCGCATCCGGACCTTCAGGTCTTGAGGAAACGTCGAGAGCGCGTCGCTCATCGCCGAGAGCGACGGTTCTTTCGGGTCGATGCCGGCCCGCTCGAGAATGGCCGGCGTCATACCGAGCCTGCGGAGCGTTTCCTCGGTCGCGAAGTCCGGGCGCCGGAGCACGGGCTCCGCCGCCTCGCGCACGATGCCATAGACGGGCATCTCTTCGCTTCCGAAGATGACGTCCGGGTGGATCCGAACGACATCACGAACACGAAGGAACGCGTCGAGCTCTGCCGAGACCTCGGAATCGCCGAGGAGCTCGGCCATGTAGGCCCAGATGGGGCCCTCGGTCCGGTCGCGGGTGAGCTTGACGACCCAGGGCGGCTCGGAGTCGAAGACGCAGCCCCAGAGCCCGCAGCCGAGGAGTTCTCCCATCGGGACAGCCATCGTCCGCCGAAACCGGTCGAGGTTTGCCTCGAGAAAGGAGGACCAGGCGCGCTTGGCCGCAAGCTCCTCGGTGAGCCCCTTGTCGAGCTCGATGGAGGTCATGGGCGCGCGGTTACGACGCACCCGAAGGATTCTAAGTGAGGTCCCGGCCGGAATCGAGTGGGATCGGTTCGGGTCCCTGACGAGCTAGATCATCCATGGCGGTCGGCTGACGAAAACGCGCGAGCACCCGATTTCCTCTTCCTGACGAACGGCAATAATCACTGGAAGCACGCCTGCTGCTGGTTGCGGCCTGACGAACGCCATCGGTCACCGTAGGCCTTCCACGCGATGAATCAGATCCTTGCCGAGTGGTCGCACCCTCTGACGAACGCCATCGGTCACCATAGGCCTTCCGAGCGAGAGCGTTGTGCAGGCGGCCGCGGTGATGCGAGCTGACGAACGCCATCCGTCACCCGGAGCCCTTGCGAGTAATATTGAGTGGCATGCCCGCGGGGACCTGAGTACTGACGAACGCCATCCGTCACCGTAGGCCTTCCGAGCTCGATGCGCCGGTTGCGCCTGTCGAGCCCGTGGGACTGACGAACGCCATCCGTCACCGTAGGCCTTATACGAGTCGCCCGAAAACATGGGCGCCGATGGGTGATCGAACTCTGACGAACGCCATCGGTCACCGTAGGCCTTCCGATGGCGAACGACAGGCGTCCGCACCCCGGACCGAACTGCTGACGAACGCCATCGGTCACCGGAGCCCTTTGCGAGGTCGAGATCGAAATACGCTCGCCTCGTCCGAACTCTGACGAACGCCATCGGTCACCGGAGCCCTTGCGAGTCGCCACCGCCGTCGAGAACGGCGAGCTCCGGAGCACCTGACGAACGCCATCCGTCACCGTAGGCCTTCCGAGAAGCAGTGCGGCGTCTGGTACAGCCAGCGCGCAACCCTGACGAACGCCATCCGTCACCGTAGGCCTTCCGAGCAGTAGCCGCGCCGGATGGATGGCGCTAACATTCGCACTGACGAACGCCATCCGTCACCGTAGGCCTTCCGAGTTTCCAACGGAGAGACTTGTACGGACAGAAAATGTCTGACGAACGCCATCCGTCACCGTAGGCCTTCCGAGTTCTCCGCCTGCGGGACTTCCGGCACGCGATCCATCTGACGAACGCCATCCGTCACCGTAGGCCTTCCGAGCCGGAGGGCGGAGGGAATGATTCCGGAGAGACTCTCCTGACGAACGCCATCCGTCACCGTAGGCCTTCCGAGCTTTCTTTTTCGCCTCTTTAGACCTCTGCGCGTCTTCCTGACGAACGCCATCCGTCACCGTAGGCCTTCCGAGCCGTCCCCTCGGAGCCGAGTGACTCCGAGGCTTTGCGGTGCGGTTTGCGAGCGGTGCAGATCGTCGGCTCTGCACTCGGCCGTAACTCGTGGAAGTTGTTCGTCGTCGGCTCTCGCGTCGCTGGACCTCTCGAATGGGCTAGGGTGATCGATAGCATTCGGCCCCGAAGGGCCATCCGGTTGGTTCGCGGCGCCGGTAATGGCTCCGTTCCCCGTTCCACGCTTGTGGCGTGTCCGGTTCCGAGGGCGATCCGGCGGCGTGGAGGCCGAAGCCTCCTCCGCCGTGGTTCCGGTTCCACTCGGCATTGTCCGAAGGGCGGAGCCCTCCGGGTTTCCCCCGGCGAGTCCCGCCGGAGTTACTGGTGCGCCCGAAGGCGACCTGTAGTCTCGAAGATTCTTGGCGCTGTTCACTTCGCGGTCCTCGGTGTGGCCGCACGCGGGGCAGTGGAAATCCGGGTAGCCCGGATCCGTGTCCCTGACGTTACCGCACACCGAGCAGCGCCGCGAGCTCGCGAATTCTTTCTCCGCGAACTCCGTCGTGCCGCCGGCCCATCCCTGCTTGTATTCGATGCGCCGGCGGATGTCGCCCATGCGGGCAAACTGCACCCAGCCCGAGACGCGCTTTCGCGTCTGCTCGCCCGCCTCGGTTTTGCCGGCACGGGCCTTCATGTCCGCCACGAACGCGTCCCTCATGACGAGCGTCCCGGCGCCCGTGTCGACGACGGCGCGCGCGGCGCGGCCGGCAATGTAATCGCGGAGCTCGGTCGCGCGGCGCGAGTAGAGCGCCGCCTGAGCCTTGGCCCGGCGCCAGCCGTTCGACTGGATGCGGTCTTTGCGCGGAGTGGTCTTCGGGTAGGCCTTGTGCCGGCGCGCCATGCGCCGCTGCCAGAGCGCGATCTTCCGCTCGTAGGCCGCGAGGCGCTTCTCTTCTCGGATGCCGACGATGTCCACCTCGCCGCCGCTCGTCACGACGAGATGCCGGACGCCGACCTCGACGCCGACGCGCTTGTCCGTCCGCGTCACGGGTCGCTCCCGGAGGGCTCTGCCGGCTCCACGGGGCCCAGGACTCGGCCGCGGCACAGTCCCCCTGAGCGAGACGTACCAGCGCCCGCCCCATTCGCGAAGGCCGACGGCGGAGCACTGCCCGCCCCCTATGAACCGATGCGAACCCTCCTCGGTCGACGGAAGATAGCCGCGCTCCTTGAGCTTCACCCAGCCGACGCCTGGGATCTTGATCGCCCGCTCCGTCACGCGAAGCGCGCTCGGCTGGTCGGCGTGCCAGCGGCGGTTATCGCCGGACCGAAAGCGGGGCTCTCCGAGTTCGCAGCCGGGCGCTCCGCGGCGAGCGTCACACTCGGAGTGATCGCCGCGCGCGTGCTTCTTCAGCCGGCGCCAGAAGTGCTTGTAGGCATTGCCGACGTCGGCGGCCGCTTCCCGAACGGCGAAGGCACTCACCTCCGTCAGCCAGCGGAGCTCGGCCGAAGCGTGCTTAACCGCCGTGAGCTCCTTGTGCAGGGCATCGGCGTTCGGCATGGACTCGGGCTCCGCGTACGGGAGCCTCACCTGAAACTTCCAGAGCGTCCGTGGCGCCGCGCCGCGCTTGGCGCGCTTGGCCAGGCGCTCCGCGGGCTCTCCGAAGACGAGGGCGTGAAGGCCGAGCCCGAGCCACCACGCGGCGAGCCCGGTAGCGTGATCGAAGCCGGCAAGGGCCCGAAGGCCGCTAGCGACAGAGTAGATGCCGTACTCGGCGCGCCAGCGCTCGAGAGTCCAGTTGTACGCCACGCGTGCCGCTGCGATGTGCCGCGCGAGCAGGCGCCGTTGCTCGACAGTGGGGTCGAGCTCGGTGCGGTAGGCGCGATCGATCATGTCGGTCATGGTCAAGGGGTCTTCGGGACGGCGCACTCGATGATAAGGGCGTTCGGGGACTCGCGGTAGGTGCAGGCGCGGGCGTTCGGGGAGGGCTTGGGACCGTCGCCGATGGTCCAGTGAGCCAGGAGGCAGAAGCCGACAAATGCGACGGCGCCCAAAAGCCAGAGGAATGGCCCGGGGACGCCCTTACGCGCGGCGACGATCACGCCGACCGTACACACGATGGAGAGCGCGACGTTCATGTGCTCGAAGAACGTCACGGCGCCTTGCCTTTCACGAGCTCGAGGAGGCGCTGGGAGTTGTGCTCGAGCTCGAGCAGGCGCAGGGCGTTGTGCTCGTAGAGGAAGGCGATGTCCTTCTCGAAGAGCGGTATCGCCACGCGCGGCTGCGCTGCGCTGGGCGGATCCTGAAGTGCCGCTCCCAGAGGAAACCGGCAGACCGCAGGCCATCGCTCGTCGTTGATGTGCTCCGGAAGCATCATCGCCGGCACGAGCCCGAACGACCCGTCCAAAATCTCGGGATACGGCTCGACGCCAGCCGGCCAGTTCTCGTCACGCGTGTTCGGCATGAGAACGGGACAGCGCCGCTCCGTCTCGCGCATCCGCTGGTCGACCCTGCCGACGATGCGCCCATGCGGAGCGCGGAGTAGATGGAGCCCGAAGTGCGAGCGGATAGCCTGGGCGACGCCGCGCTCGATGTCGTCTAGCGGGGAGCGCCCGTCGTAGACTCCGCGGCTCCGTCGAAGCGTCGTTTTGAGAGGCCCGGACAGATCTCCGATGTACGCCTCCTGAGCGTCGTGAAGGAGCGCCTCGAGCTGGAGCGCGTAGTCGTCCGGATGCTCGAGGCTCACGACGAGCCACACCCAGAGCGAATGCTCAGCGACGGAGTAGCCCTTACCGGTGTGTCCGACGAAGCGGTTCAGGTGGGCGAGCGAGTGCGCAATATCCTTCAGGCGGACGTCGCCCGGCTTCGGGCTCAAGAGATCGAAGCCGACCCCACTGAACGTCTCGATGATGGTCATGGGCTTCGGCCGCGTCTCGGCGAGGAGCGCCTCCGCCGCCTCGCGCCAGGTGGCGAAGTCGTCGCCGCCGACCGTGAGGCCTTCCATGGGCGTGAGCTCCTCGAGAGCTGTCTCGAGAAGGTCGAGGGCGGTTTTGAGGTGGTCGGTCATCGGTGATAGTTCGCGAAGTCTCGAATGGCCCTCCGGAGCATGACCCCCTCGAGCCCGCAATGGCCGCACGTGTCGGCGAGGGTCGCGTCGGACGCGTATCCTGCGAGCGCCCGCAAAAACCTCTGGAGCATGCGAAGGTGGTCGATGAAGCTGTGGTAGGTGTTCGTGATGTCCCGGAGTTCCTGGACCTGACGGTCGATGCTCCGCGCGAAGTCGGTCTTGTGATCCTCGTACTGGGGATCGAAGTCGGTGGGGCCGGGGCGGCTCATGACTCGAGGCTCTGTTTAAATGCCGCGAGACGCTTCCGGTCCTGCATCTTAAAGCGGCGTATTTCGACGCTGGGCGCCACCGAGCGGAGAAGCGCCTCGGCTTCTTTCATTCGGCCATCGAGCACTCTGGCGGCGCCCATCGTGCCCCGTCGCCAAGTCTGCACGCACCTCATCAGCGCCACGAACAGCGCTCGGCGCTCTACCTTGATGTCCGGGTCCACCTCGGGCTCGCCGCTACCAGGGGCCGCGTACGAGTCAGGGTCGATCGCGGTGCTCAGCAGGGAGTACGCCTCCTGCGCAATCGTGAGAGTGCGGATATGCTCTTGCAGAAGTTCTGCCCGCGTTAGCCCCTCTAGCCATTCTCTCGAGTCGTCCGGATCGGCGGCGCCGCACCAGAGCACCTTGGCAGCCTCACGCATTGCGTAGGCCAGATCGATCTCGGATAGAAGCTCGTGGGCCACGTCGTGAAAATCAACGCGGTCCACGCCATTTAGTTGGAGGATCGCATCCGCGAGCGCCTGCGCGTCGTCGGGCCTGCCGTAGTCGTCCAGCGTGACAGCTAGTCCGTTGGTGTAGGCATTGTCGGCTTTGCGCTTGGTCGGCCGCAGCTGCACTTTCTTGGCCCGCCTGGTCTTCCTCATGTCTTGAATGCTTTCTCTGCTCGCCGCCTCCGGAGCTCGTGGGCGCGAGCCCAGCCCGAGTCCGTGAGCCAGAACCTCGGATTCGCCCCCGTGCCGCGCCACTCGAGAAGCCCCGCGGCGACCAAGTCGTCGACCGCGTCCCAGTCGTCGTGTCCCTGGATCTGCGATCCATCGCGGAGCGTCGTCGAGTACTTGCCCGACCAGGTCCCGCCGCTCGGCACCATGAACTGTGGATGGCGTTCGGGGTTACAGCTCAGGCGTCGAAGGTCCGGGTATCCCCTACTGTCGACACACACGGTCTCGATGTAGAGAACCAGGCTGTCGTGGTTTTTCCCGAACAACTCCGGCAGGACTCGATCGATCCTGTCCGGGGGCGCTTGTCGGCGCTCCATCGTGGTAGCTCCTTGTTGTAGGAGCGAGCCTACTCGTCTCGGTCGGCCCGCGCAAACTCTTGGACGTCCCTCCAGAACCGTTTAGTCACCGGATCGGTCGAGGCCCGGATGATTTTCTCGCACTCCAGGTCGAAGCCCTCCGGATCCGTGAGGAGGATCGTCCGTAGCTCGTCGGCCGTCACACGGGCGGAGGAGGGGTCTCTCGCCAAGCGGGTATCCATAAGTGTGGCCGGAAAGTGGGCCGGCTGGGAAGGGGGGAAGGGATGTTCAGAGGGTGTAGTAGTTCTCGATGAGCTCGAGGAGCCGGCGTCGCCAGTCGATGGGAGCAAGGAGCCACGTCTCCCCTCCGGGCGCCGAGCCCATGTCGTAGAGCGCCTCGTGGATGCGGCGCGCCAAAAGGTGCGGATCGGGAAGCCTGTGTGCCTCGAGCCGCTCTACCTTCGCGTGGAGCTCCGCAATGATCCGCTTGTCGAAGGCCGCCTCCTCGCGGAGCGTCTTGTTCTCGAGCTCGAGAGCCCTGAGCCGGCGCTCTCGCTCTGCGTCGGGGGTCGTGTCAATCACCGGAAACCTCGCGGGGCATACAGAGCAGGGTCTCAGCCTCGCCTACGGCGTTTAGCCCCTCCTGGTCGAGCACGGGACCGAGGTGGCCGGTGTGGCGGATCTCCTGAATCGTGTGCGTCTTGTCGAGAAGGAGCATGTACTCCTCGCTGAGAGAGCCGTGGTGCTCGAGAAAGAGGATCGGCTTCTGCCCGAGCAGGAGCCCCGCTCCGCGGAGGACTTCATGCTCGTGCCCCTCGACGTCGATCTTGATGATCGCTCCACGGGCGTCGCAAGCCGGGGTCACATCGCTGTTGCCCATGACCATGAAGTCGAGCGTCTCTCCGCGGACGCTCACGGTTTGCGCTCCACCGCGGGTCTGCTCTACGGTCCCGCCGCCGAGCTCGTGGTCGCGATACGAGAGGACCAGAGCCGCGGGCTCCTGCGTCGCTGCGCACTGAAACGTCGTTACGCGGCGCCTGTAACCGTTGACGTCAAGAGTCTTTTGCAGGAGCCCGTAGAGGCGAGGATGCGGCTCGATGGCGACGACCCGCCGGTCGCCGATACGGCATCCTAGCAAGGTGTACCAACCGAAGTTCGCGCCGACGTCGATGAGCGGCCCCGTCGGATACCGGCGGAGCGCCGATGCAAAAGCGCTCGTGACCCAGGGCTCCCAGTCGCCCTCGGTCAAGAGGTGCGGCGCGAGCGAGGTGTCGCGGGTGTCGACGTAGATCTTGTCGCCGTGCCGCGTCGTCGTGAGCGCGGTGAAGTCGCCGCAGTAGTGGGAAATGTTCATGGGGACTCCGGGGGTTTCGTTTCGGCCGAGGCAAGTAGCGCGTCCCTCCACGCTTCCCAGGCTCGGAGCTGCACCGAGACGAGGTTCAGCATGGGCAAGAGCTGCTTGATCCAGGCCTGGTGTTTTCTGAGCGTCTCGTAGTGGATGTCCAGGCGCTGCTCGTTGGCGTGCTGCCAGTAGAGGAGCGCGACCGTGTTGAAGAGCGACGCGAGGAAGGTGACGAGCAGCATCCAGCTCATGGCAGGGGCTTTCTGGCTGGGGCCGGCGCGAGCGCGATCTCGTCGAGCAGGTGGGCGACGAGCATGAGGTCGTGCTCGTCGTCGGGGCGTACCGAGCGGCGCCTAGCCACCCGGCGGAAGCGTGTTGGCGCTCTGGTGGATTGCCACGCCCGCGAGCCCCGGCGCCTGGGTTTCGAGCAGGTGGGCGACGAGGGCGACCTCGCGCGCATCGACCGGGCCGACCGACTGCCGCCGCGCCACGCGCTGCAGCGCAGTAGCGTTCTCGCGGATGGCAACGGCCCGTGACGGCGGGTGCGGGTTCATGGAGTGACTCCTTTCTCGCGGAGCGCGCGAGCCTCGTAGGGCTCCTCGGCGATGACGCGGAGCAAGCGCTCGGAGATGTCGACGTAGAAGGTCGACGCGACTTCGTAGAGCGACGGGCCTACCGGCAAGAGCCGGAGCTCGGTGCGTAGCGCTCCAGTAAAGATCGTCTGATCGCGGTCCCCGGTGATCGCGATGCGGCTCTCTGCCCAGGAGCCCACGATGGGATCCTTGCTCTTCGGCTCGAGGGGCCCGCCGGCGCATCCGGTCGCGAGGAGGAGCGCGAGCGCGAGCATGGCTCCGGACGCCCCCGGCCCGAACTCCATGAGGCCTTGCCCGTCTCCGAAGCGAGACGGATCGAGGTACTCACGGCGGTCGATGTTCACGATGAGGAAGCGCTGCATGCATGCGACCGAGGGCGACTTGGTTCTGTGGTGCCGGCGAAACTCCGCCTCCAGGCGAGCACAGCATCCAGGAAGAAGTGCGCTCTGCCAGGATTGTCCCAAACGAAGGAGCCCTCGTTACTCACTAAGTCGTTGGCCGATTGCAGGACATCCTCTATCGCATCCCACTGCTCCTGGCGCAGCGACGTGGAGATTATTGCGTGCTCGTTCTTGGTTACCTGCTTTTTCTTGGTCAATGAGATCTTCCGTCTCGTGCCGCGGTGCGCACGGTTTCTGATTCGGGAATGCTTCACGTTTTTCCCTTAGTATTTTGTGGGGCTCCACCCACACGGTCCACTCGTGCGTTTTGCGATTCCTGTGCTGCCGCCTGCCAGTAGTGGCGCCCCAAGGCTTGCGAGAGCGACTCGGATGTCGCACCTGACTCGCACTGCGGGAGCCTCGCGAGCGAGTGGACTCCGTACTGTCCGGAGAACCGCGCCCCGACCGAAGAGTCAGCCCGATGAATGACCCCATCGAGATAAGCATAGCGCTCTCCGAGTACGACGCCGTCGAGCATCGCGGCCATGTCACGAACCCAGTGATCAATGATCGTGACAGATGATTCCATTCCAAAACGCCTGATGTCACCGAGAGCGATCTCTCGGAGAGAGCACGGAGCCTCGACCGCCACCGCAAATGTGAATGCCTTCCTACACGTCGTGCATGAAAAAAGCCAACCGCATCCGCACCAGGGGCAGTCCATTTGCATCGGGGCGGCGATCATCGCTTCTTCCGTCGGGCAGACACAGAATGAAATCGGATGCGGTCCTGGGGCTCTTGTTAGGTAAAGACTTTTCTGGGTCAACGGATTGCCTCTTTCTTGTCAGGGTAGTTTCGGACAGCCGCCTTCTGATGCTTCACGGTACTCATGCGATTATTTTCTGCCCCGCTCACGTAGAAGTCGAATCCAAAAGTAGACAGCGGCGACCGGAATCGCCGCGAACATGATGAGCATGTGCGCGCGTGCGCTGAACCACGCAACCGTCCATTCGGACGTAAAAAGCACCATGCCCCAAACGAGAACCGTCATGACGGTCCAGACGAACACGTTCGCCTCGAGCTTGTAGCGCTCGTTCTTGATCCACTGCCCGCACGTAGGGCATTGGGTCATAGAAGCAGGTGCGCGCCTGACCGGCTCCGTTGGAGTTGTCGTTTCCTGATGCTTCATGAGGGCTCCTTTGAACGTCCGTCGCTGGGAGTCATGGCTCGTTCGTCCACTTCTCGAGACGCCGCAGCCGCTCGAACTCGAGATCGAGATGGCCGTTGTACTCGTAGTTGCAGCGGTACCCGTCCGGGAACCGGTACCAGACGACACCTACGTCAGATCGGTACTGGCGCCCGTCCGAAAGCTCGAGCTCGTGCTCCCCGTCGATTGTCCGGATAGCGATTGCCCTCGGAAGTCCCGTCGGGCGAGCCTGCCGCCGCGGCCATAGCTCGTAAAGCTCACGCGCGAAACTGCCGATTACGATCCCGGCGATGAGCGTGATAGCGGCAACCGACATGCCTACGTGCCCGCCTTGCAGTAGAACGACGTCTGTGACGGACTGGTCGGGTACACGCAGCCGCACGCGTCGTCGCTCGTGCAGCACACACCGAAGCCGATGTTGCACGTCGTGTCGCAGACGACGCCGCCACAGCACGGGCCGTGAATGCACGGGTCTTCGACGTAGCCGCCGGTGCCCGCGCCGGCCGTTCCGCCTGCGCCTCCGGTCGCGCCGCCGGAGCCGATAAGCCCTCCTGTCGAAGCTCCGGCGCTCCCGCCCGTGTCGACCGTGGGAGCCCCGCCAGTCGCGCCCCCCGCCGCAGGGACGCCCGCGCTGCCTCCTGGCGAGGCGCCGCCCGTCGGTTGCAGGATGCCGCCGGTACCGGCTCCGCCTGTCGCGAGCGCTCCGGCAGTGCCGGCGCCGCCCGTGTCCGCGAGCGCGCCGCCCGTTTCGGGGGCGCCGCCGGTTTCTGGACTGCCGCCAGTGTCCGAGCCGCCGGTTTCTGTGGGGGCGCTCCCGGCGCCCGCGACGCCGGCCGCAGTCGAAAAGGCGTCGCTGCAGGCCACGCAGCCGAGCGCGACGACAATGAGGGTTCTCACGAGGGGCTCCTTTTGATGGGGATCACGACCCCGAACGACAGGCACCCGAACCGGATGTCGTCGTCGGTCTTGCCCGGCTCGAACGTCTCGTCCGTACCGAAGATATCTATGATACCAAACCCGCGCGGGATCGAGGAATACCACTCCCCCGGAAAAAGCCAGAGCTCGTGCGTGCCGCCCTCGTCCACGTCTTCGTAGCGGGCTCCGCGGCGGCGTGCGCCGGGGCCCGCGCTTTCCTCGTCGACCTCTCGAAGCGCCGACCAGCATCGGCACCCGCGCTCCTTGAGCTCTTGCCGTGACGCGGAAGAGAGGGCCTCCCAGTCGTCCGGACTGGACGGCGGCGCGGCAGGCCCGGGCTCGCCCGCGGGCCGCGTAAACTGCGGCGTCGTGACGATGACCTCGTCGTCGTCTTTCGCGCCGATGGCGTCCCGCACGGCGTCCGCGAAAGGGGCGACGCCCCGCTTTGGAAGTTTGCCGGTTGCCATTCAGAGATCTCCTTGGACTAGCCGGTCGCGAAAGCGCCGGCCCATCTCGAAACCGCGGCGCCCGGAGCGCGTGTAGGCAGGCAGGTCACGTCGTCCATCGAATCCCGCAACGAAGGCTCGGACGAAGATGGGGCCGATGTGGCTCTCCGCCATAGTAACGGGCCCGAACGAGGCTCCGATTGCTTGTGAGCAGCCAAACAGGGCTCCGATAGGACAGCACTCTCGCGACTCCTCCGAGAACGTGACTCCTGGCCGGATGGTCCAGCCGGCCCTGCGACGATCTGCGCAGGCGACCGCGATGGCCTCCTCGAGCTCGCTGAGGGCCTCGGGCGACAGCTTGTCCTCGGTATTCTCGTCAGGTCTCATGGCCACCAGGGCTCCTTGACCCAGGCAAGGAAGGCCGCGCGGTGCGCGGAGTCCCACACGCCGAGGGCTTCGTGCATGTCGAACTTCTGCCCGTTCTCGTAGGGGTTCCAGACGGAGACGAGAAACCGGAGGCTGCAGAGGGCGCCGTGACCGAAGCCGCCGCGCCTGATAGCGCGGAGGAGCGGCCGGGCGTCCGTCCAGGGGCAGACGAGCGAACGGGCGCACTTGTCGACCTCTGGAAACGAGAGCGCGAGGGCGGTCATGCGTTCGTGAGGGGTCATGGTCACGTCCAGAAGAGGTGCGTCCCGCCGACCGCGGCGATGCGATCCATGATCGCGGCCACGCGTACGGCGTCGGCAGCCACGCCCGTGTACGGGGCGTCATCGCGCTCGCGGATGAGCCGCTCGAGCTCGGCGTCGTAGCCGGGCACCACGAACGCGCACGAGAAGTTTCGGACGAGCGAGCCGTCCCACTTCCACATGTAGGGCTTCGCGCCGTGACGGTCGGCTCCGTAGAGATTGATGCTCCCGAGCCAGCATTCGCCGTGGTCTTCGGCCATCGCCTCGATGACTCGACGGCACGAGTCGTTCAGGTCGGTGTCGGCCTCGACGGGCCAGCCGTCACCCTCGCGTACGCTCTTCACGAACGCGACCGTGTGCTCGGCGCGGGCCTCTTGGGTCTTGGTCATGGGTCTCCTATGTGCGCCTCCGCGAAGTCGATTGCGAGGGTGTTCGTTTGATCCAGAGAGCCCGGTCTCGGTTGCGGCGCCGGACGCGGGTCTCGAGCCTTTTGCACGCGACCCCAAGATCGCTCACGAACTCGTCGTCGAAGATCTCGGGTTCCCGCTGCAAGTCGTCCACGAATGCGTCTCCCATGGGACTACCAAGGACCCACAGGATGTGGGAGAGGGCCCGCGCACGCGTCATCAGAAAACTACCTCGCCGCAGTGCGCGCAGGTGCCCCTGCGGACGAGAGTCCCGACGCGCATGACGAGCGGCACGTCGTGCCGGCCGCGCGCGCACCAGACGTCGGCCCAGTGCGTGGCGCGCGGACACGTGGAGTCGATCTTGTGGCGCGCGCCGATGCGGCAGGCGAGACATTCTCCGCGCGCCGCGGCCCGGAGCTCTTCCTCGATGTCGATGCGCAGGGCGCGGTCTAAGTCGAGCTTCATTCAAGAACCCTCCCGAAGTCGACCCGAAGATACCGACGGGCATCTTCCAGCGTCACGTCGAAAAAGAAGTGATGGTTCCACTTACCGGAGTAAGGATTCAAATGGAGGACGCCAAGCGTCTTGGCTGCCTCCACGTCCTCGAATCGGGTGAACACGGAGGCCCCCGCTCCGGCGATGTTGGGTCGGACGGAGATCCATAGGTCCCCCGCCCTGGTCCGGAGCTTGTACGGGTACATGCGCCCCACGGTCTTCTCGGCTCCGAGACTCTCGACGAACTTCACGAGCTCCGCTGCATAGCCAGCGTTGGCCAGCTCCCAGTTCTTTTTGCGCCGAGGAGCCCGGCGTTCGGGTTTGGTCATGGGGTCAGACCTCCTCGATATCGAGCGTCGACAGGATGTCCGAGCGCAGCGACCACGCCTCGTCGCCGCCATCCTCGTAGAGCCGACGGAGAAGGACGTGGAGCTCGTCCGGGTGCACGCGGACCTCGCCCGTCGTGTGGTCGGCGCTTGAGCGCTCGGTCAGCGCTTCCAGGTGCGAGTCGATGCCCTGATTCCAGGCCGCCGCGATAGCGCGCCACTCGTCTTTGCAGCGGATCGTCATCGGGTATCCGTCCGGACACTGGTCGGCACAGGCCTTTTTGATGACCTCGTCTGGGCAGGTTCCGAAGCTGTAGCGGCTCATGATTGCCTCGCTGGAAAGCCGTGGAGCTTGAGCACGAGATCCTTTGCGGGATCGGCCGGCTCCGCTCCGGACTGGTAGCGGAAGAGTGCGGCGTTGAGGTCGCCGTGCATGTACTCGCGCGCGGTCGTCCCGATCTTGTTCACTGGACGCTCGAGAGCCGCCTCGTGTGCCGCGGCGTCGGCGATCATCGCTTCCGCCGCGCGTCGAGCCTTCGCTCGGACGCGTTCGGGGTAGCTCTCGCCGCTGAATGACTCGAGCGGCGCACAGGCGCCGTAGCCGACCAAGGCCTCGACTTTGACGAGGTCGCTTGGTGGGCCATGCTCGATCTCGTCGTAGCCGACGGAGTCGAGCGCGCGCCGGATCTGTTCGTCCGAGAGCTCGGACAGGTTCACCGAGCACGTCTCGGCGTAGTACTCCGCCCAGCCGTCCCGCCGACAGGCGCCCTCGCCGCAGGCGTCGAACATGTTCGTGAAGCGGATCACGAACCACGTCCCGTCCGGCGCCTGGCGCGTCCACAGGCCGTGGTAGCCCGCCCAGTCGACGTCGGAGCCGATGTCCGTCCAGCCTTTCATGGTTGTCCTTGTGGTGCGACGCGGATCTCCTCGAGCGTCGCCAGCGTGCGCGACAGGGACGCGTTCAGGTCGTCGAGCGCTTCGTCTTCGAGCTCGGTGCGGAGGTCAGCCCAGATGGCTTTCTCGGATTCGTAAGAGCAGCCGCCGAGGGATGCGGTGCCACGAAAGCCTTTCCAGGCCGCCGTCACGAGCACGCTGCCCCAGGCGGCATAGTTTCCGTGGGCGAGCTCGCGCCGGATCCAGGCGTAGCATTCTTGGTCGACTGAGTCGTCGCCACTCGCCATGGCGTTGCCTTCGATGGGCAGGTCGTCCACCTCGAGCGTATACGTAAACTCGACCTCGTCGAGTCGCGTGAGCTTGCGAAGCGTCATGACACACCTTCGCCGGCAAGCGTGAAGTCGACGTGTCCGCGCGCGAGCAAGGTCTCCACAGGGTCTTCCACTTGGTAGTTTGGAAACCACCAGATACGGCCGCGCACCGTCGGTGCGCCAGCGTCCGAGAACGTGAGGTCATCGGTGACGATGGGCGCTGAGGTCAGGGCCCCGATCCATTCGGGAGCCACGTAGCTCCACCCGATGCCAAAGTAGCCGTCGAGCAGTCCGCTCCAACGGTCGCCACGCATGGCTTGCAGATCCTCCAAGTCGTCGTTCGGGCCGATGGAGAACCGTAGGTTCCCGTTTGGGAGCACGTCGAGCGTCATGACACACCTTCTCCGTTCGGGCATCCGGGCATGCCGCAATTGCACCCGGCGTCGCTCCGCGGCGCGGGAATGTTGAGAGCGTTCCTGAGAACCTGGGTCTCTGCGGCCGTTAGCAGGAAGTAGCGGACGGCGTCGTGGAACGCATCGATGTAGGGGCGACGCTCCGGGCCGCGCTCTCGGTCCTCCCAGTAGTGGACGAACGCGAGCGCCGCCTTGATCTTCTTCGGGTTCATGGAGCCGCCTTACGCCGCACCATCAATGCCCGCCGAGTCGGTTTCAGATACATGGACATGAGGTTCGCGACCGTATCCTCGTCTTGCCGACTGAGCCGCTCCCTGTACTTCCGAATTGCCTCATCATAGGCCTTGCGGCGGGCGCCGCGCACCCCGTCGCCCACAAGGGCGACCTCGCGCTGGAGCGCAAACTCAGTGGCCTCAAAAACGGCGCGGTTCAATGGGCCCTCTCGCCGCTCATGGCGAGACCCCTTCCGCTCCCGGGCAGAGCTCGAACCTGTAGCGCCAGTTTGCGAAGGCCTGGCCGTTCGAGAAATACCACGTGAAGCGATGCCCGTATTCGCCGGGCGCGCAGTTCAGGTTGAGGCCCTCGACCCGCTTGTTGTCAAACCGAGTGACGGCCCAGTCCGGCCCCCACAGCAAGGGGCCGACCTTGACGCCTCCCACCATGTGGGAGTCGAAGTGTCCGCCGAGGGCCATTACGCCTAGCTGAAGACTCGTACCGACGGTTCTACGCTCGGGGATGTTCATGTTCAGCCTTCTTGGCTTCGTCGATCGGCGTGTGCAGCGCCGCGTCGAAGACTTCTGCGATGTAGTCCTTGATCTCGTTGCGGTTCCGCCCCCCGATCGTGAGCCGGAACCCGAACGCGAGCGACGGGCGCACCACCACGCGGTGCGTGGTCCAGCCGTCGTAGAAGCCGTGTTCGTTCATGTGATGAAAGTCGACGTCGAACACGAGGCTTTCCCCGGTGCTCTTGATGTCGTCGAGCTTGGTGCCGTTGTCGAAGCCGGAACCGCTCGGAAGGTAGCGCTTGACGAGCTCGGCCGCGCGCGCCTCGTGATATCGATCGTGCCACTCGTCGTTGCCGCTGCGACGGCAGTTGTCCCGCGCGATGAGGATAGACGCCAGTACTTGGTACAGGGGTTTCGGGGTCACGTCAGTAGCCTCCTCTGAAGTGCTTGAGCCGGTACTCGTGAAACGGTCGCAAGTGTTCGCGTGCCCACTCGCGGGCGAGCCGTCGAGTTTTGAACGCTCCTCGACTGAGGACAGAGAAGGGTCCCGTTCGCTCCGTCGGATGCCAGGGGGTCGGCAGATCCGACCACGGGAGAAGGATCGTGAAGTAGCCCCGGTTCGCCTTACGGCGCAGGCGCGCGAGCTTGCGCCGCGTGACTTTGTAGGTTCGATTGGGCATCGGCTAGTAGCGGATGACGCTCCCCCGTTCGAGTTTCTTGATCTCCGCCGGGCGAAGTTTGCGACACGGTGTGCCGCCTTGTCGTCGGGGCCCCACGTGCTTGGTGCAGTAGGCGAACCCCCGGTTGTCGACGTGCGACACGGGATCCCTACACGAGAGATCCATGTCGCACTGTAGTTTGCGGGCGGTCATGCGAGACCCCCGGCGAACGGTTCGAAAGCCCACTGCCCGGACCCCTGCAGCGTCGGCGCGTGCTTACAGTGGCCATGGTGTACTTGTCCCATGCTGGCGAGGTGCGCCGCGCAGATCGGGAACCGGCGAGTTTCGCCGTGGAGAGTGAACGCGGCGACTCCGATCGCTTCGTTCTGGTCGGGTGTGGGGCGACCGTTGCAGTCGATCCACTGGATCTGACACGTAGGGCGTTCGGGAGCGTTCACGCGGCCGCCTTTCCGCTGCGAAGAGTGTACTCCCCGACGAACGGCGTGCCCGGCTGGCGCTGGACGCCCACGTTGACCCCGCCCCGCGGCTGGCCAGCGGCGCGGCGCACTACGGCGCGGCCGAGCACCGCATACACGGCGCCGTCGCCCGGGCGTTCTGCGACGCCGCGGAGGTACTCGCGAGCGCGCTCGCGTTCGGACGGAGCGGCGACGGGGGCCGCGGCATGCGCCGGGAGCTCCGGACGCTTGGCGAGCGCGCGATCGATCGCGCCTTGTAGGTCCCGGACGTGCGCCGGGCCGACCCGGACGACGCCACCTAGCTCGGCTGCGAGACTCGTCGCGGCGCGCGCCGTCACTGCGAGCACGATCGCGATGCGCCGGTCGCCCGCGGAGTCGTTTACGGTCGCGCTCCAGGCCGCGATCTGCCGCCCGTTCTCGAGGGCTACGCGGATCGCCCGCGCTTGCTCTGAATCGAATTTGTTGACCATTGCCGTTTCCCTTTTTGAGCCCGGCTGCCCGGGTTTTGCGCCCTAGCGGCCGAGGAACGGCCCCCGCCGGGGTGCTCCGGCTGCCTCGAGACGACGTTACGAATAATCTACCATGCATAACGTCTCACTGGTAGACGTTACGATAACTGTGCTTATCATAACGTCGGTCCCTGGCGCCGGCGTGCGCCGGGGGCCGTTCCCCGGGCCCGGGGCTGTTCCTGGGCTCCTAGGGCGCAAACGGCGACCGTCGGAAAGGACGGCCGGCACGCGAAAGGGAAGATGATGACGTTTTCGGATGCGGAATTCGCCGCGTTTCTCCGAGAGGAGCTCCGCGCGTATGAAGAGGGCGAACACATTCCGCCCTGGCTCTCGCGCGACGAGGCGATCGAGCAGACTGAACGCGAGCTCAAGCGGCTCGCACGGCAGAGCGAACGCTAAGCGGGGGCGCGTTCCGCGCCTGCTGGGCTCGCAAAGGGAAGATTCGTCTACGTCCGCTGGTGGCGGATACCAAGCTCCCGGACGTAGCGCAGTTTTGAAAGGGAAGAACGATGCGGAAAACGTACCCGGAATGGATCTGGCGCACATACGACGTCAGGCCAACGTGGGCCTACGAGGCCACGATAGAGGAGTGGGCGAGCCACGCGTACGCGACGGTCGCCAGGGGCCTACGGCCCGCGTGGTTTCTGGCAGAGCTCCACTCGCACGCCAACGTCTCGCGGGGGACCCGATGACGCGCACATTCGTTCTCACGAACCGCCACGACCAGCGCGGGATCCAGATCGGGATCCGTCCCCTCTGCGTGGTCGCGTTTCACTTCTGGCGCCGCTACCGCGGATCGCTCGGATGGACGCTGACTTTCGCGTTCGGGCGCGGCGCGGGCTGCCGATGGGGTCGCACGCTGTACTTCTCGCGCGGCGCGAAGGGTGGCCAGCGCTACCTCTACAAGGCCGCGGGCTTTCGCGCCGGCTTCACCCAGAACGCCAACGAGACCCCCTACTCTTTCGGCTCTTGATCATGTCCGACCTCCTCGACACGTTCGCCCAAGACTTGGCGCACGCCGCCATGGCGGCGCACTACGGCGAGGCCGACCGGATCGACGATCCGCTGCTTCGCGCCGCGGGCGAGATCTACCTCGCGTTCGAGAGCGGCCACGTAAGCGCGCCGCACCCGCACGCGTCCAACGGCCGGCTCAGGTTCGCCGTCTATGTGAGGCCCCGATGAGTGAATTCACCGATTCAATCGAGCGCGAGCTTCGCGGCTGCGAAGCGTTCAGCGTCGGGTCGTGCCCCGGCTGCTCGGAGTGCGGGCTCGGCGAGGATCCCAGCGACACGGATCGCGAGCTCGCCGAGGAGTCACGCTTCTCCTGGCGCGCATGCGACTCGTGCGGGAGCACGTTCGGGGGCGACCGGCACCCGGCGCACTACCTCGACGACGAGCGCGCGATCGTCCACGTCCACGTCTGCACCGATTGTCTCTTCTTCCACGCGAACGGCGACGAGCCGGACGACTGGAGCAAGCACCCATGAACAAGGAACTAGAAGCACTTCTTCTGTCCGCCGCGAAAGCGCTCGACCTCGGCGTCGTCGGCGTAAACCCCGAGCGCGCCTGTGACTGGGGTGTCCCCATGGGGGTCCTGGTACTCGAGGGCCAGACGATCCCGGGCCACTCGAAGAAAGCCCGCACGGCGGGCTACTACACGCCCTATTCCGCATGGCGTCCCCCGTCCGGCAAGTGCTTGTTCGTGGACCACGTCGAGCACGGCGACGGCAAGAGTCACTACCAGATCTTCCTCCTGTCGGAGGACACGACGGGCTACGGGGCGTTCAACGGGCGGCACGACGGGTTCTCCCTGTCGGAGATGAAGGCGTACCTCCGCGGCGTCGCCGACGGCGCGGACATGATTCCAAAACCACGAAAGGGACGACGATGACCGGCGCTGAGGTCACGCGCATCGCACAGAAACTCGTGGCTGACATGGGTTACGAGGCTGCGTTACAGGACGTCCGGCGCCGGATTCGGTACATGCAAGGGGCGCACCCGAGCTACGGCGCATTCTGGGAGTCTGTTTTGTTAGAGCTCCTGGCGGCCCGCGTTGTCTGCCACGCCATGCGCCACCTGTCCCCGACTCCGGAGCTCAAGGCGAGCGGCCGGTGCCCGAAACTCTTCGAACGAAAGGATCTCCCGTGAGCGACGTTCGCATCGAAACAGGCGGACGCCTGTCGTCGATGGTTCTGATTACGCCGGTGTCCTACGTCGGGCGCCAGTGGATCGACGAAAACCTACAGGTCGAGGGCTGGCAATGGCTCGGCCGGAGCCTCGCCGTCGACAAGCGATACGCTGCGCCCATCGTGGACGGCATGATCGGTGACGGGCTAGACGTGGAGGCCTCCTGATGAATCGCCTCATCCTCACCGAAAACGACCTCGCAACGCTCGTCAATGCGCTCCACGAGGCCGCCGGCCAATGCCGGCTGGACGCTGAGCAATTCCCGGCGCTGCGAAAAGCCTCACTCGAGTCCGCTGAGCAGTACGAGCTCTTGGAAGAGAAGCTCGCCGAGGCCGACTCCATCATCGTGGAGCGGAGCCCATGAGCGCCGCGGCAACCGTCTGGTGCGCCGACTGTGGCGACGCGTACGACGCGCCGCTCGGCTGCTGCCCAAACTGCGAGTGCGTAGAGAGGCTCACCGAGCGCACGAAGATCATCGTCACACTCGAAGTCGCCGGCAGTCCCGACGACGCCATGACGGCGGTCGACCAGGCCCTGGACGAGGGCGTACTGCAAGACTTTCTGAATCAGCACGACATCGAAGACGTCGGTCCCGTGCACGTGCTCACCGCGGTCGCCCGCTTCGACGGATCGGAGAACACATGACACCCAGCCAGAAAACGAACGTCGACATTTCGGCCTTGCTCCGCGCGCGAAACACGCTTGTCTGGATCACGTCGCGGGAGGAGGTGCGCGTCGAGCGCGCCATCATCGAGGCGGCCGGCGCGGCGAAGTTCGAGACGCGGTTTTGGGACTGCGCGACGGGTCTCACGGCTTCGGACGGCAAGGTCCTCGCCAACATCCCGAACGCCTACTCCGTGCTCGAGAGGATCCGCGACGACAAGGCGCGCATGCTCTACGTCCTCCGCGACATCCCGGCGTGGTTCGATCCGCAGGTCGTCCGGATGCTCCGCTCGCTCGCCAGGAGCCTCCCCGGCGCGCCGAGGGACGAAGCGCGGGCCATCATCATCCTCACGCCGCGCGGCGAGGTACCGCCCGAGCTCGCCGGCCATGCGACGGTCATCGACTATCCGCTGCCTGCCCGCGACGAGATCGCCGAGGTGCTCGAGACGGCGCTCGGGGGATTGCCGGACGAATTCCGAGCCGCCGCGACCCCCACGAACGGCCTCCGAGAGCAAGCGATCGACGCCGCCGTCGGCCTCACCGCCGAGGAGGCCAGTAACTGCTACGCGAAGAGCCTCGTCACGACGAAGCGGATCGATCCCGCGCAAGTCTCCTCGGAGAAGCGCCGGGTCATCGCTCGAGAGAAAGTCCTCACCTGGTACGATCCGGAGCCCCGCGGGCTCGACGCGGTCGGCGGCCTCGAGCTTTTGAAGGACTGGCTCAAGGCGCGCCGCTCGGCGTTCTCGCAAAAGGCGAGAGACTTCGGCCTGCCCGAGCCGAAGGGGTGCCTGCTCGTGGGCGTCCCCGGCGGTGGGAAGAGCCTCACGGCCAAAGCCATCGCGACCGCGTGGGGCATGCCACTCCTGCGCTTGGACCTCGGCGCGCTACGGTCGAAGTACGTGGGCGAGAGCGAGGGCAACATCCGAAAGGCCCTGGCGGTCGCCGAGACCGTGGCGCCGTGCGTGCTCTGGCTCGACGAGATCGAAAAGGCCCTGGCGGGCGCGACGGGCGCTCAGGGCGACGGCGGCGTCTCAGCGGACGCGCTCGGCGCGGTGCTCTCCTGGATGCAGGAGCGCCAGGCGCCGGTGTTCGTGGTGGCGACCGCGAACAAGGTGAGTGACCTCCCGCCGGAGCTTCTCCGGAAGGGCCGTTTCGACGAGCTCTTTTTCGTGGACCTACCGACCCCAGCCGAACGCAAGGCAATCCTCCGGACGACCCTCGCGGCCTTCAAGCGGAGCCCGGACGGCATCGACGAGGACGCCGTCGCGCGGGCGACGCAGAGCTTCACCGGCGCCGAGATCGCGGCCATCGTGCCCGAGGCGATGTTCGTGGCGTTCGGGGAGGGGGAGCGCGCGATCCAGACCGAAGATCTCCTCGCCGCCGCAGCGCGCGTCGTGCCGCTCGCCGAGACCGCAAAGGAACAACTCGCCGAGCTCCGCGCCTGGGCCAAGGGCAAGGCGCGGCCCGCCGCGACGCCCGTCGCCGAAGCGCCTCGTAAGCCACGGGAGCTCGACCTCTGAGCTCCGCAGAACAACAAGGGAAGAACCGACCATGACCACGACATCGCTCCTCAAACCAGGGTTTCTCGTCAGTCTGAAGACGTCGCTACAGGGCGGCGTCTCCTACCATCGGGTCGACCTCGACGCCGACCGGCCCGAGGGCGACCCCGCGGCCATCGCGCGCTGGGAGACCACGCGCCGCATCGACGACCCCGACGAGCACAAGCGCGCGACCAAGGCGCGGAGCGCCGCGAGCTCGCTCATTCGAGCGGTCTGCACGCATACGGCGTTCGGGCTCTTGTGCCCGGAGTCCAAAGCGGCCGAGCTCGACGAGGCGATCCAGGGCGCGCAAGCGCTCATCGACGCTCACAACCAGGCGGCGCACTCGACCCACGTCCGGGTCTACGTGCTCCGCGGCCGCATCGCCTCGACCGACGAGGAGGCCGTCAGGGCCCTGTCGAGCGAGGTCCGAGAGGTGCTCGAGGAGATGCAGGCCGGCATCCGTCGGGTCGACGTCACGGCGATTCGAGAGGCGGCCACTCGAGCCCGAAAGCTCGGCGCGATTCTCGACGCCGACCAGGCCGCCAAGGTGAACCGCGCCGTCGAGGCGGCGAGAGACGCCGCCAAGCAGATCGTCAAGCGCATCGACGTCGAGGGCGCGGAGGCCGTGCGCGCCGTGGCCGAGGGCATGAGCGGGCCGATCGAGCAGGCGCGGTTTTCGTTCCTCGAGATCGAGGAGAGCATCGCCACGCCCGTCCACGTGCCGGCCCAAGCGGCCCGTGATCTCGAGGTGCAGTGAGCCATGCCCTGCGACACGGTACGTCTCTCGCCCGGCCAGACCCTGGCCGAGCGGATGGCCCAAGTGAAGGCGGCCCTTCAGCGTCTCGAGCAGAAACTCCAGAGCGGCGCCGTGCGCCTCGGCATCGGCCCGAACGGCGCCGTGGTCTTCCAGGGCTGGGCGGACAGGGACGGCGTGACCGACGTCTGCGCGTACCGCTCGCTCGCCGCGGAAAACTCCTGGGCGCTTCGCCAGGCCGTCGCTCGCGCCGAGCAATTCAGCGGGCGCAAGGTCAACGTGAACGCCGTCGCCGCGGGCGTGCACTCGCACGACGGCGGCCGGTCATGGGACAAGCACTGATGGCAAACGATATCGAGTACGCCTACGACGGGGAATTCTGTCTGGAGATCCAGAAACGCCACAACTGGCCCTGGTACATCGGCGTCGGTCCGTGGCGCAAAGAGCTGGAGGGGCGCGTGGCCATCCGGATACCGACCGGTGGCATCGCGTCCGGCACCATGCTCGTGCCGCGCCCTGAGTACGACAGCTTGCCCGACGCGATCAAAGCGAAGCTCGGGCCTCCCAAGGAAGCGCTCGAGGATACGCGCGAGCAGGCCGACGCGGCCGAAGCACTGGGCCGGGCACTGGTCGCGCTCAGCCGACGAAGAACACGGAGACGCTGAGAGCATGAAAGCAGAGATCATCGACCTCGGAGGCGGCGAACGCGTCGTCATCGGCAAGATCAAGCCGCTCGGCGCGCGGGAGTTTTGCCGCGAGCTCCACCGCGGCGAGAGCGGGAAGTTCGCAAACATGCACGTCCTACTCACTCGGGATGAGCTCGCCGAGCTCGGCGAGGCGGTTCGGGCTCTTCTCGAGGCGGCCAGCCCTGTTCCCTACGGCCCGAGGATCCCGGTCGACGAAGCCGAGCTCCGGCGCCGGTGCCAAGAGTGCGGAGCCCCCGCGACCTTCATGCGGACCGATACAATCGTCGGCGGGGGGCACCGCAGGACCGTCTACTGGTGCGATGAACATGACGACGGCAGAGCCGAGATGGAGCCGTGATGACAAACGAGGAACGTATTGAACGCGCCGAGCGGTACGTCGTGAAGCTCCTGACGTCCCAGTACCGGGACCGCATCTCGAACCTCGAGAGCAAGAACATCGGCCGGCAGTCCAAGGTGCAGAAACGATGGATCGCCGAAGCGAAGGCGGCGCTACAAGCCGCAGAAGACGACGCCCGGATCATCTTCCGGGAAGTGATCGAGGGCAGACTGGAGCCGTGATGCAAGCGAACAAGGACCACCTCCTCCACATCGGAGAACTACTCGGCATCGTCTTCGGCGGCAGGCCCAATACGGTGCAAGTGCTGTCGGCAATCGCTGCCAAGATCCGAGACATCCACGTGGCGATCATCCGGCTCTACCCGGACGACACCATGCTCGGCGGGCACCCGGCCGACTGCAAGCGGCGCATCGATAGGCTGCTCGCCGCGGGCGCGACCAAGGCCGCTCGAAAAGGCCTCCTGTGACCACCGCGCCGCGGAAGAACGGCTTCTTTGGTGGCCACCTACTCTGGACGTGAACCATGGCAAAACGCAAAGCAGTGCTCCGCGTCACGGTGGAGTTCGACGATCGGGCAACGAGCGAGGTGCTCTTGTGCGGAGCACTCGACGACTTCCTGCGAACCGCACCTGGCAAGCTCGCCGAGCCCGGCACGCCGATCTACGCAGTCTTCGGGCCGTTCGAGGTAGCCGTACCCGACTGGGCGCCGAATCCGACGGTGGCCAAGCCCGAGAGCTTATGTGCCGTGCGGGACTGCGGACGCGCCGGCGTGAACGCGACGTGCCCCTACGACGGCTCGAGTCACGGCCACGGCCGCGTCCACTACGAGTGTCACAAGCGCTGGGTCCCGTGGACCGAGCTCGAGTTCGAGGACCTCGCCGTCGGCGGCTGGCGGCTCATCTGCCGGGAGCACCTCGACCAAATGAACTCCGAGATCCAACAAGAGCAGGCCCAGAGGGCCGAGAGCACCACGTAAATGTCCGACAACCGCTCAGCCTCGGAGCTCATCAAAGAGCTCCGAGACCAGATTGCCGCGCTCCCTTCCGACAAGGAAGGTTTCGGGCGCGACGTCGCGCTCAGCCTCATGGATCTCATCCTCGAACGCGTCGGCGCCTGGCCTCCGTTCCCTGCGTCCGGCGAACGCCCCGGCATCGAGTTCAGTCTCGGGCTTTACCGGCACTACAAAGGGGGTTTCTATACGGCGCTCGGGCTCGTCTTCCATCACGAGAGCCGGCAGCCGATGGTCCGGTACATCTGCCACGAGACCGGCACCGAGAGCGTGCGCTCGCTTTACGGTCACCCCGGCGATCCCGACGGCTGGAAGGACCGCGTCGAGTGGGAGGACGGCGGAATGCTGCCGCGCTTTTGCTATGCGGGTCCGCCGGGACACGCTGAGATCGTCCGCGTCCTCCTCCCCTGAAACCCTTTGGGGGCTCCCGGCCTGGGTTAGCCGGCGGTGCGGTTCCTTCCCTCTTCCTCACCGTCCGCCCCGGCCGGGGGCTTCCCATCTAGCCCGCACGAAAGGACACTTCTACCCATGCACCGCCTGACCCCCGTGAACGCCGTTCTCGCGGGCGCGCTCGCGCGCGTGATGCCGCGTGGCGAGGGCAAGGTCGACTGGCTCGACGTCGCCGATGAGTTCGTCCTGGCGACGGCGCACACGCTCACCATCCTCGACAAGAAAGACTACGACCGCTGGGACGGCGAGCTTCGCCGGGCCAAGGAGTACCTCCGAGCCCTGGGAGTCCAGATGCCATGACGACCAACATCCGCGAGGATCACGCCGTTTCGTTCGTGGAGCTCGTAGAGAAGCTCGTCGAGCTCGCCGTCCGGGACTCGATCGGCCCCGGCCAGTGCATCGCTGCGCTCAAGGTCGCGGCGGCGTCGCTCTCTCTCGAGCTCCCGACCGAGGTCGTCCGGGCAGGCCGGGCCTTCGGCAAGGACTTCGCGACCGAAACCCCGGAGGGGGCACTTCGCGGCATGGCGCGCCGCGCGCTCGACGAGAGCGAGAAGGCGATCCCGGAGACCCTGCCCGACCAAGCGCTCAAGGACCTCGTACGGCGCGCCACGAACGCCATCACCGCCATCGACCAGAAAGACGGCCTCGGGACGCTCATCGTGCTTCACATGGCGTCGCACATTTCGATGGCCATCATGAAATCGCAGAGCACGGAGGACGAGCTCGCGATGAAGCTCACGAAGTTTCTGACGGCGCGCCGGATGATTGCCCGGATCGAAATGGACGTGCAACAAATCGGGCATATGACCCGAGGAGGAGACGCATGACCGTCGCCGCCAAGGACGCCGTGGCCGGCAAGATCTACCGTCTGACGCGCGAGAGCGGCACGACGTACTACAAGATCTGCGACGCGGCCTCGGTCAGGCGCCTCGAGAAGCGCCTGTCGACGCAAAGCATCCAGAGCATGAAGCCGGCGGACAGGTTCGCGTGGGCGGCCATCGGCCGCTGCCGGAGCCGCGGGCACGTCCTGTCCGTGCGCATCCTCCGCTACCGTGACGACGGCGGCAGGCCCCACGAGGCCAAGGCGTACGTCGACTTTCCTCCGGACTACGTGCTCCGCGAGGTCGAGCGTCCGCCGGGCTACAGCGCCGGACGGCGGCGCGGACTGGACAACGGCGGGGCGGAGGCGGAAGATTCATGACGACCATGGATGATCCGACACATCCGGACGAAGGCGGAGATGTCGTCACGGACGACACGACGGTCGGTGAGCTACAGAAATGGCTAGCCGATCACCATGTGACGCTCCGCTTTCGGCTCGTGCCGATATTCCCGCTCGCTCCCGTCGCCTCGCTCACGAAGAAAATCAACGAGGCTATTAGCCTCCGACGCCACTATCTGACATTCAAACGGAACCGCACATGACCGGCCCGGTCGAGCTCGTAAGTTTCCGACGGCCACGGCTGCCATGTCGGCGTACGACGCCGACCTCATCGCTCGCGGCTGGCTCATCGACGAAACGGCAGCGCGTCCGGACAGGGAGACCAGCCGGGTCCGGCGGTGCCTTCACGGCGTGCCGCAGGACACTTGGTGTGCCGACTGCGGCCGAGACGAATTCCTCGAATCACCGTCCGAGCCCGGACAGGAGCCCCTAGCATGACCCGCTCCACGTACATCACCGTGCCCGCCGACACGCGCCGCTTCTCCTGGCGAAGCCCGAACGGCAAGACCGGCTCCTTCCGCCCGAACGGCCCGATGACGCTCGAAGGGCGGCGCGCAGACTTCGCGGAAAACCCCACCGGCTGGTCGAGCCGTGCGCCGATCTACGCCGCGCGCATCTTCGTCGGGTTCAACGTGGGGCCGAGGCCGCGCTGGACGATGAGCGACGTCGTCCAGATCGTGAAACGCGTGCGTAAGCGCCAGGTCGGCTCCCCGGACGCGACGTTCCTCTATCAGCGCGGGCTCTACACGAGCAAGGAGGACCGGTCGGTCGTCGACGAGAAGGGCGCGCAGATCATCATCCTGAACCTCTCGGGCGCGACCGTGAAGGAGTTCCGAGCGCAGATGATCGAGCTCGGTGAAGAGATTGCGGAGAAGCTCCGTCAGGAAGAGGTGATCGTCGAGATCCAGAAAGGCGGCGTCTCCAAAGAGACGATCGGGATCACGCCCGTCAGGAGAGCAGGATGAGCGCCGAGGAACTCCTCAGGGACGTGCTCGCGTCGGTCGAGCTCGCCGAGGTAGACCCCCGCCGCGTCGTGGTGCGCTCGTTCCAGCTCGGGCTTCTCGCCGCAGTCGAAGAGTGCGAACGCCTCGCCGCGTCGTCTCCGGCTCTGAAGGATGACGTGCTGAAGCTCGCCGTGCGACTCCGGCATCGGGCGAAGGAAGCGCGTCTTTGATCCCCAAGACAAAGCTCTTATTCAACGGCGATGATGGCAGGAAACCGCAAACCGAGGCGCGCCGTTACGTGTACCGGATCCTCCGCACGATGCTCGACCATGAACTCCAGGACCGCGACGGATGGATGTTCGGTGGTGTCGAGCGGGAGCCCGATGTTCGCCGACTGACGAAAGCAGTCGAGGCGGTCAAGAAAGAGCTGCTTCGCAAGGTGGCTAGGTGAGCGAAGAAAGCGAGCGTGCGCCGTGAAGCAGTCGGAGCTACGTGGCCCGGACTACCGGATCAAGAAAGAGAGGGTTCATTGACCCAGCCAATCGGCACGCAACGGTTTTGGATCTCCTGGTGGGGAGGTGACGGAGAAGACTGCCGCCCATGCTATGTCGACCTCGCTCCGGAGTTTCCGTGGTGGTGCTCCGGGGAGCGCGAAGGAGACCCGCCATTCTCGCTCTGCGCCGTGGTTGACGCGCTTAATGAAGAGTGCGCGCTGACCATGGTGCGCAAGTTCTGGCTCGAAGCAGACCTGATATTCTGCAAACCGAAACCGGATGGGTGGATGCCAGAACCGACGCGCTTTCCGCCGAAGGTGAGCGTGCTGGAGAAACCTGCGGTGCGACCGTGAAGCAATCAGGAAAAGGCAGATCAGGCGCCGCCATGAGATTTCTTGCGTTTCTTCCTGCGCTCGGCATCGCTGCGTTCTTTATCGGAGTCTTCTACGGACGCTCGGTAGAACGCGAGCGCGAGGCGCCTCTGCTCAAGGCCTTGACGGACCGCATGCGCGTCTCCGAAGACAAGCTCGCGGCGTGCTCGTCGAAGCTCCTCACGGAAACCCGCGGCGCCGACGCGATGCTCGAGTGGTACGAGCAGTGCCTCGACGGCCGCACGTGCACCACGGCCGGCCCGGGCCTCGAGCTCTGGCGGCACTTCAAGCCGCCGACGCTTCCGCACCACTCGCTCGAGCCATCGACCGATCTGCCCGTTGCCAAGAATCCTCCGGTGCAACCGTGAAGCACGGAGGCCACGTAGTCCCGTCGCTTGTGGATCTGGAGGAAAATCCGGACGCAATCGCCGAAGCCGTGTTCGAGATGGTGCTCGCGGCTCTGCCGCCGGAAGTGCTCGCGGCTATAGGCCCGGAAGTGCTGGACCGCTTGCGCCAGAATCATCTCGCTCGAGTTAGGGACGCCCGACCCAGGGCGCGCAAATGAAAGGTGCCCTCATGAAAGCCAAGCGAGTCGCACGTAAGCCGTTGACACGTGCGGAAGCCGAACAGTGGGCCGTCGACTGTGAGAGACGCGCAGCGGAATACTACAAATGGTCATGCCATAACAGCGACTTCACCCCGGACCTAGACCCGCTCGCTGCACGAGACCGCCGCCATTCGGAGGAGCTACGCGCCGAGGCAGCGCGGTGGCGCAGAATCGGCGAGGCCCTCGGTCGTTAAAGAGAGAAAGGACCCTTATGAAAGCCAAGCAGTTCGTACGTGACCACGTGCTCCCAGCCGGGGGCGAGCTCCTGAAGAAGGACGGTGACCACCACGTCTACCGCTTCCCGAACGGCCGCGTGATGGTCGTGCCGATGGGCGGTAAGCACAGCGAGGCCAGGCCCTACCTTGTCCGGCGTCTTGAAAAGCTCCTCACCGGCGCGGGCACATGACGCTCGTCGTCGCCGGGGTGGTCATCTTCTCGCTCGGCTTCGTCTTCGGCTTTGTCATCGCAGAAGCGCTCCCCCGCGACTGAGCGGCATTCACCGAAGACTCCGTAGCATCCCACGGAACGCGTCGTTCGAGAGAGCCCTGACCCCGAAAAGATCTGTCCTCCGGTCTCTCACGATGCGACCCGCCCTTGCGCCGCTCATGCCGGTCAGCATGTGGATCGCGAGCGCCGCGACGAGCGCCGAGCGGTTTCGTCCCATGTTGCAGCTGATGAGCACGCGGCGGCCTACCGAGACGTCGTGAGCGACGGCGCTCGCCGCTCGCCAAGCTTCTCGCCAATCCTCGTCACTCGGCCGCCCCGTGTCATTGAACGGGAACCGCCGTACGATGACACCAGGGAAGCCGTAGGCTGGCGGCTGGTACTCGAGACTCGTGAGCACGATGACGTCGAAGCGCCCGCCGTAGTATCCGGGCTCGGGGGCACTGCCGACCCAGATCCCACGGTAGACTTCTGTTGCGTCGAGCACGACAGTCGACTTTAACCCAAAAGGGTCCTAGGAATCGAGCCTCCGCGATATTATCGTAACGTAGATGTTCTCGGAGAACCGTCCCGAGCTCGCCCTGCTTCGCGGCAAGCGCGGCCCCGACGTGCTCGAAAAGTGGACGGCTGTCTTCGGCGAGGGGCGCCAGGATACGACCGCGCGCTACCGGGAGATCCTCGATCGCATTGCGCGCCCTACCGCCGGCGAGGGGCCGTACGTCGGCCGTTACTCCAAGGAGACGGGGCGCGCGTACGGGCACGCCATCGCCGAGTTTTTCGAGTGGTGCGCACGGCAGCATCGCCGGCCCGTCCTACCCCGCGAGGTCAGCCGGCGAGACGCCGAGGACTACGTCGCCTGGCTCGCCGATCGGCCCTTCAGCCTCGAAGAGGAGCGCCTCCGAGACGGCGACGCCGAGGGCCGGCTTACCATTTACGAGGCCGTGAAGAAGCTCGGCTCGGCCGATCTCTCGAGCATCCGGGCGGAGCTTCCCGAGCGGCTCGGAAAGAACAAGGCCGCGCTCGCGCACGAGCTCGGGCGGATGGTCCTTCACGATCTCCTCGTCCGGAGCCCGACGCTCGACGAGCTCAGAAAAACCGATCCGCAGATCGGCATCCGTCACTTCTCCGTGCCGATGCCCGGCGGCGGCGCCATGGATCTCGACGACGTCTTCGTCTACTCGACGCCGGAGCCCCGCGGCCTCAGCCGTTCGACGATCGCGCTCCGGCTCTCCGCCCTCTCGCGCTTCTGGCAGGAGCTCTGCCGCGGCGATCCGGAGACGCCGCCGCTCGTACGGTTCAACGTGTTCGACGAGATCTTGTCGCGCGTCTCGCGGGGGCTCGCGGCCGATAAGCGCGCCGCGCGCGCGCGTAAGGCCCGGCTTACGCCCGAGCTCGTCTCGCGCCTGCTCAATGCGGCTGACGGCCAGACGCTCGTAGAGAAGCGCGACGCGGCGCTGTTTTGGTTCGTGGTGCTGATGGGCTCGCGCGTCAGCGAGGCGCGGCTCATCCTCCGGGACAAGCCCCGCGACGTCCACCACGCGCCGGGCTGGCTCGAGCCGCTCTCGACGCCGGTCGTCGTCGAGCTCGTCCGAAAGGGCGGCGTCCACCATCGCTTGCCCTATCCGCCGTACGCCCTCCGAGCGCTCTACGCGTTTCAGACCGAGCTCGAGCGCCACGCCGCGCCCCGCGGGAGCCAATCCGAAGATCCGCGCTCGCCCGGCTACGTCCAGCCGCGCTCGCCCAAGTGGCGCTACAAGGCGCTAGCCGAAGAGCCCGACGCGCCGCTCTTTCCTCCGGTCGTCTTCTGGGGCGCAAACTCCCCCGAGCTCTACGAGGAGCAGAAACCGAATCCCCTTCGGCCCGACTACCGCCGGCCGATGAGCGCGGCCGGCGTCCGGGCGATCTTGAAGAAGATCGCCAAGAAGGCCGGGCTCTCGCCGGAAGAAGAGCGCGCCGTCCACAGCCACGCCTTCCGGCACTTCGCGGCGACGGCCATGGCCCGTCGCGGTAAGCCCCTCCGCGAAATCAAGACCCTCCTCGGCCACTCGAGCATCACCGTCACCGAGGGCTACGTCGAGGACGAGACCGACTTGGCCGCGCTTTCCGGTCAGAACGAAATTCTTGACTACATCGCGACCGGCGAGACGGCGCCTGGCGCGCCCGCCCCCGCGCCCGCGCGCGTGGCGCCACGAGCGCCTCCAGAAGCGCCGCCGGCTCCCCCTCGGGTCATCGAGACGGTCGGCGTCAGAGCCCCTGAGAGGCGCCCCGAAGAGCCGGGATTGCCCGCCGAGTCGCCCACCGCCCGGAAGGGCCCCGAGACGCACGAGGTCGGAAGGGGCCTCGTCGCCGTCTCGGAAAAGGGGCCGCTCCCTCCCGACCGATTCCCCGGAAAGCCCGACGTCTCGGCGGGCTCGCCCTACTACGCCTACGCCGACATCGGCTCGGAAGACGCGGCCGACAGAGAGCCCATTCACTTCACCAGGGTAGGGCCCGCTCGAGCCTCCACGCGCGCGACGCTCTACGAGAAGGCCGGCAAGAAGATGGTCCAGGAGGATCCGTTTCTCGCCCGCCACTACGATCCGTGGCCGCTCGGCTACGGGATTGGCGAGACGTCGCTCCTTCCGTGGTTTGCGCGCGGCGCTGCCTCGAAGCACGGCGACGTCGTCGTCGACGTCCGCACGCGTACGGGCGAAAAGAAGAAGGCCGTCGTCCCGCCGCTTCCCGTCTTCGCCCCCGAGCAGCTCTACTCCGAGCTCAAGGCGAAGACGCTCTTCTCGCGGGTCGAAGCGATGCGCGAGCGGTTCCTCAAAGAGGAGCCGACGAAGGCGTTCGGGCTCGACAGGTGGTGGGGCGCCTTTCAGGAAATCAGTAAGGGCCTCTCGGCTGGCACGAAGGGGAAGTTTCGATTCGTGCCGTTCGAGTCGGCGGGGGCGGTCGGTAAGGACGTCCGCGCCCACGACGACGAGTACCTCGCCGCCTGGCTCGAAAAGAACGCCGGCCGCTACACGACGACCGTGAGGGCCTTCGAGAGCATCGAGCGGCCGCGCGGCGGGGCGCGCGACGAAGAAGAATGGGCCGCCTTCCGGGAGGCGTTTGCAAAGGCGTCGCTCGTCGGCGTGAGCCCGGCGGAGGAACTGCCGGACTGGTTTATCTTGGACGATCCCGTCAAAGACATCTGGAAGCAAAACCCGGAGGAGTGGGAGTGGTTTTCGAAATGGATCGGCGCCGTGACGGGCCAGAAGCTCACGAGCGCGCGAAAGGACGAGCGCGCCTCCGAAGTCCGGCTCGCCGAAGAAACGCGCCGCACGCGGATCGACGAAGCCCGCGAGCTCCTCAAGGCCTACTTCGAAAGCGTCGAGACCCTGCACCGCGCGGGGCGCGCGCGCGACAAGGACGAGGCCGACAGGGAGCGCGAGACGATTGCCCTTCTCACCGAGCGCCTGGGAGCCCTCGGCGTCAGGGATCCGAAGACGGCCAAAGAGCTCCCCCGCACGCTCTCGGCGCGGATCGAGACGCTCCTCTCCGAAGCATTCCCCGAAGCCGGCGTCGAGCTCGTCGACCCGAACGTCCTCGAGAGCTCGCTCTTCGACAAGGAGTCATTTCGGATTGACAGGTTCGAGCACACGATTGTCCACACGGAAGCTTTCCGCGCGGAGTTTGCCGAGCGCTACGACGGGCGGGACTCGGAGTGCGTGATGCGCCGCGCGGCGCGCGGAATGTGGGAGCACGTGAAGCGCCATGGCATTCCGATCCAGCGCGGCACCGAGCGGTCGAGCGAGTACAGCCTTCTCTACTCGGTCATGCTCTCGTACATCGCCTGGATCGTCCCCTGCCCGCCGGACATCGAGAAGCGCATGACCGAAGTCACCAAGGGCGAGCTCACCGGCGAGGAGGCGCGCCTTCGCTACCTCGGAGCGTTCCGGAAGGCGTCCGCGCGGCTTCTTCGCGTGACGCGTGACCACGACGAGGAAGAGCTTCTCGAAGCCGCGATGGACGAAGGGCTCGACGCGATGGGCGCGGCCGAAGTCCTCGAAGCCTCCCTCGTCGAGGACAGCCTCCGGGCCGCCGTAGCGCTACCGAGCGCGCCGGTCACCGAAGCTCTGGCCCGCACGGCCGTAGAATCCGGCGCCGTCGCGGTCAGTAGCCGCCGCCCCGCCGTCATCGTGGCGCGACGCGTGGGCCGGCAGGTCGTTCGCGACGTGCCGGTGCCGGCTGCTACCTACTTCTCGGTCGGCGACGACGACGAGGATGCCGAGCTCGCGCCGAATGCGCCTCCCCGGCGCTACCTGACGCCGAATGCTCTTCGCGCGGGCCTCGCCTCCATGCGCCGGCCCGAAGAGACGATGCCGTCCGTCCTCCGTATGATGACGGCGATGACGATCGGCTTTTAGCGATTGCCGAGCACCGTGAACGCGCTCGCGAGGTCCTCGAAGTAGAGGCCGTTCGCGATGGTCTGGATGAGGAGGTAATCGTCACCGCTTCCAGGCGTCGCATCGATCGGCGTCCGCTTGTAGATTCCGACGACCAGCCCCGTGAACTCCCGGCTCGTCCCGCCGGCAGGATCGGTGCTCCCGTCACTCACGCCAGTCGCGTCGATGCGCAGGACCACGTTTCCGAGAAACTCGGTGACCGTATCGTTTTCCGGATCCTCGATGACGTCGAGGTTCAGCGCGGCCACGGTGCCGGCCTGCACGTCCTGAACGAGCGCATTGTCCCAGAGCACCGTGCGCGTCTCCTGGGGATCGTTCTGGCTCGAGGCCTCGGCGATCACGTTACCGAAGCGCGGGCCCTGAGGCTGAAGGGTCGGCTGAAGAGTCGCCGAGAGCGACGTCTTCTGGATCCGGGCAGCCACTACCTTGAGTACGTCCGCCATAGTTCACCGGTTCGGGACGAGCGCGATGTGCGTGATGGGCATCTCGTAGTAGAGGCCGTTCGCGGTGCGGATGAGAAGACGCGCGATGCCGCCGTTTATGACGTAGACGTCGACGACCTCGCCCACGTATTCGTTCGAGAACTGGACCGTGATGTCAGGGACATCCGGGTCGCTCGCCTGCTTCAGGCCGACCACGACCTTGTCCATGAACGCCTGCCTCGTCAGCACATCCGGAGGCGTCACGAGATCGAGCGCGTCTTCCCGCACGCCGCTCGCCATGAGGGCGCTCGCGTTGATCGCCCACGTGATGCCGTTATCCGCAACGGTCGCGATGATGAGGTTCGGGGCGCCGGCGACGATCCGCGTCACGACCGCGAGGACCGGCGGCTGGGGATTCAGGTGGCCGGCGCCGAGGGTAGAGCTCGTAAGCTTCGGTCGTACCCGGTCGCCGACGGCGATGGCCATGCCAGAGAGGCTAACCGCCCGGGGGCCGCCCGGTCAAGCGGCTCTCACGATCGGCGCAAATACCTGCGTTCGTCATCGAACATCATGCTGTGCTCGATGAGCTTTACCGCCCGGTGCTCGCCCGAGAGGGCCTCGATGATGAGCGCTCGGGCAATCGCCGTCGGCGTCGTGCCAATGGCCGCCGCCCGGCGCTTCAGGGCACGGTTTGCGCCCTGCGTGATCGTCGCGCGCTCGAGAAACGGCGACCGCTCCGCGGGCTTTCCCATCTTGTAGCGCTTGCCCTTCCAGTACCAGAAGGAGAGCGCGCCGGGCTCCTTGTCACCCATCAGGTACTCCTGAATCAGAGCCCGAAGAAGCACCGGCCCGCGGAGCTCCCGATACGCGCACTCCTCGAGCCACGCCTTGTGCACCGGCGGCGGCATGAACAAGTGAAACTGGTAGTAACGCTTGAACCGCCCGCTCTCGTCCGGACGCGCCGACGTGATCCTGAGGCCGTTCTTCGACTTTTGGATCTTCGCCTCGGCGCGCGCTTCGAGAAGGAGCTCCGCTTGCACGCCGAGCCGCTCGGCGAGCGCGTCGATCTCGTCGTCCCTCGCGGGGAGCGTCGCCCACTTCGTTCCGAGGAGGCGCTCGAGAAGCCAGCTCCTGAACGAATAGACGCGCTCCCAGCCGCTCACGACGCCGTCGTGTCCTCTTTCATCTTGATGTGCGTGCAGTAGACAACGTCCTCGGGATGGATCGCAATCACCGCCGCCTCGCCCGGCTCTGGGATCGGAGCCCGCAAGAGGAGCATGAGTTTGCCCTCTTCCTCTCCCGGGGCGATCGACAAGATCCCCTTCAGGTACTCGCTCGCCCTGACCCCCGAACCGTCGCGCGCGATCGTCGGATCGTACGAGAACTGCACCCCCATGTACGGGTAGCGGAGCTGCAGCATCACGGGCTTTCGGTCAAACTCGAGCCAGCCAGTCGGACCTCGTTCAGTTTCGGACATGTGCGATTTCTCCTTCGGTTGACACACCGGTCGGAGTGACCAGTGTCACGACGCCGATCGCCGCGAGTATCTTCATTGGGGCGCGGCTTCCTAGCACACGCTCGAGGTCCGCATCACGGACTTCTCCCCTCGAGTGAAGGAGCGCCACGAGCCTCCAAAAACGGATCCGGTGCGCCCGGATGATCGCGCGCGCGTAGCCGTAGGCAGCCCGTAGGAGCTCCGACTCCTCGGCCGTGAGCGGCTCCACGAACATCTTCGAGAACGGCACCGTCACGGCCGGGGCCGAAACCTTCGGCTCGTAGCCGGCGGCGATGAGAGCGGCGGAGAGGGCCCGAGCCTTGTCGAGATCGGAGGCTGCCGGGCCACTCCGAAACCGGCCGAAAACCTGGAGCTCTCCAGCAATCCCCGCGAGGAGAACGACGAGCTCGGCCCACTGCGCCGCTGAAATGTCCGGGACCGGCCTCCCCGCGCAGAGCGTCTTGCCGCTGTCGTCCTCGCAAAGAACGGTCACCGTGCCGACGTGCGTCGCTCCCCAGGCAACGATCGCGTGCCCCGCTTCGTGCGCCGAGACGCGGCCACGCATGCTTTGGAGAGGGTGGAGCTCCGAGGAGCGCTCGGTCGGCGGCCTAGCTTTTCTCCGGAACCAATCCCAGATGTTCACGGCTGCCTTACCGCCGTGCCAGGCGCGAGCCCATCCAGCGGATCACCGTCTCCCCGCTCGATCGCTTCCTCCCGTAACCGGATGGCCTCGGCAAGGTAACGCGCCGACTCGAGGGCGGCTGCCTCGTCGTTCGGGCGGAAGGCGAGCTCGGCGCACGCGAAGCGCTGCACCGACAGATACCTGAGGCTCGGCTTCTTGTCGTTCTCCTGGCCCGGGCGGTACTCGCGCCAGATCGCGTCGCGCGTTTTCTTCCTGAGCGCGAACCAGTGGGCCCTGCACGCGAACATCTTCGGCGGGACCTGCCGGCTGCAGCCCGGCGCGTGGCAGGTGTGGCTCACCAGTCCTCCTCCGGACATTTGCACACCACTCGACCCGACGGCTCGCGAAAACATCCGGACCTGTCCCAGCCCGGCGGATCAGCGGCATTGAGAACGACGTCGTCGATCTCGAGTGAGCCTCCGATGCCCGGCGCTCTCAGGATTGATCCGTCCGGGGCCCTGACGCCAATCCACATCGTGCCCAAGAGCCCGCACACGAAGATGCCCTTGTCGGTCTCGAGAAGAACGTCCTCGTGGCATACGTAGCCGTCCGCATCCTTCATCCAGTCTCGTAGCGTTTTGCCGACGGCAAACCACTCGAGCGGACTCGTGCCGCCGGTCGTCGTGGCGATCATGTCTCGAATCAGCTCGCCGTCCGTTTTCTCGCTCATCGCTCCAAGTGCTCCCGTAAGAGACGTCTTTCCATCTCTTCTCTCGACGCCGCCTGCGCCATGGCGAGCACCGCCGCGAACTCCGGAATGGTCATCGTGACCGCGGGCTGCGAAAACCCCATCGGAATAAGACTCACTCGCGCCGGATCTCCGTCGGGAAATCCCATGGAGAGCGACACGGTGTAATGATTGACCTTCCCTAGCTCCTTCATGGTCCCGTCCTTTCCGCGCCGATCATGGCCCTGAGCGCGGGCTCGTTCTTCTTCGGCCAGCTCCATGCTGCTCCGATCGCCAGGGCGTTCTTCTCGGCCGCTTCGGAGAGCCAGGTCCACCGGTCGTAGGCTTCCTTGATCCCAGCCGCGATGGCCTCGAGCGTGACGGACGGCGCCGTCGCTCCCGGGAAGTCGTCGAGCGGCATGCTTGCGCCGTGCTTCACCTCGACCATCCCTGGTAGCGCAATCGCTGCGTACTCCGAGTGCCCCGTGCACGTCGTGATCGCGACGGGCGTGCCGGTCGCCAGGGCCTCGAGCGGCACCATCCCGAACCCCTCTGCCCGCGACGGCTGACAGACGAGGTGCATCGAATTGTAGAGCGCCGCGATCATGCGCTGCCCGAGCGTGAGCCCGGGGCTTACCGTGACGTCGTCCTCGGTGAGCGCGTAGTCGGCCGCCCACCAGCGCACCTTCGAGCAGTGGGTCGGATTCATGACGACGTAAAGGCGCGCCGTCGCCGGGATGGCGCGCTTGTCCTTCAGGATCTTCCACGCACCGAGAAGGAGCTTCGTGCTCTTCCTCTCCGCCTCCGTGCTCGACATGTGAAGCACGTTGAAGAGACCTTGCGCGTAGTCTTTCCGCGTTGCCTCGAGCCTCGGCGCAAACGGGCGGTGCACGTTCGAGAAGACGCCGTGCGGCGCGACGAGGACACGCTTGTCGGGCCACGCTTTCGAGAGGACCTTTGCCCCCCACGCGCTCGGTGTGAGCAGGCCCCCGGTCAGCAACCCGCGCGGCAAGATGTCGCTCGGCTTCGTGACGGCCTCTATGAAACCGTGCGGGATCGTTTCGCTGTTCGGGGCAAGAAGGAGCCAGTGCTCCTCGTGGCCGCCCGCTCGGTGCGCCCGAAGCAGGCCCTCCGGCGCCCCGATGTTCAAGGAGAGCCTCGCCGCCTCGCCGCCCGAGAGCCACTTCGCTATCGCCTCGGGCTCGCCATCGAGCGGATAGAGCCCAGCGAGCTCGCCCATCGCGACAAGGCTCTCCGTCATCCCGCGCGTCACCTGTGAAAACGAGCTCTCGCCGCTCGCGTAGCCGTAGAGCCTGACGGAGTTCATGCGGAGCCCCGCGACGTCATCGTGCGGACGGCGACCTCGATCATCTCGGCCGGCAAGATCTTTCTGGCGCACGATCCGCAGAGCACCGTGAGCGCGACGAAGCCGAGCCCCGGAGGGCTCGTCACCGTCGTGAAGAAGTCGTTCTCCCAGGCTTGCCGCCGAAGATCTTCTACGTCGAACGGTATCGTGATGATGAGGCGCCTGTCACAGGCGACCGGCGGCTCGGAGTGCGGACCCGCGCAGTGGAGGTCGAGATAGACTTTGGGCTTCTCGACCTCCCCGCGGGTCTTTTTGCTGCGGCGCTCTCGGCGGTTCACTCGTAGGATTTCTTCATCGCCGTCGCCGAGTAGCCGACGTTGCTCGAGATGAACTGGCTCATCCACTCCCACTGGTTCAGGACGAAGCAGCGAACGAGCGCCTCGTCGAGCTCCACGAACTCCTCCTGATGGAGCTCCAGCATCCGGATGGCCGCGTCGTACTCCTTCGTGTTGTCCGCCGGGAGCATGAGCCCGAATGAAAGGTGCGCGATCTTGCCGCTCGCGAGCTCGTCGAGCTTCGCCGACAGGGCCAGCTTCGCCTTCTCGATGTAGCCCACGCGAGCCTCTTTCACGATCTGCTGGTGCTCCTCGCGATTGATCCGCAGTGCCGAGAGGACCTCGTCTTTGCGCGCCTTGATCTTCATGTTGTTCTGTCCGTACATGTTCTTGTTTCTCCGTTTCTTCGGGTGTCTTTGTCTCATACCCTCGGCATCCAGACGCTCCTGAATTCGCAGGCGCCGCTCCGCGGCAGTCGCAACGATGGTCCTCATATGAGCCCGTAGTCGCCGCTCGGCGGCATAGGCTGCACCATGCGTCCCATGCCCTGGCCGAGCTTCGAGAGGATCCACATAAGCAGAACCGCGTCCTCCGCCTCGATGCGGATCGGTTCGCTCCCGCCAGGGCGCGACAGAAGCACGTATGACGGATATGCCGGTAGCTCGATGCCTGGAGGAAGCGGCGGCCCCCCTGCTCGCTGGGCTATTGTTTCGCTCACAAGCGTCACCGACATCCGATCGGTCTCTACGTTCCACTGTCGCTTGTTGCTTGTCACCCGAAACTCCCTTGCTGTAAGAGCGCTGCCCTCGACTCGGGCGTCACGATCGACTCGATGCTCTTCACCATCATCCTGCCGACGACGTGCTCGCCGAATTCTCCGTAGAGCCCCGGGCTCTGCATGCGCACGGTCGGCGGCTCCGCGGCGCGGAGCGCGGCCATGATATTGGGGACAGTCGGGTTGACGCACCACGTAGCGTTCGGCTCCCAGCCGTAGCCCGCGTGCACCGAATCCAAGGCAGGGTGCAGCATGAGCCCGGACGGGCTGATGGCGACGTCGCCGCGCCGGGGCTCGGCGTAGTCCTCGGCGCCGCCCCAGCCGGTGAAAACGAGGCGATTGCCGGCGACCTTCGCATCGAAGGCCGGCAGATCCCACGCTTCGCCGTGCGAGCACGTCACGTAGACGTTGTTCATGCGGTGGACCTCAGCGAGCTGCGGGTCGGAGATCTTCTTCGTCACGATGCGAAGACGCTCGGCGTAGTTCGCATCCGTCCAGCCGTTCGAGATGACGGCGGGATCAGAGAGCCAGCTTCGGATGCTCTCGCCGGGCGTCGGGTAGTCCTTCCAGCTCCCCCACTCGCTCGTCTTCAAAAAGAGCGAGGCCCGGTCCCGCCTCGTGAAGCCGAGGAGAAAGGCGCCGATGAGCGCGTGGTAGTTTTTCCGGGGCTCCCATTTGCCGATGGCGTAGAAGCGCTTGCCGCTCGGAACCGACTCCGATCCGCGCGGCGCCGCGATGTGCGCCGTCGGGCTCATGTCCGGCGCAAACGGGCATGGGATGACGTCGACCCGTTTCACGCCGGCCTTCTTGAAGACGTTAGCGTTCATGCGGCAGGGGACCCACACCCGACCGCAACGGTTCAGGACCTCCACGAGCTCCGGATGCACCGTGCTCCGCTCCCACGACGTGTAGACGATCGTCGAACGGTACACGTTGAGCTCGTGCTCGAAGTCCACCATGCGCGCGCCCGGCGGACAGATGACGTTCTCGGCGTAGTGGTGGTTGTGGAGGATGATCTGCCGAATAGCGACGGGCGACGACGAGAAGCTTGTAGCGCGGAGGTAGTCCATCTGCCGGCGCACTTCCGGATCGATCTCGTCGTCGAGCATCATGCGGTTCAAGGGGACAGACCGGAGCGCGACTGCCACGCCCGCGCGAGAGAGAGCCCGCGCGGCCGCGCGCGCATGGCGCGCGAGCCCATCGGCCGCAGGCTGCCAGGGCGCTTGGTAGATGACGCCGAGAGGCAGGAGCGCCTCCCTGCCGGGCGCCACGATCTCCCGAGCGAGCTCGGCCGGCGTCGGCTCCGGGGGCTTTCCGTCGCCGTCGAGAATCGACGAGGGCGAGAGGTAGCCCTCGAGCGACTGGAAGCCCTCCGGAAGCGTCACGTGGGCTCGGGTTCGCTCTCGGGCTCCGGATCGTCGTCTTCCTCTGGCTCGTCTTCCTCGTCGTCCTCGTACGGCCTGGTCTCGGTCCGCAGCGTCATCGCGACGAGATTCTTGCCGGCCTTTTCCCGCTGCTCTTGAAACCACTTCTCGAACGCGTTCCACCACGCCGGCACCTCGCCCGTCGGCGGGTACTCGCCGTAGCTGTCGGCGAACGCGTCCAGGCACTCCGCTCGCGTCACCCACTCGAACTCGTGTTTTCTTGCCATCCTACCGCTCCTTTTTCCGCGCTCGTCTCTCGCGCTTGCGCTCGTTACGGGATTTCGTGACTGCCGGGTGCGCCCGGAACATCAGGGTCTCGGTGTGCGTCGGCTCGACCTGCCTCCTCAGAACGACGTCGACGGCCTCGACCCGATCGACAAGGCGCTTCTTGAGACTCATCCCTCTTCGACGACGCCGACGATGTCGTCTTCGTTCATGACCATGCGCCGTTCGTTGTCCTGCTCGAACTCGAAGCCCGAGTACTTACCGAAGATCACCCTGTCGCCGACCTTGATCTGCGGCTCTCGCCGGCCGCCGTTCGGTAGGGCCTTGCCGGGCCCGGTGAAGAGCACGACGCCGCGCGTGACCGGCTCCTTTGCGTTGTCGGGGATGATGATCCCGCCAGCCGTCTTCGAGTCGGCCTCGTCGCGCTTGACGATCACACGGTCGTTCATGGGTCGGATTTTCATTTTCCTTTTGTCCTTTTGGGGCCGGACTCCCGGCTCGAGTAGTAATCGGCGCTTCGATTGGCAAGCCACTCGATCGTCGAGTGCTCCCTCACGCTATAGAGCGGCGCCTTGCCGAGGACCGCGCGCACCGCATCGACCACGGCGCGGTTACGGCGCTGCGTCTCGCTGATCTGCCCCGCCTTCATCATGCGGGCCACACCTTGCTGTCGTCGATACGCACGGCCCAGTTACAGTTGAAGTTACTGCAGCGGAGGATCTCCTCGCACGTCACCGTGCCGCAGATCCGGATCCAGCGCTCCGTCCCCCACGCCACGAGACGGACCAGGGTGCCCGCCTTGCGCGTGTCCAAAAACCACTTGCGGTGGCTTTTGCGAACGAGCATCTGCGACCGGGCCGCCGACTCGCCACGCTCGACACACCGCGGACAGACCAAAACGAAAAACTCTTCCTGATCCGGCGAGACCAGGATCTCGCCTACGCATTCCTGCCAGACCGTCTTGTCCCTCAGCATGTAGTAGAAGACGAGCTTCGGCGCGTCCGAATCCATGAGCCGAAGGCTGTGCAGGCGCGACGACACGAAGCCGTCCTGAGTCATCTGATCGCCGGCTTGCGCAGCCTGCATCTGCTTGTCTTGGTGCGCGCGGCCGAGCTCCGTCATACGCTGCTCCTCTGCGCGCTGCTTGTCGTAGGAGCTCGGGGTCGTGCCGCCCTTGATGATGATCTCGGGCAGCCCCCCGAGCGTCGACGGCGGGTCCTTCAGGTCGGACATGAATCGGGATATCACTGCTAGCTCGACGTGCTAGCCTTGTCAAGATGCCCGGGCCGCCGCCGCCGAAACTTCCGATCTGTCGTCCGGACGCACTCGACGAGAACGTCGAGAGCGTGCTCCTAAAGACCCTCCATGTAGCGCACGCCGCGCTCCTCGAAGATCTGCTCTGGCTCATCGGCAATGACGCCCTCACCGCCGGCCATACCTTCACTAGCTACCGCGAGATGCTCCACGAGCATCTCTTAGAGGCTCGCCGCCAGAGCGACCAATGCGACGAGGGGCCGAGCTGCCATCTTCGAAAGCTGCTTTCCCGGCTCGACCTCGAACGTCCTCGCCTGGCTCGCTACAAGGTGCGCCTCAAGCCGCGTCGCGGCTAGCGACGAAGCGCGCGCGCGGTCATCGCGAACGCCGTGATCCCGACGCTCCCCCAGATGAGCGGCCCCCAGCCGTACTCCTTGGCCGCCTCCTTGAGGCTCACGCCGAGGAGCGGGAGGCCGACCGCGAGGCCCACGATTCCGACAGCTGGCTTTTGTTCGACGGCTCGATCGAACATTTCTTTTTCCCGGAGCGCGCGCACGGCCTCGTAAGCGAGGACGCCTCCCCCGAACACGGCCGCGAAGGCGAGGAACGCCTCCTGGCGTTCGGTATCGGTTCCGGGGATGACGTCGTCCGTCATGGCTCTTTCCGAGTGTACCAGGGTTTCACGGAGTCGACCGCACCCACCAGGCGTCCACCCGAAAGCCGTTGCCAGTGTTGTCGGTTCCGGGCTGCACGTATTTGATGCTGAGCCACTGTCCTCCGGTCATCTCGACCGGATTCGTCAGAACCTCGGCGGAATTCGTCGCGTGGACCAGGACGGCTGAGAGCGCCGTGTCCGTCGCCATGTCGAGCCGGAGCGTGAACGTGAGATCGTCCGTCGTCATGGCGGTATTCACACGCACTCTCAGGCCGAGCGCCACCCACTTGTCGGTCGAGGCGCCCGGCACCTGAAGGGCGACGTTCAGTTCGGTTGCGTTCAGTCCCTGGCCGGCCGCAGCCGTCGGACAATAGCGTGTGACCGCCGCCGCGGCGGGTCCAGAGAAACCCCATTGCCAGCCGCCCGAGAGATTCGGGTAGGTGAGGACGACGTTCGCCCAGAGGCCCGTGACGCCGAGCCCAGTCCAATCGACGGGGCCGCCAGGAATGGACGGCTTGGCGCCGAGCGTCCACGCGCTCGCCTTGTTGAAGGCGATGGCCGACGTGCCGAAGGCGTTATTGAGTCCCCAGATGAGATTGAAGATCGAGTCCGTCCGGACGAACGCGCCGCCTTCGAGCCCGATGGCGTTATTGCCCGTGCAGTCGACGAACTGCATGTCGTTGTTGGCTTCGGTCGGCGCCTGATAGATGCCGCCATTTTCGATCGAGAGCCGCACGTTGTCCCAGCACGAGCCTTCGAGCTGCTGGATAAGCCCGTGGCTTGCGACGAGCAGGACGCCGGCATTTCCCGTGTCCGTCGTGTAGACGCACATCCGATTGATCTGTTTCTGGTTTTCGATGAAGACCTGCCCCGTCGTGGTTTCGTACTGGCAGACGCTCGTCGTGCACTCGCCGTCGCGAAACATGATGTCGCCGCCCGCGCCACTGCCGACGAGCTTGCATGCATAGAGGATCATCTCGCCCGCTTCGTGACTCGAACCTTGGACGCGGTGCGCGCTCACCTTGTTGTCATACGGATTGACCTGGCAGTCGCGGATCACCATCCTGCCGCCGCCCGTGATCTGAATGTTCAGGGTGCCGAGGTTCGAGTTGAAGGTCTGCTTCTCGTAGGTATCGCCTACGGCCGGGTTGAGATTGGAAACGGTCAGCGTCGTCAGCGGGTCGGCGATGAAGCCCCAACGCGTGACGTTGACGGTCCCGCCGACGCCAGCCGAGACGACCCGTGTCACGTAGGCGATGGCGCCCGTCGCAGCGCCACTGGTCACCTGGAGCCGTTGCCGATCTATGGCGGCCGCCCCCGTAGCGACGACTGTGCCGCGTTGGGCGCCAGCGTTCGTCGCGGCAGCCCCGGCCAGGGTCGGTAAAAGCCCCGCGGCAAACGTGTCGGCAACGCCAGTGAGTGGTGCCCCTTGAACGAGAAGTGTGCCGGTATTCGGAGCAGCGAGTCCCGTATCTCGAAGTTCGATCTGCAAATCGAAGACGTCGCCCGAGTAGTCACCCGGACCGAGCGTCACGGTGACCGCGTGGTCGATGACGGCGCCACGAAGGCGGTTACAGAGTTCGCGAATCGTCTTCAGAGGCGTGAGCGCGGTGGTGCCGTCGTTGCCGTCGTTACCCGCGCCGAAGTCCAAAAACCACGTCGTCTCGTATTGAGCGGCGAGATTTCGCACGTACTGCCGCGTGAAGATCGCTCCGGCGGGTCCTGCCGGTGCGACAGCGTTTGCGACATCGGCCGCTGCTAAGAGGGCGGCACTCGGCGACTTTTCGAGCTGGAAGAGGTCGTTATTGACGCCCACGGAAGCGAGCGCGAAGTCCGGCTGTGAGCTCGCATCGAAGGCGGCGAGCGCTGCGACGTTCGGGAATGCGAGCGCGCCCCCCGTGGGGCCCGTCGGACCGGTCTGACCCGTTGCGCCCGTACTCGTCGCCGATCCGGGCACGCCCGTCGGACCCGTCGTGCCTGTCGGTCCCGTCGGACCCGTAGCTCCCGTGTTCGTGGCGCTCCCGGCGACTCCCGTGGGGCCGGTCGCGCCCGTCGGGCCCGTCGGGCCCGTCGATCCCGTTGGACCTGTCCTGCCCGTATCATCGACGAGCCCGGAGACGATCATGCCCATGAAGAGCTGACCCTTGCTCGCGCCGGCGACCTGCACGTCGCTCACCCGACCCGACGTCGGTCGCGCGTGGCTCTCCGCGACGGAGAGTGCCTCGGCCTCGCTTGCCGCGTAGCAGCGGACCGACGGCGGCGTCGCAAACCCGCCGCTCACGTCGGCCGAGAGTCCTGCCTCGATCGTCACCGTGAACGCCACTCCATCGCCCGCGCCAGCGAGCGTGATCCCGATGACGACGTAGTTTGCCGGAAGGGCGGTCAGAGCGGCGTTTACGCGGGCTTCGAGGTCGGTAGGCTCCGAGCTCTCGACCGAGCGACTTATGAGCGACGTCGCGCCCGTGACGACGACGCTGCCGTAGCGGGACATCTCCTAGATATGCCCCCAGAGCACCACGCGCGGCGCGGAGTTCTGAGCTTCCGTGCCGCTCTGAGAGACCTGAACCGCGACGCGAGCATTCGAAGCGATGGCGATCGATCCGACGCTGAAGTCCACGGTGTTACCCGGCGTGATCGAAACGGTCAGGCCGCTCGCGACGCCGTTCACGATGATCTCGAACGTGATCGTGTCGACCGCATACGCGGTACCGAGACTCGCCGTGAGCCGGATGCCGGTAAACGTACCGCCAGCACCATTGATGGTCTCTCCCTGAGCGATAGTGGCTGTCACGGCCGCTGCACTCGCCGCAGCGTTCAGGTAGCGCGTTGCCCCGGACGTGTTTCCTCCGGACGCCGTCCACGTCCACAAAGGTATCGACGGAGCGCTCGTACCGGTCGGTCCGGTATTTCCGGTCGCACCCGCTCCGCCCGTCGGGCCCGTCTGTCCCGTCGGGCCCGTCGGCCCGGTCAACGCGGTGCCCGTCGGGCCTGTCGCGCCAGTTGGCCCCGTCACGGTGCTTGCTGCGCCCGTCGGGCCCGTCTGTCCCGTCGGGCCTGTCGCGCCAGTTGGCCCCGTCGGCCCCGTATTGGTACTCGCAACGACACCTTGCACGATCATGCCCATAAAGAGCTGACCCTTGCTGCCGCCGGCAACCTGTACATCGGCCACAGTGCCCGACAAGGGACGGACCGCCGCTTCTCGCCTCGCAAGCTCTTCGGCCGTGGCGGCGGCGTAGCAGCGGACCGAAGGCAGACTGATCCCGCCTTCGACATCCGCAATCGCTCCCGCCTCGATCGTGACCGTGAACGCAAAGCCGTCCCCAGCTCCGGCCAGGGCGATGACCAGAACGACATAGCCCGCCGGAATCGCCGCGAGCTCTGCATTCACCAGAGCCTCGAGCGAGCTCTCTTCGGAACTCTCGACGACACGCGAAATGAGCGACGACGGGCCCGCAACCAGAACGCTGCCGTACCGTGACATTTACGAGCCGATTGTACCGGAAATACTCCCCGGCGGGAAACCCCAGTAGTCCCCCACGGGGCAATACTCGATTCCCTCGCCTGCCGGCGGCATTCTCTTCATTGTACCTGGATCGATGCCCAGCGAAGGGGCCGGCATCATGGATTTTTTACGCGCCAGATGTTGACGCTCAGGTTGTTCGGACCGGCTGGGGTCGCAACGCCCCCGGTGTTGATGATGCGTAGCGTGATCTCGTTTGGTGCGACGCTCGTCGGACCTGCCCCGACTACTTCTGGATCACCGGCGACACTCCACGTGAAGGTGTCGCTGTTGGCCCAAAGGAGATCGGTCAACGCGAGATCCGGAAATTCAGCGTCGACGTTCACTGTGACTCCGGTCCCGACGGAGCCTGACGCGATTGCGCCAACAGGGACGCTGAGAAGTGCGAAGTCACCTCCCGTGCTCCCGGTCGCGCCCGTCGGTCCCGTCGCGCCCGTCGCGCCCGCCGCTCCAGTCGGCCCCGTCGGGCCGGTAGCTCCGGTCGGCCCAGTCGGCCCCGTCCCGCCCGTCGGCCCCGTCGCGCCGGTCTGTCCCGTTGATCCAGTGGCTCCGGTCGGGCCAGTCGATCCAGTCGGCCCGGTCGATCCCGTCGGGCCTGTCCCACCCGTTGCGCCCGCCCCGCCCGTCGGCCCCGTCGCGCCGGTAGCCCCGGTAGGCCCCGTGATGGTCGATGCCGCTCCAGTCGGACCGGTCGCGCCCGTCCCGCCCGTCGGCCCCGTCGCACCTGTCATAGCGGCCTCTCCCGACATGCCCGTCGGCCCCGTCGCTCCCGTAGGTCCCGTCGCGCCCGTAGCGCCAGTCGGCCCCGTAGCGCCCGGCGCGACCACGCCGAGGACGAGCATCCCCATGAACCGCTGTCCCTTACTCGAGCCCGATACCTGCGTGTCGGCGAGAACACCCGACGTCGGTATCGCTTGCTCGAGCGCCCGCCTGAGCTCTTCGTCCGACGAAGCAAGATAGCAGCGGACCGAGGGCGCCGTGATGCCGCCTTCGGTGTCGAGCAGTGCTCCCGCTTCGATCGTCACCGTGAACGCGTGGCCGTCGCCCGCGCCGGCAAGCGAGATACCGACGACGATGTAACCAGGCTGGATCGCCGAGAGGGCTTCGTTCGTGAGAAGCTCGAGAATCTCTGCGCTCGCCGCCTCGACCACGAACGACACGACCGACGCCGGGCTCGTGATCGAGACGCTACCGTACCGAGACATTGTCCGACAAAGAGTCTACCGGAAAACTACCCCGCAGGGGAAAGCCACATTCCCTTTTTTGGAGACCCTATGTTTTCACGAGCTCGACCCATCCCTGCGAAATCGTGAGCGTGTTCGAGGCGACGGCCGTCGTCATTTTCATGTCGATACTGATGACGTTCGTGGTGGTCGTGTCGGCGGCGGAGGTCGCGATGTTCGTGAGCGTGGGGTTCCAGTTAATTGCGTTCGAGATGCCGTGATTGTTGGCTCCGAAGATCGCGCTCATGATCGTCCCGCCGCTGCCGGTCGTGATGCACGTGATGACGCCCTCGAGCCAGCCGGCGCTCGTCGTCGATGAATTCACCGACGTGATAATGACCTGCGCGACGCTTGCCCCGCCGAAGTTTAGGTTACACGTGAGCGTCGGCGGCCCCGTCGTCTTCACGAACCTGTAATGCACGCGCACCCGATAGACCGTACCCACGGCAAGTGTATTTGCCGGAATGGTGTACGTCGCACCGACCAGCACGGTGGTCGCATTCGTGGCCGCCTGATTCGACGTCGTCGACGCGACGCCCACTGCGCCAGTAGGCCCCGTTACGCCCGTCGGGCCGGTGACCGTCGAGGCCGCGCCCGTGGCACCCGTCGGCCCGGTTGCACCAGCATTTCCCGTCGGTCCAGTGACCGTCGAGCTCGCGCCGGTCGCGCCCGTCGATCCCGTAGGGCCCGTCGGGCCGGTTACCGTAGAGTCCGCGCCCGTGGGACCCGTGGCGCCCGCCCCGCCCGTCGCGCCCGTTGGGCCCGCGACAGTGGAGTCCGCGCCCGTAGGCCCCGTCGATCCGGTGGGCCCCGTCGGTCCCGTCACCGTCGATGCGGCACCGGTCGCGCCCGTCGATCCGGTGGCGCCCGTCGGCCCAGTGACTGTTGAATCGGCTCCCGCCGCACCGGTCGCGCCCGTCGGCCCGGTGACGGTGGAAGCCGCGCCGGTCGCGCCCGTCGATCCAGTGGGTCCTGTCG